AGGTATTCAAGGCGCATTAGGCGTTGGTGCCGATGGTGCTCAAGGTTTACAAGGATTCCTTGGTACACAAGGATTGACGGGAGCTGGAACACAAGGTACTCAAGGCATACAAGGTGGCTTAGGTTCTCAAGGTTTACAGGGATTACTTGGTACTCAAGGTTTAACTGGGCAATCTATTCAGGGTGTACAGGGTGGACAAGCATTTGTAACTTTTGCTGCAGTCCCTCCAATATCACCTGCAATAGGTGACCGATGGATTGACTCTAATTCTGGTTCTGAATTTACTTGGACTTACGATGGCAATACTTATCAATGGATTGAACTATCTGCTTCGGGTTTCTCTGGTGTTCAAGGACCAGCAGGTGCTCAAGGTATTGGTACACAAGGTGTACAGGGTATGTCAGGTCAAGCTGCCGCTCAAGGTTTTCAAGGACTTCAAGGATTCCTTGGTACGCAGGGTGCTCAAGGTTTAGTTGGTAACGTAGGTGCACAAGGTGCAACGGGTACACAAGGTCTTGATGGACTACAGGGCGCACTCGGTTTACAAGGTACACAAGGTTTACAAGGCCCTTCAATTCCAGTTGCGTTTTCTGCAACTCCACCAAGTAGCCCAAGTCTTAACGACCGTTGGGTAGATGCTAATAGTGGTTCTGAATATACCTGGATTTATGATGGCAACAACTACGCTTGGGTAGAACTTTCTGCTTCAGGTTATTCAGGGGCAGCTGGTTTGCAAGGACCTGCAGGCTCTCCTGGTATTCAAGGCTTAGCTGGTGCTGCTTCTGCACAAGGTTTTATTGGTTCACAAGGTTTGCAAGGTTTCTTAGGTACGCAAGGTTTGCAAGGTACTGGTGGATATGTTGGAGCTGATGGAGCTCAAGGTGTTCAAGGTATTCAAGGCGTTGGCGTACAAGGTTTACAAGGTAACCAAGGTACACAGGGACCTTCTATCCCAGTTACTTTTGGAACAACTCCGCCACTATCCCCAAGTGTTAACGACCGTTGGGTTGACAGTAATTCAGGTTCTGAATTTACATACATTTTTGATGGAAATACTTATGCATGGGTAGAGCTTTCCGCATCTGGTTTTAGTGGTTCTTCTGGTGCGCAAGGTATTGCTGGTGCTGGAACGCAAGGTATTCAAGGTATTGCAGGTTCTGCCGCTGCACAAGGATTCCAAGGTGTTCAAGGATTTATTGGAACTCAAGGTACACAAGGTTTAGTTGGTGACGTTGGCGCACAGGGAGCTGTTGGTACACAAGGTGTACAAGGTTTAATTGGTGTTGGAACGCAGGGAACGCAAGGTCTTCAAGGTCCAAGTATTCCAGTTACATTCTCTGCAACTCCTCCACTTAGTCCTAATAGCAATGACATCTGGGTTGATAGTAATTCTGGTTCTGAGTACACATACATCTCTGACGGGAACACATCTCAATGGGTTGAGTTATCTGCTTCTGGTTTTAGTGGTGTGCAGGGCGCTGCTGGTTCTCAAGGTATTGGAACACAGGGTGTTCAAGGTATTGCTGGCGCTGCTGCTGCACAAGGATTCCAAGGTGTTCAAGGATTTATTGGAACTCAAGGTACACAAGGATTAACTGGTAATGATGGTGTAACTGGTTCACAGGGCTTAACTGGTTTACAAGGTTTACTTGGATTCCAAGGTTTACAGGGTGGGCAAGGTTTACAGGGCCCATCTATTCCAGTCACATTTGATTCTGTACCACCAGCATCCCCAAGTCTTAACGACCGTTGGGTAGATAGCAATTCTGGTATTGAGTACACATGGATAACAGATGGCAATACCTATCAATGGGTAGAGCTTGCTGCCTCAGGTTTTAGTGGTACTCAAGGTATTCAAGGAACAACTGGCGCTGGTGTACAAGGTGCTGCTGGTATTGGTACACAAGGTGTACAAGGTTTAGTTGGTGCACAGGGATTAACTGGAACTGGAACTCAAGGGTTACAAGGACCAGCAGGTAGTGGCGGAAGTGGTGGAGGATTCTATTCAGACGTTGTTCCTCCAGTATCTCCAGTATTGGGCGACCGTTGGTGGGATACAGCTAACGGTATTGAATACACATACATTGCTGATACTGATGGCAATCAATGGGTTCAACTTATTGTTGGTGGTACACAGGGAGTTCAAGGAACTCTTGGAGCACAAGGTACAGCTGGAACTATTGGCGTTGATGGCGTACAAGGATTAACTGGTGCACAAGGTTCTGTTGGTTTACAGGGCACAGTTGGTGCTCAAGGCCTACAAGGAACCTCTGTTCAAGGTATTCAGGGAGCTAACTCTGGAATTACATTTGATGTTATTCCTCCTTCCAACCCAAACATTGGTGACCGCTGGGTCGATGCTAATAGCGGTAGCGAATACATTTGGATTAATGACGGTAACAACTCAACATGGGTTGAAGTTAGCGCATCTGGTTTTAGTGGTGTGCAAGGTATTGCTGGCCCACTTGGTTCTCAAGGTGTGCAAGGTATTGCTGGACAAGCAGCTGCACAAGGGTTTGCTGGTTTACAAGGACTTCAAGGATTCCTTGGTACACAAGGTTTAGTTGGTGCGCAGGGACTTGACGGTGTTCAAGGTCTGCAAGGTGTACAAGGCGCATCTATTCAAGGAACAACTGGTGCTGGTGCACAGGGTACTCAAGGTTTACAAGGCCCTAATGCCGCTTTAACTTTTGATTCTATTCCACCAGTAAGTCCATTACTTGGTGATAGATGGGTTGATTCAACCTCTGGTGTTGAGTACACATACATCTACGATGGAAACAATTACGCTTGGGTAGAAGTATCTGCCTCAGGATTCTCTGGTGTTGCTGGAGCTCAAGGTATTCAGGGAGCAGCGGGAGCTGGTACACAAGGAGCATCGGGCTCTAACGGAACTCAAGGAACAACGGGTCTACAAGGATTTATTGGAACACAAGGTTTACAGGGTACAGATGGAGTTGGAACTCAAGGAACGCAAGGTATCCAAGGTGTCGGTGTACAAGGTGCAACAGGTGCTGGTACTCAGGGAACGCAAGGTATCCAAGGCCCTAACGCAGCTATAACTTTTGATGCAACACCTCCAGCTTCTCCATTGCTTGGAGATAGGTGGGTAGATGCAAACTCTGGTTCTGAATATACCTGGATTTATGACGGAAACAATTTTGCATGGGTAGAAGTAAGCGCATCAGGTTTTGCTGGTTCTCTTGGTTTACAAGGACCTGCGGGTTCTCCTGGTGCACAGGGCTTAGCTGGTTCTGCAGCAGCACAAGGTTTTGCGGGCTTACAGGGTTTACAAGGTTTCCTTGGAACTCAGGGTCTACAGGGTCTACAGGGTTATGGTTTTGATGGGGCGCAAGGAACTCAAGGTGTTCAAGGCGCTGCGATTCAAGGTACCCAAGGTATTTCAATCCAAGGCGCTCAAGGTTTACAAGGACCTTCAGTACCAGTTACATTTGCAGCAACTCCTCCCGCATCACCTAGCATTAACGACCGCTGGGTAGACAGCAACTCTGGTTCTGAATACACATGGGTGTACGACGGAAATACTTATCAGTGGATTGAATTATCTGCTTCTGGTTACGCAGGTCTTGCGGGAGCGCAAGGTACTCAAGGTACTGTGGGTGCGGGTGCTCAAGGAACAACTGGTAACAATGGTGCTCAAGGTACTAGTGGTATTCAAGGTTTCCTTGGTACGCAAGGTTTAGTTGGCGCACAGGGTCTTGATGGAATTCAAGGCGTACAAGGTTTACTTGGTACACAAGGTTCAATTGGTTTCCAAGGTCTACAAGGTAACCAAGGTTTGCAAGGACCAAATGCTGCTATTACATTTGATGTTAATCCTCCAGTGTCACCTCTTCTTGGAGACCGTTGGGTTGATGCAAACAGCGGTAGTGAATATACCTGGATATACGATGGCAACAACTATGCGTGGGTAGAAGTCAGCGCTTCTGGTTATGCGGGCTATGGAATTCAAGGCGCAGCTGGCTCCCCTGGTTCACAAGGTCTTGCTGGTTCTGCTGCGGCTCAAGGTTTTGCTGGAGCACAAGGCTTACAAGGATTACTTGGTACTCAGGGGCTACAAGGTTTAACTGGCGTTGGCGCCCAAGGAACGCAAGGTATTCAAGGCGAATCTATTCAAGGTTCTTCTGGTATTGGAATCCAAGGCGCTCAAGGTATTCAAGGACCTAATGCAGCAATAGCATTTAATTCAACTCCACCAGTTAGTCCATTGCTTGGTGACCGTTGGGTCGATAGCAATAGCGGTATTGAATATACATACATCTATGACGGAAATAATAATGCGTGGGTAGAAGTCTCTGCTTCAGGCTTCTCTGGTGTACAAGGCCTTCAAGGAACTACTGGTAATCCTGGAGTTCAAGGTTCAACGGGTACTCAAGGTACAACAGGTATCCAAGGTTCATTTGGTTTACAAGGAACTCAAGGTATCGTTGGAGCACAGGGAACATACGTTGTCTCTGATGTAAAACCAAGTGCACCAAGCACAGGTAATGGATGGCTCAACACAAACGATGGCCGCCTATACATCTACAACGGCAGCGATTGGTTTGAACCATATGACAACCTTGCTGGTATCCAGGGACCACAAGGTCTACAGGGTGGCGGCTTTAATCAAGCTCAAGGCTTGCAAGGTACTCAAGGACTTACTGGTGCTAGTGTTCAAGGGTCAGTTGGTTCACAAGGAACTACAGGACTTGTATTAAACGCCGCTGCAACTAACACTGCTGTAGTAGGTTTATTAGAGGCTGGTAACTATGTGGCAGCTGCTACCTCTGGAACTCTTGCAATCAACATTACAACTTCAACTGTGTGGTACTACACTGTTGCGTCCACTTCTTCATTTGTTTTAAACTTTACATCAACTGCTTCAATTAACTCACTACTTGCTATTGGACAATCTGTATCAGTTGCTGTTCTTAATACTACTGGGGCCGCAACAACATCTTACCCAACAGCGTTCCAAGTTGATAGTGTTTCAGTAACTCCAAAATGGCAAAATGGCTCAGCACCATCGGCTGGAAGTGTTAGCTCTATAGATGCATACACGTTTACTATTCTTAAAACCGCTAACGCTACGTATACCGTTTTAGCCTCACAGACAAAGTTTGCATAATGGCGCCATTATTAGCAAGCTTGGGAACAGACTCCACACGAGCAATAGGTCTTTCTTTTAATCCACCTATTGTTCGTAATGGGTTAGTTCTTGCATTGGACGCTGGAGACCCCGCTTCATACTCAGGAACTGGAACTACTTGGAACGATGTCAGTGGTAATGGAAATACTTTTACACTTAACAACGCTGGTGCGTATAACTCTGCTGGACCTAAGTACATGGATTTTAACGGAAGCTTTGGAGCTTCTTATTTAAGCACTCAAGGAAACATATCTTTGTCTAACCCTCCAACATACATGACATGGACTCGCGTACTAAACAGCACTGGTAACTGGAGAACATTAACTCGTTCTATTGGTGGTGGCGCTAACCACCATGTAATTATTTTGGCTAGTGGTAATACTTTGGGTTCTTATAACAACACTGGTTTAAATAGCCCACTCGGGTTTAACGACAGCGGATATCAAATTACCTCTATCCCAGGGTATGGCACCTCAAAATGGGTGTGCATGTATTGGCGTTGGTCAAACTCAAACCCCTATTATCAAATGAGCTACAACGATACCCCTGGAACTATACAAGCTAGCATAAGTACTACGGGAGCCGTTTATAGCGGAACGTCTTTTGGAAGCCTTGGTTGCTACGATGCTAATGGCTCACCCTCACAGTTTTGGGGAGACATATCATCTTTTTATGTATGGAACCGAACCCTAAGTGATGCAGAGTTACTTCAAAGTTTTCAAGCTACTCGTTCAAGGTACGGATTATAAAAATGCTATTATTTAACACTAAAAGAATAGGAGAGGTTAATGCCATTATCGTTTCCCGTTAACCCCGCTCTTAATCAAACCTATTCCTATTCAGGCCGTACTTGGATTTGGAACGGCTCTGTTTGGCAATCAGTTGGAACTACTGTTGCTGTTGGTGCTACAGGTGCTCAAGGCACTGCTGGCTCAAATGGTTCTCAAGGTATTCAGGGTCCTAACGCAGCTATAACTTTTTCTGATACTCCTCCGATGTCTCCGTTACTTGGAGACCGTTGGACTGACTCAACTACTGGTAGTGGTTATACATACATCTATGATGGCAATAACTACTCATGGGTTGAGTTGTCTGCATCTGGTTTTGCTGGGCTACAGGGACCACAAGGTATTCAAGGCGTAAGCGCTGTTGGTACTCAAGGCCTAACTGGTACACAGGGGCTCACTGGCTTCCAAGGAGTTCAGGGCACTGTTGGTGACACTGGAGTTATTGGTCCAGTTGGTACACAAGGATTGCAAGGATTGCAAGGTGGCGGTTTCAACCAAGCGCAAGGTACTCAAGGCCTACAAGGTTTAGTTGGTCAAGGTATTCAAGGCATTGATGGGCTTCAGGGCCCATACGGACCAACTGGTTTGCAAGGTAATACTGGGCCGCAGGGTGTTCAAGGCTTACAAGGAACTTACCCAACAACTGTTGGCGTAACGTTTTCTAATACAACCTTTACTGGAACTACCACCGTTGCTCAATTGCTTGAGTCTGCAACCGTTAACCAATCCCCACTTAATGGCTATACAAATTACTACGTACAGCAAAGTGGAAGCGTTACTTTATACGCCGCTTCCGCCACTGGTAACTGGACGTTTAACATTACTGCTAACGGCGCTGTTCTTTTGGATTCAATGATGGCTGTAGGTCAGTCGTTAACAGTTACTATGCTTACTACACAAGGCGCCTCAGCTTTTTATCAGTCAGCGTTTCAAATTGATGGTGTGGCAGTTACTCCTAAATGGATTAGCGGTTCAGCCCCTGCATCAGGAAACACTAATAGCCTTGACGTTTATGCTTACACAATTGTTAAAACTGCTACAGCAACATGGACTGTCTTAGCTGGAAGAACCAGGTATGCATAATGCCTTTGTTAGGTTCTAGAGGGGTTGCCTCCGCTGGCTCATACAAAAAACTTTATACTCCTGTTGGAAGTATTGACGACCCTGGAGACTCAGCTCAACAATTAAAAATTGACAACGGGTTTAACAGCAACGGTGTCTATTACATATCTGTTAATGGAGTGTCAACGCCAACCTATTGCATTATGGATAGCGCTATAGATGGTGGGGGTTGGATGATGATGATGAAAGGGACTCGCGGAACAACGTTTAATTACACATCTTCATATTGGACAACTAACAACACTCTTTCAACAACCGAAACTAACCGAGCCGATGGTGACGCAAAGTTCAACCATTTCAACTATTTTTCTGGTAAAGACATGTTGGCGCTGTGGCCTGATATTGGACAGGGTGGTTCTTTAAGCGTTTCTGGTTATCCTTGGATATGGCTTCAAAATAATTACGCCGACGGTTCTCGAGTAACACCACTGTCTTTCTTTCAAATAGATAATTATCCAATTGGTTTTGGTGGCTCTGGAAAATTTATTAAAGATGCTAAGACTTATAGCGGTTGGGCTTCTGGGGTATTTTCTAGCCAAGTAGACATTCGTTTTTATGGATTTAATTACAAGGGATACTCTGGAAATACGGCTAATGGTGCTCGTTGGGGGTTTGGTTGGAACGAAAATGGTGATGGCCTGTTCCCATCAGTAAGTAATCCAGCCCCAGGTTCCAACGACGTATCGGGTGGTATTGGTATGGGAAGCGGTTATGGAAGCTACTCAGCGGGCGACATCATTGGATGCTGTCAGGACACAACGGGTATAAATCGCTCAGCCCGCTTTGAAATGTACGTACGATGAAGCTTTTGACTATATACCACACGGGAGGCCAAAAGCCTCGTATACTTTTAACCAAGACATCTCAGAGAGAGAATAACTATGCCAATTGATTTTCCTGGCTCGCCCACTAATGGGCAGGTCTATACATATGGCTCACGTACTTGGACTTGGACAGGATATGCGTGGCAGGCAACAACTACCACAACTGGTCCTCAAGGTATTCAAGGACTCCAGGGTCTACAAGGACCTTCTGGTTTTAATACAGACATCGTCATAATTGACGACCTAGGACGCCAATTTGATGGCGTAACTTATAGATTCCTTCCTACCTACCAAGGTGTGAAGGTGAACATTACCAATTCACAAAGACTCATGGTCGCGCTAAATGGTATAGTTCAAAGAGTAAGCAATGCCTACCCAATCTTTTCTATACCAGAAAACGACGTGGCTAGGTATAATTGGTTACGAGTAGATGCAGACGGTTACATTGTGTTCTCACAAGCACCCGCAGGCGGAACTACTTTTGATGGTCGTGTCATGGGTGGACCAGACACAACAGCACTAACAACAACTTATCCGTTTGCAGCAGCGGACTTATTAATAGGAGCGTTTTAATCCATGGCAAGAAAGATTCTATTAGATGGTGGTTATGCGTTTAACCCATCAACAAAGCAGGTAGTTTTACGACGCATCGTTCCTAAGGAACGTCTTGTACTCATCACCAACGTAACGCAGAACAAGGTTATCTATAACTTCTCAGATACCTCACTTCTAGCATCAGCTTACGTAACATATGGTGACAATCAACTTACATCAGCAATCACATCTATTTCAGGAACAGGTTCAGTAGTAACTGTTACAACAGCAGCTGCACATAACCTTACTCCAGGAATGTTGGTAACACTTACAGGTGTTACCCCAGCAGCATTTAACATTAACGGTGCGATTATCACCGCTGCTTCAACAACAACATTTACTCTTACCTCAACTGTAAACGGTACTTATGTATCAGGTGGTCTTGTATCAGCTGGTGAATCAACCGTTATTACACTTAACTACAACCCAGCAACTGCGGGTATGCTCACAACTGACTCACTTCAAGTAACTGTTGATGAGTTTTCAGAGCGCATTAAGCCTGATGAGACATACGCAGACCCAGTAAACAAGTTGCGCGTTTCTCAGCCACAGTCAATGATGGATACAGACTTTGAATACGGCAAGCAAGATACTAAGTGGGAAACACAAATCCTTACAAACGGACGCCCATTTGCATCCCAGCTTCTATTCAACGCCCTAACAGTTTCTGGTATGACTACAGGCGCTGCAGGTACTCGTACAATCACAACTACTATGACTAACACAACAGTAGCAACTCTTGCTACTGGTGTTCAAGGTAACGGTACAACCGCTCTTTACAAGACAGCAGCAGCTCACGGTTTGACAGTTGGACAGTATGTAACAGTCACTGGTGTAACACCAGCTTCTTACAACACAAACTCAGGTGTACCACTACAGGTCCTTGAAGTTCCTTCAACTACATCATTTCGTATTCTTGCTAACGGAACTTCAACAGCTCAATCAACAGTCGCTGGTACAGTAGCAACTAACGTTGCTCCACCAGTTGGTGCACCAATTGCTGTTACAGATACATACTTCCCAGGAGTTACTGGTAACTATGTAGTTGAAACACGCCCTGGTGAAACATCATTCACATTTACTTCAAAGGTTCCAACATCAACAGCATGGGCTTCAATTTCTATTCTTGACCCAGCTAAGACACTTGTTGTTACTGGTGATTACTACCGCGATGCAATTGTTGGTAACGATACAGCAACAGTTCTTGCTTACACAGGACAGGATGTACAGGTAACAACTGGTACAAACCACGGTCTTCAGGTTGGTAACGAAATTGCTGTTGTAGGCTCAACATCAGGTGGTACTGCTCCAAACGGTAACTTTATTGTTAGCCGTATCCAGTCACCTACAGTATTTAACTACTACGATAACCGTGGTGGAACAATCTCAGGTACTTTGCTTGGACCTCAGACTTCAACAACTGGTACAGGTACCGTTGGTACTAACTACTTAGTTCTTGCTAGCGCAACTGGTTTGACTGTTGGCGGTACTATTATTTCAGCTGGTTTTATTGCTCCAGATACTTACATCAAGGGCTTTACTGGAACAACAGTTGAACTATCACAGAACCTGCTTGCAACTATGTCTGCAACAGCATGTACTGTTGCCGTATCTGTTTATGCTCGTTCACAGGCTCAGTCAGTTCACCGCGCATTTGACGGTGGAGTTATGTTCTCCTCAAACGCAGCATCTAACAACATCTCACTTGTTCGCCAGACACGCCGTTACTTCCGTTACCAGTCAGGTAAGGGACTTCAGTTGTCTACAGGAACAATCTTGCAGCCAACGTACACAATTGACTCAATGGCTTACAGCTCACCATTTGTTACTGTTGTAACAAAAGAACGCCATGGTCTACAGCCAGGTTTTGCTGTTCGTATCTTTGGTGCTAACGAAGTTGGATACAACGGAGATTTTGCCGCTGTAACTGTTGTTGACCAGAACACATTTAAGTACATCCCAACTACTGCTCCAACAATTGCTACAGCATCTGGACAGTACTACTTGTCAATCTTGGCATGGGATGGCGCACAGAACCGCCTTGGTATGTTCGACCAGCAGAACGGTCTCTTCTTTGAGCACGATGGTCAGAACCTATGGGCAGTACGCCGTTCTTCAATCTTCCAGATTGCAGGCCGCGTATCTGTAACATCAGGTTCAGCAACTGTAACTGGTGCAACTAACTTCGCAACAACATTCAACAAGCAGTTAAACCCAGGAGACTGGATTGTTATTCGTGGTCAGTCATACCGTATTGACACAATTGCATCTGATACATCTATGACTCTTGTACAGGCTTACCGTGGACCATCAGCGTCTAACGTAACTGTTTCAAAGACCACAGACCTTCGTATCCCACGCTCACTCTGGAACATCGACAAGATGGACGGAACTGGCCCATCAGGCTACACACTTGACCTATCAAAGATGCAGATGTTCTACATCGACTACACATGGTACGGCGCAGGTGGTATTCGTTGGGGATTCCGCGGTCCTAAGGGCGAAATCATCTACGCACACAAGCTTGCTAACAACAACCAGAACCCAATGGCTTACATGCGCTCAGGTAACTTGCCTGCTCGTTACGAAGCATCTACCTACGCACCAACTACTAAGCTAACAACAGGTGGTACAGGTACAAACGGTGGTGTTGCTACTGGTGATACAACTATCTACGTAGAAGACACTTCTGCATTTGCTACACCTAAGGCTATTGTTACAACAGCAACTGGTACTTCAGGCGTTGCAACAATTACCGTAGGTAACGCTGCAGGCCTTACAAATGGTCTTTACGCTAGCGCATCTAACATCACTGCTGGTACACAGATTGTTTCAATCTCAGGTACAACCGTAACCCTTTCAGCTAACAACGCTGGTACTGTCTCAGGTGCTATCACCTTCTTCAGCATCCAAGGTATGGCTGTAATCAAGGACGGTACAAAGCAGGAACTTATCAACTACTCAGGTAAGACATCTAACACACTTACAGGTGTTACACGTGCTCAGGCTGGTTCAACTTCAGTAACAACCACATGGGCTGTTGGTTCTAACACAGCCGTTGTTGGTTCTGCTTCAGGTCTCCAGGTTGGTCAGCGCGTAATCCACCCAACTCTTCCAGAAGGTACCTTCATTGCGTACATCCAAGGAACAACAGTTGTGTTCTCTAACTCACCAATGACAGCTAACCCAACAGTGGTTTGCGTAGCTGGTGGAGCAACATCTGCACAGGCCTTCACATACAGCGCAACAGCGCCAGTTGAAGTCTTCCAGGCAATGCCTACAGATGCTCCAACAATTGCTCACTGGGGCTCATCAGTAATGATGGACGGCCGCTTTGATGATGATAAGTCACTTCTCTTCACATACGGTCAGACACTTGGTACAACTCTTGCTCCTGCAGCTGAATTTACTCAAACTGCTACAGCATCAGCTACTAACATTCTTACTCTATCTGCATCCAACACAAACATTGTTGTTGGTATGTATGTAGCAGACTTCTCTGGTACAGCTATCCCACGTAACTCTTATGTAACAGCTGTTAACAGCCCAACTTCTGTCACAATCAATAACACGGTTACTATCTCCGCTGCAGTATTGACTTTCTGGGGTGCATCAACTAAGGCCCTTATGTCAATCCGCGTAGCACCAGCTGTTGATTCAGGAACAACTGGTAACTTTGGTACTAAGGAAGTTATTAACCGCATGCAGTTGATGTTAAGAGCTCTTGACCTTACCCTTACAGGTACAACAACAGGTAACGTGCTTGTGCTCGCATACCTCAATGGTCGTGTGTATAACCCAACCGCAATTGCTAACGCAACATGGAAGTCTGCAGTTGGTAACGCAACTCTAGTTCCTAACTCTTCACTATCTCAGATTGTTGACTACGCTGGTGGTAACTACATCATCCAGGGTGGAGAAGCAACTGGTGGATTCTTTACTAACTCAACTGGTCAAGTAGACTTGTCTAACGTACGCGACCTTGGTAACTCAATCCTTGGTGGCGGTCAGTCTGCTGGTAACGTCATGGTTTACCCAGACGGTCCAGACGTACTAACAATCGTTGTATCTAACGTTGGTACAACCGCTCAGACAGTTCAGGCTCGTCTATCATGGTCTGAAGCTGCAGCATAATATAAAGTCTCGTCGAGTATACCCCCGTCAGTTCGCTGGCGGGGGTATACTTTTGCCACAATGAATCTGGTACAACGCTCCGTAGCTCAAGGCGGAAGACTAGCCCCGCTTGTAATAGCTAAAGGTTTAACAAGTGGCACAGGGCTTATGAACCCATCTATTTACATAGATGATGATGGGGATATCCTTGTTAACTTGCGCCACGTTAACTACACGCTCTACCACTCTGAGGGTACTCAACAGTTCCCATCACACTGGGGCCCGCTGTCTTACCTACACCCAGAGAAAGATATGCGCCTAGTTACTGAGAATTACTTGATGCGCCTTGATAAAGACCTTAAAGTTACTGACCATACAAAGGTGGAGATGAAAACTCTTCACGACCCTATTTGGGAGTTTGTAGGTCTAGAGGATGCCCGCTTAGTCCAATGGGAAGGCAAGTACTACTTGATTGGCGTACGCCGCGATACGACTACCAACGGCCAAGGGCGCATGGAATACACTGAGATTGAAATTGATAAGGATGTCTGGACTGCTAAAGAGGTGCACAGAAAACGCATCCCAGCTCCAGGAAGCAACACATCATATTGTGAGAAAAACTGGTATCCAGTTGTAGATAAGCCCTATCACTTTATTAAATGGACTATGCCCACAGAGCTTGTCTACTCAGCGCCAAACACGGAAGGTACCGAACAGGTGTTCGTACGGGAAACTTTCCCCGCTCCTAACGACCAACGTGGCGGCTCTCAAATGATTAGTTGGGGGGATTACTACATCTCCGTAGCTCACGAAGTACAGCTTTTTAAAAACTATCTTCAGCAAAAAGATGGTTTCTACCACCACCGATTGTTGGTCTGGGATAAAGAATTTAATCTGCTCGGCATCTCCCCAGAAAAATGGACCTTCTTGGATGCCCGTATTGAGTTCTGCGTAGGAGCAGCTCAACTTGGCTCCGACTTACTATTAAGCTTTGGGTTCCAAGATAACGCGGCGTTTGTCTTACAGGTTCCAGGTCCCGTTGTAAATGAAATGATTGGGGAGGCGCTAACTAATGAAATCAATTGAAGAGCTAATTGAAGACGCTTCCCATGACATGTTTAATCCTGTGTTGAACTTTGAGATAGCAGAGAAGTACAACGAGCTTAACCAGACCGCCTCAGCTGTCTCTTTCTACTTAAGGGCTGCAGAGTATGGGGCAAAGACACACCCACTGATTGTGTACACCTCTTTGCTTAAGATGTCTATCTGCTTTGATGACCAGCGGGATAGAAACAAGACCGTCCTTAACAACATCCTCCAGGCCATAGCCCACGTACCAACCAGACCAGAGGCGTATTTCTTTTTAGCCCGTTACTACGAGCAGTTGGGCGCTTGGCAGGAGTGCTACACAATGGCATCCGTTGGCGAGGAGTGGGCATTTGATGAAGCCGCTATGACACCGCTGCCAGGGGATGTGGAGTATTACGGAGCCTACGTCCTTAAGTTTGAAAAAGCTGTATCGTCATGGTGGATAGGGCGCCGTGATGAATCTCAGGAACTCTTTAAAGAGCTTGATTTAATGGAGTTAGAGCCTAAATATCGCGCCTCTGTTGAATCCAATTTGAGCAATATCCTATAGTAGGATATGTCATAATAACTAATACCGTGTTTCTTTGAAGGGAAATATAATGGCTGATTTGAAGACTAACTGTGCTCAGTGCGCTAACGACATTGTAGTAGCAGAAATTCTTGTTAACGAAGAAGAAGAGCAGAGTTTCCTCTGCCACGCTTGCCAAAAAGCTAACTCCTAAGGAATCGCATGAAAGCCTATACGCCTGGCGGTAGGTTTGATGCAGACTTTGAAACCAACGAGATTCTTGCTGGTATAGCAACAGACTTACAACGTCCAGTTGGTACACAAGCTGACTGGTGGGTCTATGACCCAACCCAAACAATTGTAGACCCAGTCTACGATGTTGGTTACGAAGGCAATGGACGACGATGGGCTGGCCCATATACTGTGCCAGTAATTCGTGCTGTCATAAAGCAAGGTGACGTTCAACAGTCTATTCAGGGTTACTACAACTCAGATACTTTGCATCTAACACTTGATGCTGAAGAAGTTGAAAAGATTCACCCAGGGATTATTAACAACCCTGACTTACAGAACCGTGGCCGTATAGTCTGGAAGAACCAGGTCTATCGTCCTTATGGCGTACAGCAACGAGGAATTGTTGCAGAACGCTACACTTTAATTACCGTTGAATGTATGCAGGTTATGCCTGAAGAAATGGTCAACGACCCGCAATTTTCCGCATACGCTTCCTAAGGAGATACCATGGCACTTGTACACAATAGCTTTATTCTTGCGGCGGCAACGCCTGCACTCATTGCAACAATCCCAGCAGGTAACCCACTTACTGCCATTTTAGTTACTAACGCAAACGCCTCTTCTGTATGGATTGGCGATGCCTCAGTGGCTAGTGGTAACACTGCTGACCGCGGAGTTAAAGTAGCAACTGGAACAACCCAACAAATGTGGCTAAACGCGGGAGACGAGTTATACGCTATTTCTCAAGCGGGAACTGGCTCATCATACGATGTGTCAGTCCTTTACTCTAAGGTTGTTGCTTAAAGAAATACACCCCTACAGACAAGAAGCTCCCTGCTAGAATTAAGAAGTCCAATAAGTCGAAAGGCAAGTAAATGTGCGCAACATGCGGATGTGGCAAGTCAGATAAGAAAGCTCCTGGTTACGGCAAGGGAAAATCTTCTACTGCAAAGCCTAAAAACCTATCTCCAAAGCAAAAGAAAATTGCTGGCAAAGCTGGCAATCCAACTAAAATTGACTCAGCTGATTTAGCTGCCCTACGAAAGAAGAAAAAATAATGTGTGCTACATGTGGTTGCGGTAAGAAAGCAGATAAGAAGCAAGACGCTAAAGCAATGAAAGGCATGTCCCCTGCTCAAAAGGGTAAGTTCAAAAAGGAAGATGCCAAGATGGATAAGAAGAAGCCATCAAAGAAAGCAGATGCCAAAATGGACAAGGCTTTAGCCAAGAAGATTAAAAAGAAGTAAAGCTTAGGCCCCCGCAAGGGGGCCTTTTGCTTTATCCTATAAGTAGTTCCATGCGGGAACTAAAGCCTTACCCTTGCGAATACCCTGCTCTCCATAGGAGTTACGATGACTAATATATCTAGTCCAGATAAAGATGACTTTGAAAACAGCATCTTTCAGAATCTGCCCGACGCAAGGGAAAACCGTAACAACTGGCTAATGGTGACAGCAGCAGTATTGCTAGGGAAGCATATGGGTAGCAAGCGTGGCAAGTGATTTCCGTAGCTACGAAGACCGCGCAGCTGAAAAGCTAGCTTCGGCATTTACACAGACACTTAAGTCAAAGGCTTCAACTTCAGGTTGGCCAAAAGATATTGTTAAAGAACTCTCTGTTGTGTATGAGGGCAGACTCATCCGTGTTGATTATCCAGATGAGCTAGAAGAAACTATTGACAAACTTGAGTACGGTAATTTTGACCACCCAGCTATGGCGGTTATTAGACCCCTTCAAACTGGGGTAGATGAAGCTGCTTACAACGCTTTTCAAGATGCCATTTGCGATTTCTTGTTTGATAACGAGGTATTTGCATGACAATGATATTTCGTGAAGACGAAGCACTTAAAGCGCTACTTCAGGGTATTCAAGTATCTGATGGTAAAAACCCACATCGGCCCGTACAGGTCTGGTTTACAATGCCAGATGTTGAAGTTCGTACTCAGTCTTACCCGTTTATTACCATTGACTTAATTGACATTGCGCAATCAAAGGACCGTCAAGTCTATGGAAGCGCCTATGACTTGGATAAAGCTGGAACGTTTAACGCTGCTGCACAAGACATTTACAGTTATCAAGAGCCTGTTCGTTGGGACCTCTATTACCAAATAACTACTTATGCCCGCCATCCGCGTCATGACCGAGCTATGCTTGCCGCGCTTTTAAAATTTAAAACACCTGGTACTTATGGATATTTATCTATCCCAAACGCAGATAAAACAATCTACGAAAACCGACACATGTTCGTAGAAAACTTTGCAAAACGCGACACCATTGACGATGGTCGTCGACTTTTTCGCAATACTATAACTGTCCGCATCTTGACAGAAATGACTCAAGATGAGGCTGACAACGCTCTCTACATTGTAGATAACGTTCAAATCACTACTAACTCGACAAACGTACCATCGGACTACACCCCGTTACACAATTCGTATAGACCCGCCTAAAACCCACTAAGGAGACAAAATCACATGGCAGTTTACCAACGCCCTGGTGTGTACGTTACAGAGAACCTGAACGCTACACCACCATCAGCTGGAAACGAGACCCTGCAATACGGCGCTTTTCTTGGCGCTATTAACCAAGGTCCTGTTGCACCAACCCTAGTTACATCTTGGCCACAGTTTGTAAAGCTTTACGGAAACTTTGATTCAGGCATAGGTGACACGCTTCGTCTTGGCGTTCGCTCTTTTCTTGTTGATAACAACGGTGGCGCTTGCTACGTTAAGCGTGTTCAAGGAACTGGAAACGCAGTTGCTACACGTTCTATTTTTGATAGCTCTGGTGGCGGTGGCGCTGCTGGTTCTGTTAACACCCTTCAAATCCAAGCAGCTAGTGCTGGAGCCTGGGGAAACAATCTTTACTTTGACATTATTAAAGCAACTGCAACTGCAGCTACTTTTACACTAGTTGTCTATTATGGAGACTCTACAAGCGGAAGCATTGTAGAACGTTATACAGACCTATCAATGGATGGCACAAACTCTCGTTATGCCCCAACGGTTGTTAACGCACTTTCTACTTGGGTATATTTAACAGACCTTGCTGACGCAACAACTGGTTATGCAGATGCACCCGTTGCTATTACTGGAGCCCAACTTGCTAGCGGAGTTAACGCTACTGGTGGACAGACAGCTGCAGATATTGCTAACGCTGTTACAGCCTTTGACGTAATTCCACAAAGCCTTGTTATAGTCGCTCCTGGAATTACAACTGCATCACCTGTTAATACATTGATTGCTTATGCAACAACTAGAACAGATTGTTTTGTTGTTGTTGGTGCTGGTGCTGCAACTGTTGCTGACCAGATTACACTTGCATCTAGCTACTCATCTAGCTCATACGCAGCTGTGTACTACCCAAACATTCTTATTGCTGACCCAACAACAACAGCGCCAGGAGTTACTCGCACTATTGATGTTGCTGCAGCAGTTGCTGGGCAGTATTTCTCAACAGACCGTCAGCGTGGAGTCTTCAAGGCACCAGCTGGTTTAAATGTTCGCATTGGTGGAGCTGTAAGTGTTACAGCACTAACTAACGCAGAACTTGATTCTATGAACGTAGCTGGAGCTCCAGTTAACGCAATTCGTTTTGTATCTGGTTCTGGCATTGTTGTCATGGGAGCCCGCACTCTTAAGCAGGGATATGTTGATAAGTATGTACCAGTTCGTCGTAGCCTCATTTACTTAGAAAAGACTCTTTCTAACCTAACACGTTATGCAGTCTTTGAGCCAAACGATGCAAAACTTTGGCGTCAGCTAACAGCTACAGCACAAAACTTCCTCAACGACTTTTGGCGTCAGGGAGGCCTTCGTGGAGACACTCCAGCGCAGGCGTACTACGTACAATGTAATGCTTCAAACAACCCATTAAATACGGTAGACGCTGGGGAAGTCCACCTTGATATTGGAGTTGCTCTACAACGTCCAGCAGAGTTCGTCGTCATTAAGATTAGCCAGTATGACGGCGGCGTAACTATCACCACCGCATAAGGAGAAAAATAAATGGCAGCTAGAACATCTTTACAACGGTGGGGTACTCACGCTACTGACCCACTTCGCAATTTTAAATTCTATGTAGAATTTGTTGCGTCATCTAACTCAGGAACTCCCTTTGATGACCGCATCAAAACTTTTAGTGGTGGATTTTCACAGGTGCAAGGATTGAACATAAATACACAATCTATTGCATACCGTGAAGGTGGGTACAACACCACCGTTCACCAGATTCCTGGGATGACTACCTTTACACCTATCGTGCTAAGCCGCGGTATGGTTTACGGGCAGGACCAAGCAATTACATGGATGCGCGGACTTTTTGCAGCAGCTGCAGGCCAGGGCCTAACAACTGCTGGTAAAGACTTTCGCTTAGATATGAAAATCTATGTCAACGACCATCCAGTAACCAACACCTCTAACGCAGATGCTGGAATTGCTGTACCACAGGTCCAGTTCCACATTCACAACGCCTGGTTGTCAAACTTGTCTTTTACAGACTTAAATGCAACCGATAACAACATCCTCTTTGAACAAATGACTTTTGTTCACGAAGGACTATCTGTATTCTTTACAGATACAGCTACAGGCGAAGCTAAACCAACTCTTACTTAATAACGAACTAAGGAGAACAAAACGTGCCACAAATTACGGACCCTAATCAGATTAATAAGCTTGCTGAAGAATTGACGGCTGGGCCTCAGGCAGTAGTAACTACTGAGGCACCAGCTGACAATTTGGTTAGTTTGCCAGGTGGATTTATAACCCCAATGGGCGTTATTAAAACCGCTGAAGTAAGAGAACTTAATGGCCTAGATGAGGAAGCAATTGCTAAATCTGGAAGCACAGCAAAAGCTCTTTTGACAATCCTTAACAGGGGGTTGGAAAAGATTGGCGACAAAAAGCCAACAAAAGAAGACTTTGATGAAATGCTTTCTGGGGATAGGGATGCAATTCTTTTAGGTATTAGAAAAGTAACTTTTGGTAACGAAAGTGAGTTCAACCAATATTGCTCAGTTTGCGATAAGACACAACTGTTTAATATTGACTTAACTGAAGACGTGAAGGTAACAGAGTTGGAAGACGCTGTTAACGACCGCCGTTGGAAAGTAAAGATTAAAGCGGGTATTGCAGTAGTTGCACTACCTAATGGAATTACCCAAAAGAAAATTATGGAAAACGCGGACAAGACACTTGCCGAGTTAAACACAATGATTCTTTCTGGGTGTTTGTTATCACTAAATGAATCACCTACATCGCCCTCCACCGTTCTTGAACTTGGAATAGCAGACCGAGAAACTCTAATCACAGAGATTGTTAACCGTAACCCAGGTCCACGCCTCGGGGAGGTGACCAAGGCCTGTGAGGTATGCGGAACAGAAACTGATGTTCCACTTAGCCTCGCTGCTTTGTTTCGACTATAAAGACACAGACTACGAGTACCTGATGGACCAGTACGAAGCTATTGCTAGAGAGTTTACTGGTTTTACATTAGCTGACTTAAGAAGTCTTTCTTTTAGAGAACGTAAAAATTGGTTAGAAAGAACTAAGAGATTTAGAGGGTAACGATGGCTAAAAAGCAAGACTTAACAGATTTAGTTCTGTTAAGCGACAAGCTTAAAACCAATCTTAAAGATTCCTCTGACTACGCCAAAAAACTTAGTGAGAACTTAACGGCGGCTTCTAAAGCTGGCGGTAATATCTCGAATCCAGGTGGTGGTCAAGGGTCTACTACCGCTGCCCCAAAGAAAGAAGACACCACACTTAAAGATGGTGGGGGAAGCGCATTTGCTGGTCTTGGCGGAACAGCTTTGCGAGGGATGGGTAACTTTGCTCTTTCACTTCCAGGAGTATTGGCACAGGCGTTACCTAGCCCAGCTGAAGCTGCTGCTTATCAACTAAGTACTGCTCGCCAAGGGTTCTTTAGCCGAATGGGCTTTGGAAATATGGGGGCTCTGCAAAAGTCTATATCTAGTGGCGGAACCGCTATTAGCAAGACGGATGCTGTTGGCGCTATCTCTGCCCTTCAATCACAGGGTATATATAACGTTGGAACTTACGGCAAAGGCGTTGCTGGCCTTTCAAATTACGCCCCAGGATTAGGTTTAGAAGGAACCGCCACTGCGTCGGCGTCCATGAACCAAGCAAAATCTGTAAACTTCATGAACCAAATTGGTGTTCAAGTTCGTGGCGCGGATGGTTTGGCTCGAAACCCTAACGATGTAGCTAATGAGCTTGTAGATAAAATTTGGCAATCAACACCACCCCTACAAGCAGGTGGCAATGAAGCGTACATGTACCTTCAAGGCTCTTTACAGCCAGGCAATCAACTTTATTTAATTCTTAATACATACGTTCCCGACGCAAACCTTCGCCAAATTGTTATTACTAAACTCTTTGCTAAAGCAAAAGGACTACCTAAAAACCCAAGTAAACAACAGCTTAAAAATGCTGGTATTACTACTGATGTTGTTAATAAAACAAGCAATTACAACACAGCTCAACTTGGCCTAACGCAAAATACGCAAGCAGATATTAATGCTGGTACTGCTACTGCCCTTCAGCACCTAACAACCGCTACAAATAAGTTTTCAGAAGTTGTTGGACAAATGCATGGACTTCTTAAAGCTTACGGATATACAAGCACAATGCTTGGTGGCATGAACGGGGCCGTTGGCTCTCTTGTTGGTTCATTCCTTGGAAGTGTTATGGGTCCAGTAGTTGGTCACCTTGCCACTGGGATTATGTCTAAAGTATCGCCAGCTTTAGCAACAACTCTTACCAAAGTAATTGGTGGATTTGGTGCTGTTGCTACAGCGGCTTTTGCGGGCATATCTGGATACAAAGGTGGAAAAGACAAACATTGGAGTTGGGGTAATTTTGCATCTTCAATAGTTGGTGGAGCTGTTTCTGGCGCAATGATTGCTGGGCCGTGGGGTGCCCTGGCGGGAGCGGTTGGAGGGGGTGTTGTTTATACTGGTGGTTACGCAGCTGGCGGTGGTTTTTCAAAAAACCCAACGGATAACAAAAGCCAAAATGGCAGTGGTGCTGGTAGAAGCGCTGCTGCACAACAAATTTCTCTTCAGGGCGCTAGTCCACAAGCTGGCTACGCTCTCATGACAGCTGCGTCTCAAATTGGAGTCCCCTACTCATGGGGTGGCGGTGGAACTAATGGGCCATCTGTTGGAATTAACCAAGGGTCCGACACTGTGGGGTTTGACTGTTCTGGGTTTGTTCAATATGTGTTTGCTAAACAAGGAATTCCTCTTGGTGGAACAACGTTTGTTCAAATTAAACAAGGACGTGGAATACCGCCACTTCAGGCACAACCTGGTGATTTGCTTTTCTTTGGTACTCAAGGAACACCTAACCACGTAGGTATCTATATGGGTAACGGAAAAATGATTGAGTCTCCTCACACAGGGGCTACTGTAAGAATTCGCGGTGTAAACCTTGGAGATGTTATGGCATGCCGCCGAGTGCTACAGGACGGTAAGGGTAGCGCAATTAACTTTGGTGGTTTTGCGGGTGGCGGTGGCGGTGGAGCAACAAGTACTGGCATTTCTGGTGCTCCAGGAACAATCTTGTCTTCAAATGCTGTTGGAACAACCGTAGGGTCTGGGGTCACAGCTAATGCAATTGGTGGAGACAGGGGTGGCTCAACTGGTACTGGAATGTCTATGTCATCGTCTAATGGCAATATAATTATTAACGTAAGCGTTCCACCTACTACCAGCCCAAACTCTGCTGCCGATACAGCTAAAATAGTTAGCGGAGCTGTTACAAAAGCAATGGGCGCAAAATCGGAGGCTAACAAATGAGTGGAAAGATTACCCAAGATGCCATTGATGCTTGGTATGTAAAAGCCTCTAAGACTGAAAAAAGCAAGTACGAAACATACAAAACTACGCATGATGCAAACATTGTTACCTTAAACAAAAAATACAATGATGCAAATAATGAGGTTAACGGTTGGGCTACATCAAACGCCAACATTAAATCTGGCTCAAAGCCAGCAAGCAAAACTACCCGTGTGCAAGTTTTTCCTTTGGTGGAGGGTTACGGCTCCTCTCATTCATGGTCTTCTTTTGTATACTTTAATGAACCACTTCCTTCTGGAACTGGAACTTTATTTAGCCTTAATGACTTCTATGCAAACAAATATTACACAACTGGATATAATTGGCCGCAATATGCGGGCTCAATAGTTGAACAATCACAACTTTCTACTACTGGTAGATATGTTTTAGTTTACTTGGCTTGGGCAAATTCTTTTTATACTAACCCTGCTGTAATTAAATATTTTAATCGTTTAATATTTTTAGCTGGCACAACTACTGGTGAGCCAGCTGGATTTGAAGCAAGTTTGAAAGAATACATTACAAAGTATCAAGCAAGAGCTAAAGAAGTTACAAAACTGTTTGCTCAACAAAAAACAGCGTTAGACAAAGCAAAAAATGATATTGCTGCTGAAAACGCTGATTATGAAGCAAAACTACGTAATCTTATTTATAAAACTGGTGTGGCAACTTCAACAACCGCAGCTGCTGCGGCTGCAGCCGATGCAAATACAGCTGCTGCGGAAGCTACTCCTGCCTACACGCTTGGAAAAGACGTTGAGTTTAATCTCCCCCCACATAGATGGAGCCTTCCAACTCTTCCAGTCAATGTTTTAAATGGTACGGATGTTTCTAGGTCTGACCAATCTGAAGACGACAGAAGAGGTCGTTTTTGGACTTGGAGGGCTAGTGACCAAAAATTTACCTCTGCAAGTGCTGATAAAGTTGACGCCGTTGGTAAAACACGTAGACCAACAAAATACGGTTTTCAGTTTTTGTGGAATCCAGAAACATGGTCAACTAGTGTACAAATTAACCCAGACGTGACCCCCAATAGTCCGCAGTATTGGGCTACATCACTTCCCGTGTTCCCTAGTGGTCAAAACATGTCTTTTAATATTGTGATAGACAGAGTAAACGATTTTGCATGTTTTGGGCCATCTACTATAAAACCAGATAACAGCAATGTACCAACATCATTTCTTGACTCTGGAAGCGCAGCGAGGCAAGCTTTGGAACAGCAAAGACAAAAAACACTAAACAGTTTTTCGGAATTTTACAAAGGCAATAACATCATTAACCCACAAGCAAAAATTGACGATTTAATGAAACGTGGAACTTTGGCTGATATTGAATACATTTATAAAGTGTGTAACGGTGACGGGTGGACAAGGTTAAACCAAACAACATCTGATATTGGATTTTTAATGATGACTTTAGTTGAGATTGAACTTGGCCCTAATCGTTACCTGGGATATCTTAATAGCCTGGGTATTGAACACACTTTTTTTACGGAAAACATGGTTCCTCTTAGAACAAATGTTTCATTGCAGTTTGTTTTGATGGCATCTGCTCGAGTTGCGGCAAAGAAGGCATAAAATGACTATTACGGCAAATTCTCGCTACTACTACTCAGACATTGAATATATTCAATTAGAAGCTGAGGGTGATAATAAACCTATTGTTTTTTACGAATTTGGTAGCATTGGAAAACTTGCGTTTAAAAAACATATTTATGTTCAAGGTGAACGCTTAGACCAACTTGCTAATCACTACTACAATAAACCAACTTTATGGTGGTACATTCTTGAAGCAAATCCAGCAATTCAAGATTTTCAAAATCTTAGACCTGGTACGGAATTGATTATTCCAAATGTTTGATTTTATAGATATTGAGCTGCCTGAGTCAGAAATTCAAAACGTTTTTGCTTATAGAACCGTTTTGACAATGTCTCAGTATGCTCACGAACATTTAACCATGTATTTAGAGCACTGGAACCTTGATTACTCACAAATTAAGTCTGGCTCACCAATTAAAGTAAATTTAAAATCTTTGTATGGAAAAAAAGAATTTATTGGCTATATACATAAAATAAGTGGTGACATTAGTCCAGGTAAAAACTTTGTTGAAATTACGGCTATGGGTGCAACTGTCACCATGAAACAAGCTTCTCAAAAAGCGTGGTCTCAAGTAACTGCAGACCAAGTTTTTACAGAAATATGTAAAAAGCATCAATTTTCTTTTCACGCAACTCCGCATGCAAGAGTGTACGACCACATCATGCAAGCTGGAAAAACTGATTGGGAATTTTTAAAAACGTTTGCGCATAACCTTGGCTATACCTTAAGGGCTGATGGGGCTGCTTTATACTTTGACCCGCTTGGCCAAGATTTTAACGCTTTAAAAGATTCAGCGCCGTATTTTATTATGCGTGAGGCTAATGACCCAGATGGTTTTAATCTTTACAGTTTTACTCCCATTATTGGGGAAACAATTGATTACGACAACGCAATTAAAGCGGCAACTGCTGTTGCTGGTATTGACCTTGTAACAAACGATTCTTTGGTTCAAACAAATCAGAACAGGCCAACTACCAGTAGAGCAAAATCTCAAAGTGAATTTGTTGACCGTTTTGAATCTGACAGAGTAATACCTAATTCTACAGCAGCTGGTTTTGAGTCTAAAGCTGCCGACGCCAGGTCTCAATACCCCTATAGAGGGTACGTGCAAGTTTTAGGTGACGCCCGCGTGCGTCCAGATATGCCCGTGCTTTTAGATGGTCTTGGTAACGACTACAACGGTTACTGGACGGTTTTGGAAGTAAAACATATTGTAAAACAAACAATGTTTATTACAGAAATGCTTGTTGGTACAGATTCTTTGGGTAAAGCTGCCTCTGGAACTACAACACCAGGCCCTATTCCCGTGCGTGTTATTACGGCCAATAAACCGTCAACAACCAAAAAACCTAAAGTTAAATTAATTAAAAATACGGCACCTAAAAATAATAAAGCTTCAAATAGTGGGTTTGGTAAAACAAAGAATAGACCACAACCAAAAGTAGCAACTGCTACTAAAGGCTCCTCTAGTAAATGGGTGGGTACTTCTGGTAACCTTGCCGTTGTCCCAGTAAAAAACAATGCTTCTCCAGCAGCGGTTGCAAAATTAAGGAGTCTTGGTGTCCGATAAACATTACGGCTTATTTAGGGCAATCTGCAAAGACAACTCTGACCCCACTGATAAAAACCGCATTAAAGTTTCAATACCGTCTCTTTTGGGAAACGATGAACTTACGGATTGGATTCCTGGTTGTATGCCAGTGGTTACTAACGCCGACCACCCAGACCACCTTGCTCACACTGCAGCTCAAGTTGCTGCTTTATTAACAAACCACTCAACCACTATTACAAGCAGCTCGGTAAATGATGGGGGAACTGGCTCAAGCGCTCACTCCCACACAGTTACAATTAACCTTGCCCATGCGGGCAACAGTAACAAGTTGACCCATGCCCATGAAACTAGTACTGATGAGCTGGATACTAATACAGATAAACCCGAGCACACATATCACAGGGCCGTCCCAGACATCAATCAAATTGTTTGGGTTATGTTTGAACAAGGCGACATTAATTTTCCAGTATGGATGGGAGTTTACTAATGGCAATAAAAGGTGACGAGGGAAAAACTATTGGGTTTCCTTTTTCTATAGACGCTTCTGGGTCAATTTTTGCTACTGAAGACGAGAGCGTTATTTGGGAAGACCGAGTTAGGTGCGTTTTGTTAACTAATATCTCAGAACGGGTTATGAGGCCAGATTTTGGTTCTCGACTTAGCGATTTAATTTACGAAAATGATTTTGGTCAAACAAAGGTTGCTGAGAAAGCCGCATCCGCAGCGTTTACTAAATGGTTCCCAACCCTGACCCTTGACAGCGTATTGGCTGTTGCGGATACGGTAAACGGTGGATTATTGGTTCAAGTTGACTATACTTTACCTAGCGGGCAAAAGCAGCAAACTGCTGCAAAAGTAACTGTAGCTACACTAAATCGCTATGGTGATATCGTAGTGGGAGGCTAAAATGGCATCTGATAATTATGTACCACAAGTCGACTATACGACCCGTGATTACACAGCAATTTCTGATGAGCTTAAAAACCTCATTCAATATTATCTACCAGAGTGGACCAATCGTGACCCCTCAGATTTTGGTATTACTTTAATTGAGCTGTTTGCTTATATGGGAGACCAACTTAATTTTTACATTGATAGGGCTGCTAACGAATCATTTTTGACAACTGCTAGCCAGCGTAAATCTGTTTTGCAAATTGCCAACCTTTTAAGCTATTCACCGTCTAATTCACGTGCCGCATCTGTATCTCTTACGTTTAGTAATTCAACTTCTTCTGCCGTAACCGTTCCTGCGGGAACTAAAGTATCAACAACAACGGTTGTAAATGCCGATAATCAACAAATTGTTTTTGAAGTAGACAGCGACGTTATTGTCCCAGCAGCTGTCAGCATTAATCCTTTAGTTGCTTCTACCGTTACAGCTACGGCAACTGAGGGCGAAACAATTGACACCGACCCATCACAAGTTTCGGATGGTTTGGCAAATCAAACATATCAGTTGCTTCAGTACCCAGTTGTGGACCGAAGCGTTAGTGTTACTGTAGACGGAACCCCGTATAACTATGTAGTAAATTTAATTGATTCAGCTGCAGATGACCCAGTGTTTTCTACAACGTACGATGCATACGGAGCAACTTTTGTAACTTTTGGTGATAATACAAGTGGTCGCATTCCTCCAATTAACTCAGAAATTATATTTTCTTACAGGGTTGGTAGTGGAAACGCTGGAAATATTGCTAACGGTTCTATTAAGAAAATTTTAAACTTAAATGTAGCTGGAATATCTGTTGCACAAAATGCTGCTGCATTTGGTGGGGCAGACCAAGAATCTACTGATTCAATTAGAATTAACGCACCAAAAAAGATATCTACGCTAAACCGAGTTGTGTCATTAAAAGACTATCGAGATTACGCAGTTACCAATATTTCTGGTGTAAGCAAAGCTAATGCAGTTTCAAGTGTTTATACAAGTGTAGTTTTGTATTGCGCTCAAGAAAGCGACCCTGGCTTTGACGTCGCTCGCCCATCTGGCTATAGCGCTAACTTTGACCAATTAATCCTTGACGTAGCTGCTGAGTTTGTAAATGTAACAGCACCTAATGTGACAATTACACCAATTCCACCAACATACGTAGCTATAGATATATCTGTTTCTATAGTTGCAGCTGCTAATCGACGTCAAAGCACTGTAGTTACTGCCGTGACGGCTGCAATTAATAATTTGCTTACATTTTCTAATGTTGACTTTGCTTACTCCATTAAACAAGACGATGTTCGTGTAGCTGTTTCTCAAGTTGATGGGGTATCTGGCTATACAATTACAAAATTAGCTAGAAGCGGCGGTAGCGGAGTTGCTGACGTAACTATTGCGTATTATGAGATTCCAAAATCTGGAACCATAACACTTTCACCTTCTGGTGGAATTCTCTAAAGTAAGGACAGGTCATGGCTTATTATCCAAGTAGTATTATCTCAACATTCACTACGCATCAAAACATTACTGAGATTATTGATGCTGCTCACCCTAACTTGATTCAAGCCGAAGTTGTTGCTATTGAAGGTGCGATTGGTGTAACACCCTACATTTCTGGTCCTTTTTCAACCACTAGAACATACGATGGAAGCGGTTCTGCCACCCCTGACATAGCAACAAAAGTCTATGGGGGGCAATCTACATTTTCTAATTTAGGCGATAGACTAACAAACATAGAAAACCTTGCAGCAACAGCATACGCAAACGCTGCAGGTGCAGCAAGTAATACAAATTTAACAACCGTATCGTCAAAAGTTGAAAACCTATATCGTATTGGGTTACTTGGCGGATTCTAAGTTAGGAAATAAGTAATGGCACGGTATGGAGTTGATTATTACGGCAGAGGTTATTACGGAAACGTATCCTTAGCCGATTATGACGCAACCCCATTTTTTGCCACACCTATTGACTACGGTAAAATTTTTATAAAATGGACAAACCCAACTGGTAACTATACGGGTTTACGTTTACTTCGCAATAGCTATGGGTTTCCTCAAACCGCTGACGATGGTTTGGTATTGGTTGATACGGCAAGTGGTACTCAAGTAGCGGGTGCTGTTCCTTCTGAATATTTTGACCCCTCTGGAATTATTCCCCCAATTAGCCCACGACTTACGGATACGGTAGTACACGCAAGGTCAAGAAATATTAAAAATTGGACACGGGCGTCAAACCTATTAAACGTTACGGTTGATGATATTTTTGGTATTTCTGCTGGAGCTACTGTAACTATCTATGGTGATACAGGTGTTGATGGCTCGTATACCGTAAATAAAGTTGATACAGATACCTATCAAATTACAATTGTGTTGCCTACGGCGCAAACAACACTTTCTGGAACTACTGGTTTTTTACTTTTTAATCAGTTGGAACAAGAAGCTTTTTATTACTATTCAATTTTTGTTAAAACGTTAAGTAATATTAAATCTGTATCAGGCGCTGTTGGTAATGGTACAACCGTTACGTACACAACATCATCTCCTCACGGGTTTTTAACTGGCTCAATAATTGGTGTAACTGGTTTTTCATCTATAAACTTTAACGTATCGGGGGTTGTGATTGCTTCGACTCCCACAACTACTACTTTTACTATTACAAGTTCCGTTACTGGCTCTGCGACATTGTCCGCCAACGTAACACCCGTTGTGGGTCTAAACACTCAGTGGGTAAGGGCTGGTAATGTTTCTGGAATCTCCGTAAAAGATTATGGAACACAACCAAGACTTTACGACGCTCTCCCAGATATTTATAAAGTTGATAACTATGCTGAAGCGGTTGACCAACAAGATAACCCAACCCTTAGAAGTTTCTTGGCAATTTTTGGTTTTTATTATGATTTAATGAAAACTTACGCAACTTTGATTAGTAATAGATATGAAGTAGAAAAACTATCTGGGCAACTAATCCCTTCGGCTTTGCAACAATTTAATTTTACTTTTGAGTCAGAACTTGGCCTTAAGCGCATGCGTGCTTTGTTAGCAAATGCTCTACCTTTATACCAAAGCAAGGGTTCTAGATTAGGATTAAGCGATTTTATAAATGCTTTTGTTGGGCTAGAAGCAGACATTTATCAAGGTAAAAACTTAATGTTAGATTACAACAACTCGTCTTTTGAAGAAACTGCTGGTTTTTGGACGGGAACAAACGCAACAATTACAGCAGCTGCTGGCTCAAGTATTAACACATGGTCAACCAGTGGAACTGTTATAACTTTAAATCTTAATTTTACTCCTAATTTTACTTCTAGTTCTCAAGTTAGAATTTTTGAAAGTAGTGGAATTGATGCTAATTACACGTCGGGTGTTGTTGTTAGCGGCAAAACTGTCACTATTACAACGGGAACAACGTATGGAACTACAAACGGAACTGGTGGTTACGTATACCCAACTATAATTGAGTCGTATGCAGAGGCTAGCAATCCATACAGTGTTGCCAATAAAACACTTGGTTTTGGAAAAATCACTGCAACTGCAGCTGGAACTTTAACTTTAGTATGTGGTTCAAGTACCCCAGTTACAAAAGGAATACCAGTTACTTATGCGCAAACATACAGCTTAAGTGCTTATATACGTTCGGCAGCAACAGCAAGAACTTTTAGCGCTGCTATTGAGTGGTATGACTATAAAGGTACTTTACTTAGTACCAGTGCAACTGGAACCGTATCTTCTACAACTTCTGGTTGGGTAAAACTATCTTGCAACGGAAAAGTTGCGCCAAGTGGCGCTGTTTTTGCAGTCCCAAAGATAACAATTGCATCTGCTGCAATAAGTGAAATTCATTATATTGATGCTGTTCAATTTGAAAAAGCAGCAACCTCTACTTGGTACCAGGATGCTAGAGAGCTACAGATTTTTGTAAGGGCTGACAGAGTTAATGAGCTAAAAAACCCTAACTTTGAATATACAACAACAGCCCCGTGGGGGGTAACTGGGGGAACTTTAGCTGTTGCAACTGATGAGTATGTACCAAATCAATCCTACAATGTCCCTACTAGCGCAGGTGCTGGCGAAGTTTACTCTTCAGGCACTGCCGCTGTTGCAGTTGTATCAGCAACATCTACTTCAAATTATATGAAGGTATATGAAGGTAACTCATATACTTTTAGTGGTTATTTTGTTATGTCGCTTGATGGAAGCCCTACAATTGCCCAACAAATTTATTTAGGCATTAAATGGTACGACAGCTCTTACAATGTTCTTTTTGAAGATTTATCTGAGTTAAACACTTTGCCTTTTTCTGCAGGTGGTTTTAATAGGCTTTACGTAACGGCCACAGCACCACTTGGTGCTGCTTACGCTGTTGCTGAAGTTCTTTGGCCCTACCCAACAGCTGCTGGATACGGAATTCTTATGGACTCGTTGATGTTTGAAAAAAGCGCTTTTGCTAATGATTACTTTGATGGTAATTTTGGTTACGCAGACTCTGCGGACTTGGTGTGGGAAGGTACTGCTAATCAAAGCAGAAGCCATTACTATAGAAACCGTGGCGCTATCTACTATCGCCTAAAAGCAACACTCCCAGACTTTTTACCAACAGGCTCAACGTTTGCAACTTATTACTCCCAGCCGTAGTATGTAGTTATGGATGCGCTACTTCTTGTTTCTTGTTTTACGGCGTTTTTTATTGCCGTCATTGACCGCCTAATCAGTTTAGGTATCTTTAAAGCATTTGTCGCAATTGCCTGCTCTGTCCTGGGTTGTTACCTTTTTGGTCAGTTTGATATATCAAAATTTATCTTAACGGCGGTTGCTAGTTCTTTTTTGGGGCCTTTGTTGGCCCTAGCAGCCGACAAGTTATCTACTTTTACTCGGACACTACAGATACCCGCTAGACCCCAGAAGTAATCGGGTGTAGTCTGACCCTCCCTTCTACGAGAGGAGTCAGCCGTGGCTGAACCGACTTACCTGCTAGTTGCAGGAAATGGCAAGACCAGCAGAAACAATGTTGAGGCGCTTTTGAATGACTACGTAGTCCTTCTGCGCCAAAGAAAAAATGAACCAATCATTGTCCTTGTGTATGACGATAAACCATCAGAGGGTCAAGTATGGGCATCTCACTACGCCAAAGACCAAGGCATAAGCTGTGTGGTTTACACACGCAAAGACGCCTCCACAATGGCTGTACAGACCGCAACTCTCTATGAGTCAGAGACTCCCTACAAGGAAGCCTCAAAACTCGTCAAGGGCGAATCTTTGGCTTACGGCTTCCTGCTATGGGATGACGAAGACCAGTCATGTTTTGATGCTTTGAGCACTTTCTCGTCAAAGGGCATTAGCTGTTATGACCTAACAAACGGCCTATACGACATCGCCCCAATAGCGGGTCTAAAGCCCGTAACGACCCCTCAGCCGCCCGTACAGGAGCAGATTGTCCCCAAGGCTCAAGAAGAACTTGAAGAGGCTGTAGAGGACGATGAGGAGGAATTTGAGGAAGAGGAAGAAGACGAAGAAGACGAGGACGAGGCAACTCAAGACGAAGACATGGAGGAGATTTACCTAGCCATAGAGACAATGGGCAAGGTTATGGCTCGTGGCTTCTTTGCAGAGTTTCGTGCTTTGATGGAGAAAGACGGCAAGTGATATCAGCTAGAGCGCAAGGAATTTACCTGCAAATGATAATTGCTGGCAGAGTCATGTCTGCTGTTGAATTGCAATTAGTGTTTGCGGAGGGGCGCGACGCCCTACAGAAAGCAATCAATGAGTTAAAAGATGTTGGGCTAATTGAAACTAAAAAAGCTAAAATTGAAGACAGTTTTGTTAGTTACAGCGGATTCCTAGTCCCTGAAAACCCGTCCCTGGAAATCCGTCGTCTATGTGAGCTACTTAGCCAGTATAGCCAATATAGATATATAGCTAATACAGCTAAAAGCTTAACTAATTCATCAGAAAAAAATTCTGATGAAGAAACCTATAAAAAAATTTCAACTCCTATGGAAGCGTGGAAAGAACCTGTGAGACCAGAAGACCGAGATTATTTTGAAGAGCAGGAACGCGAACGCGTTAAAGCAATGGCTCGCGCCCAAGAAGCCTACAACGAGCAGAAGCAAGAAGCTCATGAGGAGAAGCTTGCAATCCGCGATAGGGACCACGCCTTTCCCGACACATGGTCGCATTCCGATTCAGCTTATGAGTTTGCTAATCAGCTCCATGCGCGTTGGGATGTCTTACCTTGGCGACCTGGCAAGAGTAGATTCATACCCGCCTTAGCAGCTGCTCGTAAAAAGCATGGGACTAAAGGGGCTATAGAAAAACGCATGACTGAAATATTTTTGGCTTCACCAGTTGTACAGACCATGAAAGACCCTGAGCAGATATGGAAGTTTTATATAAAATCTTTTGGTTCTCTTTTAGAACAGGCACGCTATTCCATGCCAAGTAGTGCTAAGTTACAGTCTCTTGAAGAAGAGGGAGCAGCCGACATGGCTGAACTAATGGAGGGGCTAACCGATGTATAACCCAGAAGAGTTAAAAATACGTCGACGAACTTGGTTAAAGGTTTCTGGAGTTCCAATCAATTCAGTCGGTTGGCTCCTTAAGGATTGCGTTGACATTGAATCCAACGTTGTTACTTCCCTAAAAGGGTGGATGGAAAAAGTAAAATGTAATCGAATCATTCGTGCCCATGGTCTTAAGACTTGCGGTAAAGGTTTGCTTTTAACTGGTATGCCAGGTTTTGGTAAAACAACCCTTGCTTCATCTGTACTTCAGGAGATGATTACAACTTTTTCTTTAGCCGAGTTTGATGTAAAGGACACAGTCCTAGTGCGCCCATGTTATTTTGCTTCTTATAACAAGATTCTTGACCTCAAAGGCAGTGTTATTGGCGGGGATGTTACAGAGTCTGACATTAAGCTTTTTCAAGGCATTATGGGTGAATGCAAAGATGACGCCTATAACATCAGGGTTTTAGTTGTAGACGACGTTGGAAAAGAACACAAAAGCCTGAGCGGTTGGCAGGTAAACGTTTTACACGACATAATTCGAAACCGCCACACAAACGGTTTTCCAACTATTGTCACGACTAACTTGGTCCCAGATGACTGGGAAGACATGTATGGTCCCGCGACACGTTCTTTTTTAAAGGAAGCTTTTTCGACTATCCCCGTTAAAACAGTGAGAGGTGATTTAAGATTAAGAACATGACCAGCAAGGCAAAGCTCCTCCAAGTGTTCCTAAGCAAGAACACCACACCTGGCCCTGGAGTTTTTGAAGTTAGCGTGGATGAAAGCGACAACTTGTTCTGCAACTGCCCAGGATTTAGTAGTAGGCGCACATGCAAACATGTTAAGTTTGTTAATACAAGGATTGAAGAGAACGGCGGTACTTACCCGTTGGAAATTTCCAATCGAGCAACACCTGATGATGCTGAAGCCGCTAAGTATTCACACATAGCATTTAGAGATTTTATTATTAAGTATGGGAAAATAGAGGTTTTTTAAAACATGCAAAAAGGGGATATAAGTAACGCATTACCAAAACGTTACTTAGTGCATGCAGATTTAGTGAGGCAAGAAACGCCTGAAATAAAAAAAGCTTTAGGTTTTATACCTGTAGTTAAGAAAAACATTTCTTACGATAACGCTTTGCTTAGTCGTTTCTACCTACACACTACTCGCGTAGGTGAGACTTTAGAGCTTATCGGTACTGATATGTCTTCTGAAGATTTAGAACAACTGTTTGAATACTTAGACCGTATTGGTACAAACCCGTTTAGGTATTACACAGCATACGAATCTATTGAACATGTTGTTGCCGAACTTCCCTATCGTCCAGAAGTTGCAGGTGTGGTTGATTTACCTAATCGAATGCTAAGGTACGGACACTGGGGTATGGCCTTTGTAGATTTCTTTGGAGGTGCACGTGAATAACGAATTACGCTTATTACACAAAGCAGTTTCCAATAGAGACCTAGCACCACTGTTTCTTCGTGGAGTAAACGACTCCTGGTTTTCCAATGAATCAGACCGTAGATTATTTATGTACATCAGGGTTCACTTTGCTGAGTACAGCGAATGCCCTAGTGAACAGGCTATTAAAGATAACTTTCCAACCTTTGAGTTATCTGCCGTAGAGGATTCAATTGAGTATTTACTCGACTGGCTTGCAGCAGCACGCCGCAAAGAAGCAACTATCAAAATGCTTGGTAGTGCAATTAACATCCTTGAAAATGAAGAAGACCATGAAGCTGCTCTTCTTGCATTACAAGGCGGTCTTGTAAAGTTAGATGAAGATGGTTATTCAGTCAGCCGTGACATTGATTTAATTGATGACCCAGAAAAACGTTTTGATGAATACCTTCATCGCAAGAATACTCCAGATGGAATGTTGGGTTACAGGACTGGTTTTCCAACTATTGATGCAACCATTAGCGGTTTACAGAATGGTCAATTTATAGTTGTAGCAGCGCTACCTAAAACTGGAAAGTCAACCTTATGTTTACAGATGGGTATTAACATTCACAATGCTGGACACAGCGTTATGTTTCAATCTTTTGAAATGAGTAATACAGAGCAAGCATCTCGTTACGACGCCATGCGCTCTCGACTATCTCACCACCGATTAATAACTGGAACCATGACTACTGAAGAAGAGTCTCGTTATCGTTCAACTCTTCGTACATTGGCTCAGTACAACGCTGGTTTTAAACTTGTTGATTCATCGGCTGGCCTTACCGTGACTGGTATTGCTAACAAGATTCAAACCCTACAGCCAGATGTTGTTTTTATTGACGGTATGTATCTTATGGTTGATGAGCAAGGTGCTGAGCCTGGTTCTCCACGTGCATTAACTAACATCACACGTGGACTTAAGCGCCTAGCGCAGAAGACTAATAAGCCAATCATTGTTTCTACCCAGTATCTTTCCCATAAAACTAAAGCAGGTAAGGCAACTCTTGACTCTATTGGTTATGCGTCTTCTTTTGCTCAAGATGCTGATGTGGTTCTTGGCCTAGAGCGCGAAGATGATTCGGTAGATGAGCTTCGTACATTAAAGATTATGGCTAGCCGTAACTCAGGACCAGCAGAGATTACTCTGACTTGGGAATGGGATGTAGGTGTCTTTAAAGAGATTGATGAGTCAGACCTATGACACTTGACGAAATGAAAGATTTGCTTGAGCGTTTAAATATACCCGTAACTGGGATTAACGGTGGAGAAGTAAGCGCTCGTTGCCCTGGTCACTTTGATAGAACTGGCAAACAAGACCGTAACCCTTCATGGTCTATTAACGCCAGCACTGGCGCCCATCGCTGTTGGTCTTGTGGTTTTCGCGGAAGTCTTCAATTTTTAGTTAGCTACGTTGGCGGTATTGATGTTGAAGAAGTTTCCGAGTGGGTTAAAACAAACTCAAAAGCTTTAACAATTTCTTTTGAGCGGATGCTTAACTCTCAAGATGTAGTTGAAGAGAAGTTAGAAGTTCTTGAAGAATCAATGTTGGCCCTCTATACAACTCCTCCTGCCCACGTTCTTAAAGCACGTGGGATAACGTTAGAGGCTGCCCAACAATGTGAAATTCTTTGGGACCCACGCAAGGAGTGTTGGATTCTTCCCATCCGCGAACCCATAGCTAATTCACTATGGGGTTGGCAAGAGAAAGCTTTTATTGGTCGTTGGTTTAGAAATCAACCCGAGGGAGTTAAGAAAAGCCGCACCTTGTTTAACATAAACCGCTACTCAGGTCCTATGGTCTTAGTAGAATCTCCTCTTGATGTTGCACGTTTGGCTTCCGTAGGAGTTTACGGTGGCGTGGCTGCAATGGGCGCTTTAGTATCAAAAGACCAACTTCTGTGTATAGATAGTGCAGATAAGTTAATAGTTGCATTAGATAACGATGATGCTGGACATAGCGCCTCAGAGGAGTTACTTAAGTGGGCCAAGGCAAAGAACAAGGGAATCTGGTTCTTTAGCTATACCCATACAGATATGAAAGATGTGGGCGGTATGAGCAAGTCAGAGATTCTGCAGGGGTTAGAAGAGGCCCGTCACTCAATACGTGGGAAGAAGGCTTTGGCATGATTATTGGACTTACAGGTTACGCGCAGTCAGGTAAAGACACTTTAGCTGGAATGCTTATTGGCCTTCACGGGTACGATAACAGGGCTTTTGCTGACCCTATTCGCAAATTGTTATATGAGACAAATCCTTTACTTAAATCAGAGTACCGAGTTAAAGGGCTTGTAGATGTACACGGCTGGGATAAAGTAAAAGTTGAATACGACGAAGCACGAACACTCCTTCAAAGATTGGGAGTTGCTGCTCGTACTGTTTTTGGTGAAAACTTCTGGGTAGACCAAGCATTGTCTGGTTTGTCCGAAGGAGACAAGATTGTTATTACAGATGTGCGCTTCCCCAATGAAGCAGATGCCATCAAAGCTTTAGGTGGTCAAATTTGGCGAGTTAAAAGAATTGGTGTGGGAGCAGTCAACAGCCACGAATCTGAAACAGCCATGGATGGATACCCAGTAAATCAAATTTTTATAAACAACGGAACACCAGAAGACCTTATGCTTTTGTTAAAAATAAGGATGGGTCAATTTTCATGACCTTTCACGGCACCCTTCTTCCTTATCAACCAGAAGCCGTTGACCGCATGTGTTCCACTAAACGCATGTTGGTTGCCTACGACCTTGGTCTTGGTAAAACAGTTTTAACCATTGCAGCAGTCGAACGTTTGTTCGATAGCGGAGACATAACAGAACCTGGTTTGGTAATATGTCTATCTAGCCTTAAATACCAGTGGGCTAATCAAATTAGGAAGTTTACTGATGGTACTTCAAACCCTGTGGTCATTGACGGAACACCGTCCAAACGAGCAGAGCAATACACGCGGCTCATTAATCGAGGGATTGATGAAGCTTCTTACATCATCCTTAATTACGAGCAGGTCGTCAACGACTGGTCATACATCGAAAAACTTCCCAGAGGATTCGTGGTCCTTGACGAAGCAACAGCTATCAAGTCTTTTAGGTCCAAGCGTTCCAAGCAAGTAAAAAAATTATCTGACTCACCGTACAAGTTTGCTTTAACTGGTACACCAATTGAAAATGGAAAACCAGAAGAGCTCTATAGCATCATGCAGTTTGTTAATCCTGAAGTACTGGGCCGCTTTGACATTTTTGATAAAAGTTTCATTGTTCGCAATCACTGGGGTGGCGTAGACCGATACCGCAATCTTCCCGTTCTACATGAACGCATGAAGTTAGCTTCAGTACGAAAGTCTCAGAAAGACTCTGATGTTGCGCCGTTTTTACCTGACTCTATTCACAAAGACCCTATTGACGTGTTTTTTGATAGGAAATCCGCACGACTCTACGAGCGCATTAAGAACGATATTCTTATAGACCTAGAGGAAGCACAAGTTCTTTTTGGTGCATCTTTTAATATCCTTGCTCATTATGGATTTGAACGCAGTGGTGGTGGCCCTGCCGATGAGTTACGAGGAAAACTTATGTCCAAAATTGGAGCACTTAAAATGCTGTGCTCCCACCCTAATTTATTACGTATCAGCGCTACTAAGTTTAAACAGATGAATGGTGAAGGTTCAGCTTATGCTGCTTCTTTGCTAGAGGATGGTCACCTTGATGGAGTTACGGATTCTCAAAAATTAAAAGCGGTTTCGGAATATGTAAACAACTTTTTAGACAACGCACCTGAAAACAAAGTAGTTATATTTGCAACTCACGTAGACATGCTGCCGTTGCTTGCACATGAATTTAACGAGGACCGCTGTAAGCTTTACTCAGGTCAACTTAACGCTAAAACAAAAGAGGAGAACAAGATTGCCTTCAATACAGACCCTAACATTCGTGTTCTTATTAGCTCTGACGCTGGCGGGTATGGAGTTGATTTACCTGCTGCCAACCTTCTTATTAATTATGACTTGCCGTGGAGCTCTGGCGCGGCTATTCAAAGAAACGGAAGAATAAAAAGAGCATCTTCAACGTGGAAAACAATAGTTATTCAAGATTTTATTATTACTAACTCTATTGAACGCCATCAGTACGACGCACTACAGCAAAAAAGTTCTGTTGCAAACGCAATCATTGATGGTGAAGGTATTGATGATAAAGGCGGAGTACCAATTACACTTAGCAGTCTCAGCAAACATCTAAAATCAACTAACGTATAGGAGCACAAATTGGTAACGCCAGTAGAAGTTTTTTTAAGCCGAGCAGAGTACAAGCAGGCAATAGATGTTGGAGTTGAGAGAAGTTTTAAGCATAGACATGAAGACGGCGAGCGCCTTGGAACTACTTACAGGACTGGACGAAAGCTTCCAGATATTGCAGGGGAGATTTTGGCTTGTATGGCAGAGCTAGCTGTTGCTAAATTTTATGAGACTGAATGGAACTCAGTCCCTTGGGATTTAAACATTCACTCAGATATGAAACGAGCCCCAGACGTTGAGCCTAACTTTGAAGTCCGCCGTATTAATGACCGCGGAGGCGCACTCTCACTTCGCCATGATGATGAGCGTTCTAAGGTAGCCGTGCTGGCTTATGTAGACTGGGAGAACTCACAAAAGGTTGTCTTGATAGGTGGAATCCTTGTTGCAGATGCTATGGACTTATCTGTTGAGTCTAGTAAAGCCGTTCAAGGCGACAATTACATTCACTTTACTAAAGACAATAACTACGTAGTTATGCAGGACGGGCTTTATGATGTCCGTACATTTGACCCTGTTTTAACAAAGAATCGCTAATAAACTAGGTATATGCCTAATGCACCCAAGACACCTACGCGCACCATCCGAGTCGCAGACGACCTATGGAAGTCCGTGCAGTACAAAGCCGCTAAAGATGGCGTTACAGTTACCAGTATTATTATTGCAGCCCTGGAAGCATACCTAAAAGATGAGTAAGCACCTAGACAAAATTAAAAAAGCTTTAGAACAACGAATTAGCTCGACGCCAAACGGTGCTGGCTATAAAAAACCTGGAAGCATGAATAAGAAAAAAACAGGCTACAGGGGACACAGGGCCAAAGGGGCCAATTGATTTGACAGCAGTACACCCAACGCATATTGTTGGGCATGAATCTAAGGGGGGTTCTTATGGATACTACACAAATCCAAGCATATATTCGACAGTACGCTGGTCTTAGAGACCAGCTTAAAGAAACAACAGAGCGTCAATCACAAATTAAAACACTACTGGAACAAGAAATTGATGCCAGTGGTGAGGTTGACGGCCGTGGTCACATAACTCTTGAAGTTGGGGATGAGACGGTTGGCGTCGCTTCTATTTCAAAACAAAAACGAGTTTCACAATCATTAGATATTGATGTCGCAGAGTCTTTATTAAAAGAAAAAGAACTTTATGATTTATGTATAACAATGGTTCCTCAGATTAACGAGGATGCAATCATGGCTTCTTACTATGAGGGCAAGTTGACAGAGGAGGACATTGACAAAATGTTCAACAAAAAAGTTTCCTACGCATTCCTTTTAAACAAGGGGTAAGTATGGAGAACGAGTTCATTGATGACTTGTTTGCTGACGTGGATAAGTTTTATCCCAACAGCAAACGTAAGCGTCGTGAACCTAAGCAGCAGGAGATTATTTCAACTGCTGGTTGGGATGCCAAACCTTACATCAAGACATTACCTAACGGATTAGATGTTGAGATGTTTACCATCGGGGCTTTGGCTAATGCGCTTGGTAGACCAATACCAACCATACGACTGTGGATGAAAGAGGGAAACCTTCCTCATTCACCATACAGACTCCCAACAAAAAAAGATGTACATGGCAATGACCACGCAGGTCGCAGGCTTTACACAAGGCCTATGATTGAAGTAGCCATGGAATTATTTACGAGGGCTGGACTTATGAACGGCAAACGTATAGAGTGGTCACAAAACCGTCAGGTATCAAAAGAGCTTGACGAGGCGTGGAGCAATCTACGCGAAGCCGACAAACTATCAAAGGAATGAAATGACAGCAAACACAGTACCATCTGCTGACAATTACATCGTTGAAGAGAGTGAATTCTCTGTCGATGAACGTCCAGCGCAAGCAACAAGCACATCATCAGTTGTTGCCTCAGGTTGGGATGCAGCCGACCTAGCAACACCACAGCAATCAGAAGGTTTTCCTACTGAGTACAAGCATTCTGAGCAACCACAGGTTGTAAAGTTCCTAGACCAAAATGGTCCATTTGCAGTATTCAAGTTGCACTTCTTAGCAGGGAAGCCTGGAAAGAAGTCTTACCTTTGCCTAAACACAAACGGTCAGACTAATTGCCCACTTTGCTCAGTACTACACCACAAGCCAGAAGATAAGAAAGCATTTTCTGTCGTTAATTTTTCTGCAGAAGGTGGTCCACAGCGTCAGATTCTTGTCGCAACACCACGTTTCTATAAGAACCTACACCTTGCTCATTTCTCACCACAGGGTCCTTTAACAAAGAACTACTGGTCAATTTCACGCACTGGCAAGATGCAAACAACCGTTTACCACATGCAGGCTATCAAAGCCCGTGACCTCTCAGAAGATTGGGCTCCGTTAAACGAGACCGATTGTGAGGCATTCGTTGCTACCGCAACACCATTCGAGGCTTCGCTTTACCGCGAAACACCGTATGCAGAACTTCTTGAGATTGCACAAGAACAGCTCGGTAGTTAACGTACAATAGAGAACACTGAAGAGGCTTCGGTTATCCCCTTTCTTGAAGCCTCTTCAGTCTATTAAGGGGAAATAGACGTGGCATTAATTCTTACAAAAGAAGCCTTGAATGAAATGGTTTCTTATTACCTAACACAAGATGCTTTTGCATTTGACGTTGAGACAATGGGTGAAGATGCCCTGTTGACTCCAATTAATACCGTTGTATGGATTACTTTATCTACTTATGGGCGCACAGATGTTATTCCCATGGGGCATCCAAACGGTGAATACGTAGAAACTTTACGCCCACTTACTGGTCAGGGACAAAAAAGAGTGGATGCTGGATTACCAGCACGCCCAAGTGATTATTCAGTAAGCGATAAGTTAGCAACTAAACTTTTTAGTGAGCCACCTGCGCAGCTTTTTCCCGCAGAAGTTTTTAACGCATTAAAACCTTTATTTTTTAACGAAAACATTTTAACTATTGGTCACAATTTAATCTTTGACCTTTGCTCTGTCACTAAATACTTTGGCGGTGATGTTCCAGTAGGTCCTTACTTTGATACCATGGTTGCTTCTTTTATTTATGACAATCGTAACAAAGGTCGTTGCAGTTTAGACGAATGCCTTAAACGAGAGTTGGGGTATGAGATGGTCAAGGGCGTTGGTAAAGCTATTAATAAGTTTTCTTTTTCTGAGGTTCAAAAGTACGCGTATTTAGATGCAAAGTACACATGGGAACTGTGGAAGAAGTTAATACCAAAATTGGAAGAGGCTAAAGTTACTAAAGTAATGGCACTGGAGATGGATGTCTTACGCGTTCTTTGCGACATGAAGTTAACTGGCGCCCTTATTGACCAAGTCTCTTTAAAGATTTTACACGACCAGTTAGAGATTGACATTGATTTAAAGCGTGCTGAGATTTATAAAGCAGCTGGCCGTCATTTTAATATTAACTCAATTCCAGAGCGTCAAGCTTTGTTATACAAGCCTAAGGCAGAGGGTGGTCGAGGACTAAAGACAACTATTATGACCGTTAAAGGCAAAGATAAAAAAATGAATTCCGAGCAAGAGATTATCTATACAGATTACTCTACTTCAGCTGAATCACTTGCCGAGAACGCTGGTAAAGACCCACTTGCCAAATTACTAGTTGAGTACGCAGATTTGAATAAGTTGATGACAACTTACGTAATCCCCTATCTTGGCGGAGATGTTACTAAAACAGTTAACGGAACTTCTAAAGTTGAGGTGCGCGAAAGCCTGCTTATCAACGGACGCATTCATTGTGATTTTGTACAGATTGGTGCAGAAACTGGACGTTTTTCTAGTAAGAACCCTAACCTTCAGAATGTTCCAAACCCAGCCACAGCTCATGGTAAAGCGATTCGCAATCTTTTTATTTCGCCCGAGGGGTACAAACTTATAGTTGCAGACTACTCACAGATTGAACCAAGAATAATTGCATCCATGTCAGGTGACCCAATTATGTTAGAGGCGTATAAAAATAAAGAAGATATTTATACTGCCGTTGCCAAGACAATGGGGGTTAACCGTGCCGCTGGTAAAACTTTGGTTCTTGCCATGGCCTATGGTGTTGGTCCAGACAAAATTGCACGCAGTGTTGGCTGTAAACTAAAAGAAGCACGTGAGCTTTTATCAGACTTTTCTGAGAAGTTTTCTTCTGTAGGTCTTTACAAACTAAAGGTTATTGGTATTGCTAAGAAGAACCGTTACGTTACGACCGTCACAGGTCGCCGTCGTTACCTTCCAGACATAGTTTCAAGGGACCGAGACCGCCAAGGTACTGCTGAGCGCCAAGCGTTTAACACTGTCATTCAGGGTACTGCAGCCGACATTATGAAAATTGCCATGGTCAGGGCACATAAAATGATTCCCAAAGAAGCTAGACTGCTTCTTACTGTTCACGACGAGCTTGTTACCATGACCCCAGAACATTTGACCGATGTAACCGTTAAGGCAATTAGAGATGCCATGGAGGATATTCACATGTTAAAGATTCCTTTAATTGCAGACATCACCGTTGTTGACCGTTGGGGAGAGGCAAAATGAGTCGTTTATTTGATTGGTTTAAAAAGAAAAAAGACCAAGAACCTTTATTTGATTTAGAAAGTGCGCCAGAAGCAGAGTTTCTTGCTGGTACTACTTTAATGCGTTGGTATTTATACGACCTAGACGTTGCAAATCCAGAAGCATTGGCAAGCCGTTTAGCGCTTCCATATATTAGTGAAGAAGGCTCTGAAAAAGAAAAACAAGATAGTGATATTCGCATGAGCCTAGTAGAAAACTATGAGCCTTTTATAAAAATGATGGCTGAGATAAGTGGAACTGTTATTAACAAAATACAAGACGAATACTTTGAAAACCATCTTAGGGACCACTTTCCAGACGTAACCGAGGAAGAAATTGTTTCCCTGAGGGAAGTTAGGGCTGAGAACGCAGAGTTTTTTGACCAAATAGGTTTTGCAGCAGCGTTATTTACGTTATCCGTAGGCTTTCATGTAGGATTATTCCTTCCAGGACCCGTACTACAAACAAAGGAAATAGATGAGCTCTAATTGGTGGGCAAGCAAACTCGGTGGTCAACCAACCACCACATCAGCACCAGTACAGGCATCCCCTCAGTACCAGATGCCACAGTCACAACCTGTCCCAATGCAACAACCTCCATTCATACCATCACAGCAACAAGTATCTCGTTGCCCTGGTTGTGGTAGTGGTAACTATGGCGGAACAACTGAGTCCCGCCCACGTTGCTACGATTGCGGGTATCCAATCCAACAATCAGGTAGCGGTGTTGGTAAGGGAATTACAGGCGGACCACAAGCAACAGGTCCAACTCAAGCAGCAGTACAAGTGCCAACGGGCGGTTGGAATCCACAAGGAATCATTGGACGTATTGAATAATGAAAACATCAGGAGCGTTACTAAAAGCAATTAACAGTATTAATAAGAAGTTAGGCGATGACACAATTGTTAAAGCTTCTGATGTTCGTAAAGACGTGGCAGCTCGTTTTCCAACAGGTTCGTTAGCACTAGATTGCGCTCTTGGTGGCGGTTGGCCAGTAAATCAATGGCATGAATTAGTTGGAGAAGCCAGTAACGGTAAGACAGCTATTGCTTTAAAAACTATTGCAGCTAATCAAAAGCGAGACCCCGATTTCACCACCGTGTGGGTAGCAGCTGAACAATGGGTGCCATCATATGCAGAAATGTGTGGGGTAGATACTTCCCGTGTATACGTCATAGCAGATAACAGACTAGAGGAGGCTTTAGATGCCGTTGTTGAAATCGTTCAAACCAAGGATGTGGATTGCATTGTTGTTGATAGCCTTCCTGCCCTCGTTCCTAACGCAGAAGATGAGAAAGAAATGGGCGAAGCAACGGTAGGTCGTGCCGCCCTTGGACTTAATAAGTTTTGGAGAAAGATTGGTAAGGCGTCACGTAGAAGCTTGGTTCATGAAGAGAGACCATTTATTGGCCTCATGGTCAACCAGTGGCGTTCAAAGATTGGGGCATATGGAGACCCTAGAACAACCCCTGGAGGCCAAGGCAAAGACTATGCCTATTTCACACGTTTAGAGATTAAACGCGATGACTGGATTAAACAGGGCACAGGTTCTGACGCCCCAAAGGTTGGGCAAACCATCAAAGTTAGAGTGTTAAAGAACAAGACAACAGCACCTCAACAGGTAGCCATGTTGGACTTTTATTTTTCAAACACAGAGAGATTTGATGCTGGAGATTTTGATTCAGCTAAAGAAATTTTGGCGCTAGGTATTATCAACAAAGTCATTGTCCGAGCAGGCGCTTACTATCGGTATGCCGAGCGTCAATGGATGGGGCAAGATGCTATGCTTGCGTCATTGAGGGAAGAAATTGACCTCAAAGAGACACTGGAGAAGGACGTTCTAAACAGCGTTCTGTTGAGCTCAAAGTATGTTGCTGATTCTTCCGATGAAGAGTAAGGGACAGAAAGAGTCAAAGAAACACGAGGTACGACTCGCTAAAGAAATCGGTGGGAAACGAAACGCTGGGAGTGGCGCTTTCTGGAGTCGGAAGGGTGATGTTAGAGCCGCTAATGTTCTTATTGAACATAAGTGGACTGGCAAAACTCAATTTACCGTCAAAGCGGTAGAACTTGAGAAGATAGTTACAGAAGCAATTCTGGACCATCGCACACCCGTCCTCGGATTCCATCTCAACGGTGAAAACTATGTGATGCTTACTGAAGACGATTTCCTTGAGTTCTACCATAAACTCCAGGAGCATCTTAATTGTACAAAGGCGACGAGCTAGACCGTTGGGAAAATCATGCTAAGTGTCGAGGGTTAGATACAGAACTTTGGTTTCCACCCAGAGATAAAGCAAAATATAAAGACATTGCCGATAAAGCAAAGGCTATCTGTCTAGGTAAGGATGGTAAACCTGAATGTCCAGTGCGCAAAGAGTGTTTGCTCTACGCGCTTAAAATGGACGAACAACACGGTATCTGGGGTGGGTTAAGCCACAGAGAGCGCAACGCTTTACAACGTAAGGCAACTCGTAATAAGATGTCTGTTAAGGAATGGATATCAAACAACTAAAGGGGAATCATGTCAGTCAAACCATCCAGCACTATGAAGAAGTTCTTAGAGGCGGGTAAAGCAGATACTCGAGTATTAGGTAAAGCTGAGCGCCACATTCTTAGTCGACCACTTGATACATCACGTAGAACAGATGTTTTGCACCCATCAGAAATGTCTAAGGTAGCTACATGGTGCCACCGTGCATCTTATTTTCAAATTTTAGGTTACGCCCCACCACCACGTAAGACACGTATTGGCTTGCAAACTCAGATGGTGTTTGACGAGGGACATTACATTCACGCTAAATGGCAAAAACTTTTTGCTGAAATGGGGATTCTTTACGGTACTTGGAAGTGTTGGGTTAAGGGTTGCACAGGCCGCGAGTGGGGTATGCCTTATCCAGAGTGCCCTAATGGTCACGGACTAATGGAAAACTACGCAGAAGTCCCATTGTCTTACGCACCTTTACACTTTGGAGGTCATGCCGACGGTTGGATTGTTGGTTGCGGTGAGGGCATGCTGCTTGAAATTAAATCAGTTGGTGAAGGAACTTTTCGTTGGGAAGCACCAGAGATGCTTTACGATAACGATAATGATATTAAAAAAGCTTGGAAAGCTTTAGAGACTCCTTTTGCAAGTCACATTTACCAAGCACAAATTTATTTAAAGTTGCTTGAATTAATTGATAACCCAGATGCACGCGAGCATCCAATCCCTCAACAGATTTTGTTTTTGTACGAGTCAAAGGCAACCCAGGAATATAAAGAGTTTGTTATTCCCAAATCAGACTTTGGCATTACGGAAATTTTTGATGCCTGTCAGGTAATTGCCGATTGCGTTAAAGCAAAGTCAGCCCCAGCGTGTAACGTTAAGGGCTCAGAACTGTGCTCATCATGCAAAGGTTACCTATGATTACGCTGAAGACAGGGCCTGGTAGTAAAGCTGTTGTTGAGGATTTAGTTCAACAAGGCTACGGCCCCTCCACAGCATTTAATGATTCAGTCCCCCGCCTCCCACAAGACTTAACCGAAATATCAGACCAGGATTTAATGTCTTTGTTTCAAGTCTTTATTGAGTACAACAATTTTATGCTGCTTCAGCTGTCCTGCGCTCGCGTAGATGAGGAGACAGCACTTAAGCTGTTAGAAAAGGCCCAAGCAAAAATTTTGGTTGAAGCCCCCAAAGGCGAAACAGTAGCCAAGACAAAAGCAAAAATGATTTTAGACACTGGCCTTGAACTAATGGATTCAGATTATCAAGTTCGCCATAATTATCATGAAATTCTTAAAAGTATGCAAGCTGGCGTAGCCGAAAGCACCAAGGTTGTTAGCCGTGAAATTACCCGTAGAACTTCAGGAAGTTTTAACTCTAAACAGCGCATGATGACATGAAAGTTTTTTATAAAGGCGTTGTGGACGAACATCCAGTATTTCTTGGGATTGACCAGTCCTACAGTGGTTTTGCAATAACAGCTTATGTAAACGATGAAAACTATTATACTGAGGTATATAAATCTGATAAACGCGGGATAGAACGTTTACGTGACATTCAATCACATGTAATGAACTGGCTTCACGAATTTGACAACATTTCAGATGTAGCAATGGAGGGCTATGCATTTGGCTCACAAATGGCTAACATGCTTGGAGAACTTGGTGGCATGGTCAAGTTAACATTGTTAGATTTTGGCATTTACCCTTTAATAGTTCCCCCAACTAGCCTTAAAAAGTACGTAACTGGTAAAGGAAATGGGATTTCTAAAAGTCAGATGCTTTTGTACGTGTATAAGAAATGGGGCGCTGAGTTTACTGACGATAACGCAGCAGATTCCTATGCTTTAGCAAGACTGGTATCTGGCAAACATTCAACCGAGTATGAAAAAGAAATTTACGGCAAGCTTTCGGACCCTAAATTTAGGGAAAAGTAGTGAACCTTCCCAAGCCTGATTCGGTCAATTTTTCTGGCATGTCTATTAAAGACCAAAATAAATACTACGCCCGACACGTTCGTGGATTAATCACATTTGTCCTACAACAATCAGATTTTCCTGATAAGTTTCGCGATGCATTAGAAACTATAGACGATTACACATTTTACTTGTGTGACGAGATTGGGACGGGATTCATGGAAGAAGATAACTTTTGCGAAGATAAAGGCTGCGATGGCGTTTGCGATTGCGGTAACGGTACGGTTACTATTGAGCCATGGGAACAACAAGAGCCGTTAGAAGAAGATGAATGATTGAAGATTCCGACAAAAATGAATTTTTTATTTGGCTTAACAACGGAATAGCTCGAGGTTGGGTAACAGAACCTTTCTGTTGTACTCATGATGGCGGCCCCATAACAGATGAAGAATACGCAGCAATGGACGAAGGCGACGATATCTGTTTTTCACACATTAAAATACTGGAGGACTAAATGGCATACGCATTTGCAGGAACAGCTAAAAAAACATCTGACAACGATTTACGTCAAAGTGGGTATATGACACCCGATGAGTTTGTTGACGCACTAACGCCAGGTTTAAAAGAATACATGAACAGTAATTGGGGCCGAAACGGTCAGCTAATGCATCCTGAAGATTTGGCTACAACAGCTTCAATTTACATGGAGGTCGCATATCGAGTAATAGCCGATATGTATACAGCGTGGCAAAACCAATACGACAACTAAAACCAGATTACTCGGGCAACCTTGACCACGCAGAAGAGGTTCGCCATGAGTGCTGTTGTGGTTCATTTTTGTGGACTTTGAAGGCTAGTTTTGATGATTATGAGCTAGCTTCATACTTTATAGATATGGAGTGTGCAGTTTGTGGCAGCTTTGCCAAAGCCCCAACACCCCTAGATAAACCTTTTTAACCAGACATAAAAAATTGTTGTTGTCATACTAATAGTCCAAACACTAGGACTACAAAAAGGACCACAATGACATCGGACATCAAAGATAACGCCGAACAGTTTTTACGGGTATCGGCTAGCTCAAATCCTCAATCAGTAGCATCAGCTATAGCTCATAGCATTTATGACACCAAAACAGCCAAGATTCGCGCAGTAGGCGCAGGAGCTGTAAATCAAGCAGTTAAAGCAATTGCGATTGCCCGTGGCTACACCGCGCCACGAGGAATGGACTTAATTTGCATCCCTGGTTTTGCAAGTATTGAGAGCCATGATGGTCAAATTAGTGCCGTTGTATTTGCCATAGAGGTACGTTAAGACTGTATTTTTCTGTAAAAAACCCTATTCTGTATTAAACCTTAGGCCAAAGGAAACCAAATGAAAAAAGATTCAACAAAGAATCCAAACACATTAGCAACGGAGCATGCTCCAGACATTGCTACAAATGTGAAAGCACCAAAGCCTGAAAAAGGCAAGCTTATGAAAAAGGGCAACACTGCATCAGGTGGAGCAACAGGAGTAGCTGGCGGGCGCAAGCACGGCGGTAAATTAACTTCAGGCGCACGTTACGGTATCAGTGTTAAGTTGTCAGGTGGCACAGCTCCAGAAGCTGGTGCAACACAGAGCAACGGACGCATCATTGCCCCTTCAATAAACCGCACACGTCCTAATTTTCAGGACGGTATGGCTGGCGACACAGCCCGATAAAAAATGCCTAGCGCACATCAAAATGTTCAGTCGCTAGGTGCTGGTGGTTTATACGGAACTAACACTACTTACGGTGGTGGCGGAGTCCCAGTTGCTCGTTCAGAACTTGACTTCCTTCGCTTAGGTGTAGGTAGAGAACCTTCCGCAGAATACCCAGACGGCTATCTAGGAACAATCCGCTCACGACGCGACGACCGCGGCCGTGCTAATAGTGGTTCCGAAAGACTTTTACAAGGCGTACAAACACGCGTAACACAGCGTAGTTATCAACGTGGAGTTCATCGCGGCGAGCGCATTGACCAATCAGATTATTACTATCCAGATAACTTACGACCTGACCGTGGCATTAAACGTCAGATGCGTAGTGCACAAGTAGGAAACGTGTGGCAAAGCAAACGTAACGCTATCAATCCTGATTTAGTGCCAGCACCACACTTAGTAAATGATGGAAAAGCAGGACCAGCAGCAAAAGGTTCTGCACCAGGTGAAATCGACAAACGACGTGCAGACCAATGGGCACGCATGAGACCGAACGCGAGATAACTATGTTAGGTAAAGCATTAGGTATGGCAGCTAAAGGTGCTGTTGCAGGTGTCAAAGCAGCAAAAGCTGGTGGTGATGCACGAGCAGTTACTAAAGCATCAATTCATGGTGCAGGAGTTCCACAAGTAGGTGGAGCCGTAGATAAAGCTGTTGACTGGGGATTCAATAATGCCCCTATGGCTATGGACGCAGCAAAACGTCAAGCACCAGTTATTGCAGACCGTGCAAAAGGAATGGCACAAGGAATTTCAGATAAGTTGCGCGACGGAACAACTCCTAAACCTTTGGATTGGTAGTAAATGCCAAACATGCCAGACGGTGTTTATAACCGTAAACCTTGGGTAGCACCACTTGAATCCGCATACCCGCCGCAAGAATATCTTGGACCTTTTGCAAGCAATCAAGAACGCCTTCTATCTCAAGCGCTTGCTTCCCAGACTATGTTAGATGCGGAAATACAAGAATACGTGCGACCACCACTTCCACAAATTGAACTTTTCCCAGCTCGTTATGGGTATGTCACCACAGAGTACGGAATTAATGACATCATTGAGGTATCAGGACGGGTACCGCAGCGTAATGAGACTGACTATAGCCAGACTCCTAACACCCAGGAATCCACTAGCCGTAACACTCTAGGAGGTTCAATCTAATGGCGATTGACGACCCCCGCCTGATGACAGACTCCACAGGAGAAGGTATGGCAGGAGCCACTGACGTGCGCTACTCCACACAACAAGAATTAAAACGAACCATGTACAACGGTTCCAAGTCTTGCAAGAATTGTGGTTACTCAATGACTCCAGTTCAAGCATTACTAAAAGATTTATGTCCATCTTGCACTAGACGTAGTGCACAGAACCGAGTGAAAGGCCGAATGGCATGACAGTACGCAAAGCACGCTCAGAGAACGCATCAATGTTGGAGGGCGCAACTGACGGTAAGTACCGTAAGCGTCGCCCAAATACAACAGTTGCACCAGGAATGGGTGACCAAAAGGTTGTACAAAACCGTCAAGGTCTACACCCATACATGAACTATGGCTTCATTAACAGTGAAGAACCAGCAAAGGTTAATCCAGGAGCATAACCATGGCTGTTAAAGACCGTGCCAACGACCCTAAGCGCGTACCAAAAATAAAAGTTGAAGGTGCGGCAGGTCCTAAAGCCAAAAAGTTTAATGGCGGTAAAAACCGTGAAAAGTTTATTGCTGATGTGCAAACAGGAAAAGTCGACAAAATAGGTGCAGGTGGTACGTGGACAACACAACCATCTGATTTATATTCAGTTCCACGTAGTGAAACAGGTTACGTTGGAAAAGTTACCCGTAGAGGAAGTGCAGCTAATGGCTAAGAAACCAACCCCACCAATTTCGTTTCCACGTGAAAAAGCTGAAAAGCCTGCACCAAAAGGAAAAGTAACTGTTGCCCGCCCTGGCAGTAAAGAAGCCAGAGCTATTGCTGGAAAAAGCCAAGCAAAGCTAATTGGCTTAACCGCACCAGCCGATAGCGAGAACACACCTCAGCATAAGCAAAACAAGCGTGACGGCTTTACAACAAACGTTCGCACTCACGGTGCACCAAAGTATGTATCTAACAGCTTGGGTAAAGGTACACAAACTGTACGCCCAAGCGACGCTCAACTAGAAGGACACCAATCAGTTGGAGCAGAAGCAAGTCGTTCAGCCGAACTTCCTAAAGGCAAGAACAATCCAATTTTTACTGCTGGCTCACCAGAACAAAAAGCTGCTAACGCTCACCACGATGACCCAATGTCGAAATCAACAAGCCCACTATTGCGCGAAAAATATCGCAAAATGGCTGACTTAACACACAAATTTGTTTCATCTACTAAGCCAGCAGAAAAAGAAGCTCACCGTGCAGCTTTTCACGCTTTGAGCGGTGGTAAGCGTACTAATGGTCTTGCTGGCCCGTGTTCAACAGGTGGTTGCACCCGCACAACCGATAGCAACACTGGCTCCTGTGAAGGCGGAAAATGTAATGTTGAAACACCTGCATCCGTAGGAGCTCGTCCAAGAGGATAACTGCTAGACTGCATTACCCCGTAACACTAATAGGAGCATAAATTGGCAGATATTAAAGACATAGCTCATAAAGAGTTAAAAGAACCACAGATTCGATTGCTTGTTTGTCGTACCTGTAAATCAGCCGAAGAACTGCCAGACCACGAAGGTCGACCAGAAGACGACGTACTACTTAACATCACTGTAGAGCGCCATCAAAAACCAGAACCACACGTAGGTTTACTATTTAAATTTCCAGTCAAGTACTGGGCTCGTAAAGACGTAAAAGAATCCATCATGAAGCAAATTCAAGAGGGGTCCTCGGGTCTTGACGTATTTGGTACTAACTTCTATGAGACCAAATCAACTTTCCAAGAAGACGCTATGAAGTGTTTTAGCCTGCACCTTCGCCCATCAGCGGGTTGTTCAGATTACAAGGTAAGCAGCAAAGAATTAAAACCTGGAACAGAGAAAGACCGTCGTAAAGAAGGCCTTGGTGCCAGCACAGCAGCAAAGGTTTTCTTATGTGACTTCTGCCCAGCCAAGATGCATTACCAAAAGAAATCGTTTGACTCCAAGGGATTATTTAAATGATTCAAGCAGAAACAGCTTTTATTGTTATTAAATCACAAGACGGTACCTATACGGCTATCACTGACCTTCAAGCTGAGCTAGAGGTTACCCGCCCAGCTTCAGAGTTAGATGTCAAACGAGCCAGCCGAGAGCTAGCCGAAGCTGTCCAATTGAAGGATATTGCCCGAATTGTCGCATCTGTAATGACACAATCACCCCCAGATGATACTTCCAAAGTTGCCAGCGCTGTGAGACAATCGTTGTTGGAGAAGGGCCTTCTCCAGTAGCTACAGGGGGCAAAAATGTTTGTAGAGATGACTTGCAATTGTGGTGCATCATTTCAAATGGATGTTGAGGCAGAAAATACTGTTTTGATGTTTGCACATAAATTTACAACTTCACACGAGTTGTGTGGATACATGACGCCAACGGCTTCAGACGTTTCTGAAAAAACAAAGCGGTATGATATTAGTTACCGCGAAAGAAAGAACGAGCCAGAGGAGATGTAGTGGATTACTACGAGGTGTTGGCCAACAAGGCGACTCCCGTAGAGTCACAACCTGGTGAGACGTCGTATTTCAGCGAGCCAGCAGCTGGCTTAGACCCACGACTATTTAGAAACGAGCGCCTGATTCCAGGGATTCGCTCAGCTATTTTATCTACCGCTTTCACCTACCTGTCCAGAGATTTTCAAGACCCAGAGTCTTGGTCCAATGTCTGGCTTGCTGGTTCTGGCGTATCTCGCCAATGGGCCGCCCATCGAGCCCCAGCAGATTTAGATTGCCTTATTGGAGTCGACTACGTAGCTTTCCGTCAATCTAATCTAAAGTACGTAGGTTTCAGCGACCAAGAGATTGCTTCAACCCTCAACGAAGGGTTTAGCACAGAGTTAAATAAAGATACATCTAATTTTATGGACACTTACGAATTAACTTTTTATGTAAATGTTCGAAGCAACATTGTCGACATTAAACCTTACGCAGCTTATTCACTTACAGCAGATGATTGGACTGTTACACCAGTTACCCAGCTACCAGCCCGCAAAAAAGATTGGGACCAGCGCGTAAGTGGTGATACTAATTTAGCATTAGCAATCATTGGTCGCTACCAGTCAGCTTTAAATACAATTACAGCAGCACAAAACGATTCAGCAAGACGAAATGCAGAGGTGGCGTTAAAACTATCCATTTCACAAGGAGCGGCTTTATTTGACGAGATTCACCAAGGGCGCAAAACAGCATTTAGTCCATCAGGTGAGGGTTATTTAGACTATGCAAATTACCGATGGCAAGCTGGAAAAGAAAGTGGTAGCGTTCCAGCACTAAAACAATTAAAAGAAATTTCTAAAGAGACACAAAAAGAATTTGATGTTATGACCTACGGAATTGAGCTACCTGATGCTAGTGTTCTTATCCGCAGGGCTATAACAGGTCGCTAGTTTTAATTAAACGGAGCATAACATGGGTGTATTGATGTCAGTTGATGGTGTACTGCGCAACCCTATTAATAACGCCCCAATCCGTGAAGGTTTTTATTTATACCACCTTTTAAAATCACAGACTAAAGTTGTATTTTTATGTGATGACAGGGCATTTACGGATACTTTTTTACGGACAAATAAAGTTATTAACTTTGATGCAATTGAGTCCACAGAAGATTTAGCACCTGGGGAAGACGCAATGATGCGATTAATCAAACGTCAAAGAGCCCAAGGTGCAGTTGAGTATGTAGTAACAGCCGACCTTTCCCTAGTTACACCCATGTTAGAGGCAGGTATAGCAGCTTTAGCATTTTGTATTCCAAGTTATTTAGACCATAAGTTTATGCCAGACAGCCGAGAAGGTAAAAAAACTTGGGGAGAAATAACCGCTGAGATTGAACGCCAACAAGACATGCTGGCACAGGATGGCCGTTTGTGAGGCTGATTTACCTAGGAGCTGAGGTCCCATCTAATAGAGTTATCCTTGAAGAAGCTGGTGCTACCTATATGGGAGTCAGCTATCACCGTTTAGTAAAGCGGGGATTGCCAAAGACAAAAGCGTATTTATTAGAAAACTACTTTAATAATGCCACCAGCATATTTGTTCATGCTGGCGTTCCAAAACACGCCAAAATGACACAGGATGAACTAACCGCGTTTGCCGCTGATTACGAAGAATTTATCATAGAGAACATACACAGGATTACCCTGTTTACAGAGTTCGACCACCCAGGACTAAGTACAGATTTTATACAGAACCAGCGAAAAACCGTTTGGGCTGGAATGCCTCCATCTAAGTTCTTGCCCGTATGGCAAAGCGCTACAGGGCTTAACGGGTTAAAACAATTAGTCAATAGCTATCTAGATATTGGTATTCGTGGAGAAGATATAGAGGAACAGACCAGCCTTGCAGGGATAGTACAATCCAACATCCAACAACACGGTTCTAGATTCCATGCCATAGGCTGTGCTAAACCCGACAACTTACGAAGTGTTAAGGTCGAAACCGCTAGCAGTATGGCGTGGCTATCACCCATGATGCGAGGCGAAACCATTGTGTGGGACGGTGGCAAAATAGTTCGATACCCAAGCAAAATGAAAGAGCAAGCTCGTCCTAGATACAAAGCGGTGTACGACAAAGCTGGGTTAGACTACGACAAGATAATTGAAGACGACGCTAAAGAAGTATCCAAGTTAGCAATATGGTCATACGACCAGTTAGAGTTAAGGTTGATGATGACTGGAAATAACGGGAACATATCAGATATGAACGAGTGGGATGAAGTGGAGCAAAGTGGGGAAACTACCCCCGCTGTATCTGATAGGAGTGGGGTGCCGATGCGGAAAGTTGAGCCACGAAATCCTGACGAAATGGGCAACTTACCAGTGTTTGGATACGCCCTAGATACCACGATAAGTAACGAAGGAGTCATTGAAGATGTCACTACAATCCATTCGCAAAGTAGTAGTTTGCGCCAGTGTAATACTTGTTTCGTTGCAAGTAATTGCCCAGCTTATAAGGTAGATAGCGCATGTGCATTTAAGTTACCAGTAGAAGTAAAGACTAAAGAACAACTAAAGAGTTTGATTAATGCAGTGATTGAAATGCAGGGTCAACGCGTTGCTTTTATGCGATTTGCAGAGGAAATCAACGGTGGATATGCAGACCCTAACGTTTCGCAAGAGATTGATAGGCTGTTTAAACTTATAAAAGTAACTAAAGAATTAGACGATTCACGCGAGTTTATTCGTATGACCGTGGAGCGACAAGGAGGCGCTGGTGTGCTAAGTTCCATCTTCGGAGACAAAGCACAAGCGCTTAGAGAACTACCAGATGGTGGTCTAAATGAAGAGCAAACTACCAAAATTATTAAGCAGGCAACAGAAGAATAACACTTAGAACATATCAGATAGGAAGGGGATAAGAAAGCAGAAAAAGCATCGGCGCTTGCCTATGTAATACAGCTATACTAATCAACCAATCCCGCACTCAACCAGCGGGATTTTTACTTTACGCGATGAGGATAATGATGACACTTTCTTTTAGATTGGCTGATGATTTTATTTCTACCTATACTGGCAAGAAGGTTCCTTGGGGATACCAAGATGCCGCTGGTAATTCGGTAGGGGAGATTACTTTCCTTAGAACCTATAGCCGATTGAAAGAAGATGGAACCAAAGAAACTTGGGTAGATGTATGCCAGCGAGTAATCGAGGGTATGTATTCTATTCAGAAAGACCATTGTAAGACTAGCCGTCTTCCATGGAATGATTCAAAAGCTCAGGCTTCAGCCAAGGAAGCGTTTGACCGCTTGTTCAATTTAAAGTGGACACCACCTGGCCGAGGACTATGGGTAATGGGAACCGCGCTCGTTAATGAGCAGAAGAACTCAGCAGCACTACAAAACTGTTCGTTTGTATCAACAGGCGACATGACCAAGGTCAATCCAGCTAAGCCGTTTGCTTTTCTCATGGAAGCATCCATGCTTGGAGTAGGGGTTGGCTTTGACGATAAAGGGGCAGACAAGGACTTCACAATTTATGAACCACAACCAGACACAGCCCCCATCCTCATCCCCGACACCAGAGAGGGCTGGGTTGAATCAACAGCGACCCTCATCAATGCCTTCCTCAAGCCAGATTGCAAGGCTCCAGTATTTGATTACAAAGAAATACGCCCAGCAGGCGTCCCAATCAAAACATTTGGTGGAACTGCCGCAGGGCCAGAACCGTTAATTAGACTACATGACTACATCCGTGGGATATTCAAGGGCCGCGCAGGACAAAAGCTTACCCGTGTAGATATCGCGGACATAGGAAACCTTATCGGTGTATGTGTAGTGTCAGGCAACGTTCGCCGTTCAGCAGAGTTGTTAATGGGTCGCTTAGATGACAAAGATTTCCTTAACCTCAAGAACAGCAAGGTATTCCCCGAGCGCAATTCCTACAGTAAGAAGGCCCCAGGCTGGGCATGGATGAGTAATAACTCTGTGTCTGTCAATGTAGGAGATGACATGAGCCATATTGTTGATGCTATTGCCCTCAATGGTGAGCCAGGAGTTATTTGGATGGATGTTACTAAGAAGTACGGACGTCTTATTGACCCTATCAACAATAAAGACCACCGCGCTTCAGGATACAACCCATGTGCAGAACAGAGCTTAGAATCCTATGAATGCTGCACGCTGGTCGAAACCTACCTAAACCGCCACGACAACCTTGAAGACTATAAGCGAACACTTAAGTTTGCCTACCTCTATGCCAAGACTGTTACCTTGCTTCCTACACATTGGGAAGAGACCAACGCAATCATGCAACGCAATCGCCGTATTGGTACCTCAATGTCAGGCATTGCAAACTTTGCAGACCGAGTTGGCTTACCTGCTTTGCGTGAGTGGATGGATGGTGGATACAACACCGTACAGGCATACGACAAGACTTACTCAGAATGGCTAGGCATCCGTGAGTCAATCAAGACCACAACAGTAAAGCCATCAGGAACGGTATCAATCTTGGCTGGAGAATCCCCTGGAGTCCACTGGACAGTGGGGGGTCAGTTCTTCTTGCGAGCTATCCGTTTTGCTAACTCTGACCCAATGCTTCCGCTATTTAAAGCTGGTAACTATACTGTTGAGCCCGCCTCAGAATCACCTGAGACAACTTCAGTTGTGTTCTTCCCAGTAGAGTCAATGGCTTTGCGTTCTGAGAAAGATGTTTCTATCTATGAGAAGGCCTCCCTTGCTGCAATGGCACAACGCCACTGGTCAGATAACTCCGTGTCAGTAACAGTATCTTTTGATGCAAAGAAAGAGAAAGAAGCAGTAGGCACAGTTCTTCACATGTTTGATGGACAACTTAAAACTGTTTCATTCCTACCTATGGGCAACGATGTTTATCCACAGATGCCATATACCCAGATAGATAAGGCTACCTTTGAGGAATATAAGTTAAAGCTTATGACCCTTGATTTTACCGATGTCTATGCTGGTATGGCTGCTGATGCAATCGGTGAGAAGTATTGCTCAACTGATTTCTGTGAGGTTCCAAAAGCTTGATTTATCCAAACTCTAACAGTGAAGCTGGTCAGGAATCATTTGTTCTGACCAGCCTTCACGGTAAGCGCAATGGTTTCTACGTTGAAGTAGGAGCCTTTCATTCTAAGATAACTAGTAATACTTACTTGCTAGAAAAAGAATTTGATTGGAAAGGGGTTGCATTTGAAATTCTCCCCGACTGCGTTGCTGAATACAATGCCAATCGTGGTAACCCATGTATTGAAACAGACGCCACAACTTTTAATTACTTAGCGTATTTTCAAGCTAACAACGTCCCAAAGCGTATAGACTATTTGCAATTAGATATTGAGCCAGCAAGTAATACCCTTCTAGCACTAAAACAATTGCCTTTGCAAGACTACCGTTTTAATGTAATAACTTTTGAACATGACCTTTACTACTCTCCCAACAACCTTGCCATCAAAGTAGAGCAACAAGAAATACTAAAAAGTTATGGATACAAACTTGCTGCCGATAATGTTCAAGTAATAGTTGCTGGTTACCCGCCTAGGGAATTTGAAGACTGGTGGCTTGACCCTACCTACAATAATTACAGTAGTTAGGGACTCTTAAATTATCAGGATGGGTAATATATAATTTACCGCAATGATAACAAAGCACTTGCACGGTAGAGCTATCTCCCCACTGCATTTCTGCAAAATACATGGGCCAACGAAACTTAATTTTTCTCATTTATAAATTTTCCTTTGTCTTCGTGAGGAGTAATGACCCCAAAACACTGTAGATAATCTTGCTTTATCATTCATAATCTTTTCTTCTTCTTCTCCGCCAATAACAATAGATTTCCAATTGTCTCGCTTGACTGGAAACACTTGAAACATGGCAGTTCCTTTAGGGATAATGCCAGTGAAATCTTCTCTAATCATAAACGGTGCATTAGCATCTGTTTTTAATATGTCTGTATCAACATAGCCAGTCAATGTCTGTATAGGTAAATCAGGATGTCCGTATGGGTGAGTGAACACTGAGGAATATCCTTTTGGAGTTCTTATAATCCAACCATGTTGAAACTTAAATACTTGTTTTGCAAACCCTGGAGGAAAATCAAAATGAGAAATTTGAGCAACATCCCACTCCGCCCAGATATTTGCTTCTTCTGGCATGTTCATAGTTTGCAATATCTTTTTTCCATTTGGCCCATCGGTTACCATAATGTCTGCCCAAAGCTCCACTATGTAACCTAACGCATAAGAATCAAAGATTGGAGCACACGACTTCACCGTTGCAACAGGATGTTTCAATCCTTCAAGGTTTGCATACTTACTTATACTCTTATAGTTCTCATTCATTACTTTGATGGCAGACTTGGGTTTGTGCGCTACCGCACCAATGTATTTGTTGGTAGCACTAAAAATTATCTTTTTGTACATTCTCTTTTACCCAATCTTCTAGCCAATCAACTAAGTCTTCTACCTCAACACTTTTGCCAAACTCTTCAACCAAGTCCCCGTATAGATAATCATCAATTACATATACAGGCAAGCTATTAATCGTCATCGAAGTCATCATCATCATCTATCCATTCATCAGGGTCTACACTGGGGCTTGGATTGCCCCAATCGGGGTTGGGAACAATAGGTTCAAACCCGCTCATCAAAACCCCTCAGTCTCCTGTTTTCTCGTTGAAGGTAGACATTCTCTCTCCAAAACAAGCACATGACAGTTACAGAGCCACCAAGGGCTATAAGAATAGCCAGCAGGTCACCAGTTGTAAGTATCATGCGTCTACTCTTACCTCTGAGTAACCAGTAACAGTGTTGTTATCTTCCGTTACTTCCCACTTAGGGCGCTTGGCAGATAGCAATACGGCTTTCTTCTTTGCCTTTGGTAGCGACTTCCATGCTGATTTGTGCGCCACAAAAATACTGCCTTCGGCATCTTTCTGAGTAAAGCTTAGAAGCCATGCACCACCGTCTTCAAGGTTCTTGTCGATAATGATGTGATTGAACATAGATTTCTTTCTAGCCATTGTATTACTCCTCTATTTGGTTTCCGTTTTCGTCTTGGTAAGTAACATAGTTATCGCTTCCAAAGTCCTCAATAACCCAGTCTTGAATAAACTCTAATACATCCTTTATCGTTGGTTCGCTTTCAGGTTCCCACGCTATCATTTCTTGAACGATTTGTTCAACATCGTATGATACTACGCGCATGACATTTATTTCTTTAGGCAACGCGGTTTGGGTTGGTTCTATCTGTGCCATGGCGCTTCCCCACTTTCGATTACCTGTTTTGCTATGTCATTGACCGTTGGTTCAGGCACATCTTCTTTGCACTTGTGATGGTTGTCGATACCTGTTTCGATAAGGTCTCCACACCAACTGCACAATGGTATTTCTCTAATTGTCATCGTTGCTCTCCATGTCATCGTTGCTCTCTTTGAAGTCGTCCTTGCATGAAGCACACCATTTACCTTCGGCATACTCCTTCTCGTTGCTCTCACATATTTCGCATAGTTCCATCACGCACCAGCTTTCTCAGTATTGTTATCTACCGCTTTGGCTTCTTCTTCGCAGTTTGGACATCCATACTCATCACTATTCCAATCATCTTTAGGATAAGTGGCAAAATCAGTATCACACTGATTACAGCGCATTTCATAGAAGCGGATAGTTTCGCTCGTTCCTGCTTTGTAGACTTCTTCCCCACCCCAGCCACCTTCCTCTTCATAATCGTTGTTGATAACTACATTGGGATACTGTCGTGATAGTTCTAGCAACACTTGGTAAGGCTGACCCCACGCAGTATCGAATCGGTAATAGAGACGGTTATCTTCCTCATCTTGTAGCGATGTATCTGAGTCACCAGTGTTATCAGGACGGGCAACATCCCATTTAGTTCCCCAGTTGCGAACATTCCAGTTATACCAGTTGTTCTCTACCTGCATACCAGCACTGTCACAGACTGAATCGTAATCATCGAGGATTGAATCATCGGGTTTGATGATGTTCCAAAACGCGAACACAGGACTGTTATAGGTTGATACTACTTTCTCATCTTGCTTTGTTTCCATGTTCCAACGCATATGAGTCCTGCTAAATGGTTGGTTGAGTTGTGCTTTTATCTTTGCAATATCTTCGGGACTTCCGTCGATATTGACTCCATTGAATACCCAGTTAGGCATTTGTTTCCCCTTTTCTTTTGTCCGTTCCTTGTTTAGATATTCTTGCTAGGGGCAGGAAAGGACGGAATCCCCTAGCAAGAATCTTTGTTATCTATATAGATAAAGCTTTCTCGTTGTTGATGTATTCGCATGTCTCGCATTGAAAGGGTGCGCCATTTTTTATTGGTTCTTTCCAACGCTCTCCACAATCAGCACATGCATACTGGTATGGATAGCAGACTAGGCAGGTATCTGCACCACAGCCGTAAGTCATCTCTCACCTCTTATGTGCATAATGCGGTCAATCTCTGTATAAACAAACGAGTAACCGTCTAGCAATCCTTCTAAGTAATGAAAGTTTGAGTCAGCCCCGTCGCCGTCATCTATTGCGCACTGCGCTTGATACATTCGGTTCTTCATCTCTCCATAGATAAGCGCAAGGGTAGAGATATCTGTATTGGTAATGAGGTCGTTGTTTATCATGCAACCACCTCTTCGCTAATCCATTTACAGACTTCTCCTTCATAGATATCTACATCAGTAAGGTTGGCAATCGCTTTGAGCCATTGGTCATCAACCTCCATAACAATACGGTGAACAGTCATTACTTTCCCCCTTCATACTCTCGTTGGATATCTACATAGGTATCTTTGTCATCTAAAAGCATTTCTACAAAGTCCACAATGACATCAGGGACATTGGTAGCAGGATAGGCTTTCTCATCTGTCATCAAGTAATACTCAGTCGCTTCGAGTTCGCTAACTATATTGTTACCGTCCTCATACTCTTCGTATTCACCTTGTAGCAAGATTCTCCACTCATGTCCAAGGTCGTCCTTAGTCCAGTAATACATCGCTGGCTTGGTATCAGTCATTACCTTCCCTCCCAGTATCTAACTATCGTGGTAAGTGTGGTGTGTAGGTGGCAGTCACAATCATCTGAGGACTCCCAATGCCCGTCAAAGTGTTCGAGGTTATCTTCATAGATAAGGGTGACGAGTTCATCTATTGTGTAAGGCTTATAGTTATCCAGCTTGGTATCGGTCATTCTTCACTCGCCATAATCATTTGACCGCAACGCTGGCAGTAATGGAACGCACCGCCCCAGTCGTCGCGTGGGTTTCCCATGTCGTCGTGGCAAGGTTCGCCTTTAGAGTTGCACGCATAAAAGCCGTCCATGTGTGGTTGATTACCGCACAGGCAAACTATGTCCTCTTTTGCTTCTTGGAATATCAGTGCTGTTATCATTCGGCGCTTTCCAATACTGGTAACGAGTGAGTAATTCCCTGTGTATGGAAGTAGTAAGTAAGGCGGTCAAGTGCCTCATCTAAATCTTGGCGTATTTCGTGGTAGTCCATACCTAGTTTGCCATAGTCCACAGAAGAAGCATTGGCACGCAGGAAGGCTAAATCACTGCCACAAGTGACGAGGGTGTCAAGGATTTCAACAGCCTCAGTTTGCCCGTCTAGGTAAGCACGGCAGAGAAAGGCGTATTTGGCGTCGCTCATGCCTGTCCTGCTAACTTCTGACAGTATGTCAGGATAGATAAACAGGCTGACTGGTAGAGCGAGAAGAGATAGCCGTCGATAGGAATGAAGAGGTAATCAGGCTGGGTATCTTGTTCAGCCTTGACCTCGCAAAACTGGTGGGCTTCCTCCATGAGGTCACTACTTGCCCATGCGGTGAAGCGTGTCATGGCTTCCCATTTTTCTTTGTAATAAGGGAAGTTGCTATCAGGATTGCTAACTTGCTCGAATGTGTCAGTGCAGTCTTCCATGGCAAGAATGTCGTCATGGTCGGATAACTGTCTTGCTACATCTGCCACAACCTCAGCCCAATGGGTGATGTTGTTAGGTCGCTCGGCGTTGATGTCGTCGGGTAGAGTCATGGTGTTGCTTTTTGCTAGTTCTAGTAATACCGCTTTGGTATCCATGTGTTCCGTCCTTTCCAAGGTCGTTGAGAGCAAACTACTCCCCTGTCAAGCCGAAAGCAACCCGATTAGCCCCTTTTCTCACTTTGTTATCAAATCGTTATAAAGCTTGAATACCTACATAGGCAACCTGCCCCCCGTAAAAATCGGGCGCAAAAGCCAATTTCACCTGTTTATTCCCTGTGTAGAGAGAGAGTAAGAGAGAGAGATAGAAAGATAATCGTCCCTCTCCTGCCAGCCTCTCTATGCCCCTGTGAAGGCTTGCCAGTGGCATGCAGTATCTCTCTAGGCATGGTGTGGCTACCTGTATAGGTATGGCTCTCCTATCAGATAGCAGGACGGGGCAGGGGTCAGCCAATCGGGCCGTCCCCCTACTGCCCCCCTGCCGTGTGCATGCAGTAGCCAAGTGGCTTTATCTCTTAGTCTCTTTATCTCTTTGTCGACAATTGCTAGTGCTTAGCCGCCTTGCTAACTCTTGGCAGAGGTGGCCCATGCCCGCACTGGCAACCTCTGGCCAGTCGTGGCCTGTGATAGCAGCACGGCTAAGGGCGCCGAATCTCTTCGAGATAGCAGGATAGGTAAGTGCTGGCTCTCAAATCTCTCTACCACACTGGCATCCACAAGTCAATAGGCTAGTGATAACTCTTTGGTAACAAAGTTATCCACAGGCTGTGGATAAACCTGTGGAAAAGTTTGGGTTGGGCTTTGATTGGGATAGCAGGGAGGAGCCCTTAGCTATCATTAGCAATATTAATCAAAGCCCAACCCAAACAATCGGCTCATCTCATGCCAATACCAATACTGGTAAGCATGAAGGCACAAAAAAATGGGGACCAGCCAGGTGGCCAGTCCCCATTTTCAAGCTAGGAGCGAAAGGGATTAACTCTCGTCGCTTATAGTCCGCAGCTCGTTGCCAAGCGTGCGAAATTCTTCTGCTTCATACAGCATAACCGTACGGTCTTCTTCATCCAACAGGTCATATATTAATGATGACTGCGCGATGTCGACTACTTCCTTGGCCAGGCTCATGAATCTATTCATGAACACAGCACAGTTATCGTCATCTGCAGGCCCAGCGCTAGCCAGTTCCCACAGTTCTATAACTTCAGGTACGACGTTGTCAGCCACACGTCCAAATGCAATTTGGATGTGCTCTTCCATTGCCATTGCATTGATAGATAGCGGTTTAGTTATCACCAAGACACCTCCGCTGAATCAACTGTGTAGTCACTGATATCCATCTCGCATTCAGTGGAGTCTACCGTGCACTCAAATGCGTCGTCAAACTCACGGTTCCAACCAACAGGCGCCATAACTTTGACAGTACAGGTAAATGTAACCTGCAGTTCATACTCTTTGATAAGACTGATATCAAGCATTTCTGCAATTGCAGTGAAGTGCTCTTCTGTTTCTTCATCATAGTTCTCACCAATGTACTTCTCTACCGCTGCATGCTTATGCTGGTAATCACGCAACTGTGTGAGATAGCGTTCGTTGTTAGATGCCAGTGCTGGTATCTGCTTGTTGAGTTCGTCTAACTGATTTTGTAACTGTAATTCCTTATCTGTTTTGATAAGTTCCATCTGTTGTTACCCCTTTTCTAAGATAGCGGGGCAGGTATCTCCTGCCCCGCCAACTACTTATAGATACTTCGCTATGGATTTCATAGTCGTAGCATTTACTACTTCCTCATCTGTCATACGCAGGATAGATAAGGCGTTTGTGATGTCCTCACAGATTTCATCATAGGCATACTTAGCCATAGTAGTAAAGTCTTTCTCAGGTTCTTTTGGCAACTTGTCCTCAGTAACAATGATGTCGTAGTCAATGTTTAGAGTGTTGTTCCAAGAACGATAGTTTGTGCGTAGATTTGTTGCGTCTTTTACGTTATCCATAGCAAACTTAGTAACTTGTTCGTTCCAAGCCTTCTTTAGTTTGTCAAACTCTGCCTCGTTTTGTTCTTGTGAAGCATAGTCATTTTTTACTTTGGCTAACTTATTTTCTAAAGCCGTGATGACTTTATGTGTTGCTACCTTTACCGAAATGGCTCTTGCCATAATCGTTACCCCTTTCCTTAGGTAAGAGAAGTATCTCTTATCTCTCACCTAAGGACTAGAGCCCAACGATAACAATTAGATAACGAAGTTATCCACAGCTTTCTTTGGCAGATTTGATAGCGTCCTCTATACTGCTAAACCCCCACGATGAATCTTGTACTTCGAGGTGGCCGCAGGATAGGCAAGCTTTCTTTATTAGATAACCGCAGACATCCCCGCGTAGGTATCGGTCATATTCTTCCACCTCATGACCGAGGCCAGTAACTGCAGTAAGTTCATCTGTAACACCGTAGGAAGCAAGTGCATCCTTAGTAGTATAGATAAACCCTACTTGGCCACTGTCCCACTGTGCATGCTGGGCCAGTCCGTGCCAGGCGCCGATACGGATACTAATACCGCTATGGTCGTAGAGGTACAACGGCTTGATATGAATTCCGCCATTCTCTTCGATAGCAGTGTAGAGTTCTTCCCATGACTCGTAGTCTTCACTACGATAGGAAGTCTTATCGCCTAACTCATAGCGCTTATGGAAGCAAACCATGGTGCCTATATTGTCCCACTCTCGTGGGTCCATAGGGCTCTCGTCATTCACTATCTCTATAACTAGGCCGTTATGCTCGACCTTGTCTAACACGTAACTCATATGCATCCCTTTCTCTCGTGTAGCGCAATTGTCGCAGAGTCTCCCCCGCTGGTATATAGCTCGAATGTCACGGTTGTATAACAATGTTATCCACAGCCTGTGGAAAAGTTTGGGTCGGGCTTAGGGCTCGCTTGGCTATACGACTACGTTGCCAGCCAGCCCTAAGCCCGACCCAAACAAAGTTATCCACAGGATGTGTATAACCCTGTGGATAACTCCGTTATAGATTTGTTACAGTACGCTTACGTACTTCATAGCAGTGCGGAGAACGTTGTCGTAATCGCCACTCATTGACTCGGCGTAGTACGCATCCACTTCCTCCTTGGAAGCGCCAGCCTTTTTGATTGCACTTCCAACTGATGCCATGATTGACATTGCATTACCATCGTTGCCAGTTAGCTGAACTTCGATGTCGAACTTAGGTGTGGTTGTATCCACGGTGGTCCCTTTCTGTTAGGTGTTTGGGTTGAGAGGGGGGATTGCTCCCCCCTCCCTAGCAGGATGGCTAAGCCAGAGCCTTGACTGCTTGGAAGATTCGATTCTTCTCAGCATTTACTTGTGAGTCGAAGCCACTTGCTGCTGCAGTGTTGGCTTCGCTGCTTCCGCGTCGCGCTTGGCGGAAGTAATCAACGCGCTCAGTAAGTGCATTGAATGTGCCCCACGCAGTGCCCTTGATGTTGGCATTGGTAGGTGATGTGAAGTACAGGTCATTCAAGAGGTCAATCTTGTTTTCCCATACTGTGAGTGCCCCGCTCTTCTTGGTCTCATCGACCGAAGGCTTTGGATAGAGAGCAGTGATGATGTCATTGAACTTCTTGGCATCGACCGCTGTCTCGAAGAGGGACTGTGCTTCCTTTTGGAAGTCGTCCATGTAACTGAAGGTAAGGCTGAGTGCCTTGCGAGCATCCTCAACTCTATCTTTCACCGTCAAGGTGTGGCGCATCTTGAATGATTGCTTCTTAGAATCAAGAGCAATGTTCAAGGTGTTTTGGCAAACAACTCTCACTGGTGTGATTGCTGCTTGGATAGCAGCACTGCCATCATGTGATGTGTGGACCAGAAGGTAAGTAACAGTTTTATCTGCTGCTCCCTTAGGGTCGATGATGAACTCTCGTGGTACAACGAGAGAGCCGAAGACCTGACGGCCATCTTTGATTGAGCCAGCGGATTCCCACTTGGCACCACCATCGAGGATATTGTCACCGAAGGTGAACAGGTCCTCGTTTTGGTATACGCGGTAGCGCTCGCCAACTACGGAGAGCACATCAGTGCCTAGTCCGAATGGACTAGTGCGGACCACGAGTTGGTGGTCAGTGTTGCGGTTGTAGCCCTCAGGTAGAGGTGCTGGTTCGAGACGGACGTCCCAGTTGTCGAGCTTGGCCAGTGCGAGCATCTGAGCCGTGGTGATATCTGTATCCTTATCGAATACAGTCCCAAGACCGTGCCACGCTGGTTCACTACGAAGTGCAAAGGCGGTTACGCCGTCTACACTCTCGAGATTGTGAGCCATGATTTCCCCTTCTTTGAAGAATCATCTCAAAGAGGCTTTCTCTTTGATAGTGCAACTCTATCGCATACCTATACGGGCAGCAATGCCCCAAAGGTCACGTTTGTATAACGAAGTTATCCACAGGCAATGTTTGGGTTGGACATATGGCTAGGCGGCAAGGTATTCACCAGCCAGCCATATCATCCAACCCAAACAAATCAGCCCCCGCATCTCTGCGGGGGCGTCTTTGTATTAGGGGCACCTAATAGTTGTTGAGTATTGCTGCAACGATTGATTCTTCCTCATCGTTTGCATAAGCTGCATACTCTTCAGCAACTTTATTGAATAGCATTGTGTAGGTGCGTTCGTGGTATTCCTTCACACGCTCATCCTTGAGGATAAGGTCTGAAGCATTTTCTAGTGCGATTAGCACCATCAGTAACTCTGTCTTGTTATCTATTTCCATTAGTCCTCCTCACATTCACATGGTTCATCAGGGTTGAATGAACAGAACATGCAACCCATGTACTCGTCGCACTTTTTGCATGCGTATCGGAATTGGTGTTCATCACAGCAGACAAATAGCTCGTCCATGATTTTGTAGTACTTGGTCTGGTCAAGGACTGGCATTACTCGTACTCCTCTGCTGCAACCTTGGCTGCGTACCCATTGGCACGCAGTGATGAGATGCCTAGCTTTTCTTTTTCATCTGCATAGATTGCATCGAACTCATCTTTGTGCAGATACATAAGTATTGCTTGAGCACGTGAGTATGCTTTCTGCGTAGCAGTGTTGCGTTGTTGTTGGTTCATGATGCCACCTTTGTATTAGCGCATGGATAGCAGGTCTTCTCAACCTCTACACCTAGACAGAATGCATCAATACCTGAGTAGATGATGTTTTCTGTGCTGTTACAGATTGTGCATTTCATTTGTTTCCCCCTTCAGGAAAGAAGCATTCGATTGATGATTTGAAACAGTAGTGGTCGCCAACCCAGTTGAGATGGTCGAGACCGATAGTTGCTAGTGTGAGAGTGCCACCGATTAGGGCTGTCCAGAAGACAACCCTAACCAATGTGCGGACTTGGTAATAGCGTGCGGTCCTCATCGAGAGACCATCGCCTTGCCACGACGGAAGATGCGAGTGTGGCATTTGCCAGTTGGTTCGTAGAGATTGACTGTTGAGTATTCGTCAGCCATTCCGTGGTCTACGAATGATTGGAAGCTTTTTACTGCTTCCAGTGCGTCTGTGTAAGTGTGCTCCCAATGGCTTTCCTTGCCATCGTAGGAAGCAGTTACTTTGAACTCGTATTGCGTATACATCTGTGCCCCTTCTGTTGTAGTTGTTTGGGTCGGCTAGCCGTCCCCCACCGAGCAGGGTTCTCACCCTGCCCGATAGGCAATCTCTAGTCGCGTGTGAACTCACTTATTTCGTTATGCTGTCCACACTTGGGGCAGTCATACTCAGTTGTGCGTTCCGTTCCGTGAGTCTCACTTTGTGTGTGACCACCGTTGAAACCGTCCGATGTGTAACTTGTCTGCTCTGTGAGGCACTCGACCTCTCCGAGCCATCCACAATCACACTCGTGTTCCATAGTGTCGTTGATGTGGTTGACGTGATGATTTGTAGAGATAGCGTCTGCTCCGTAGAGTGGTGCTCTAGTTGCATTAGATGGCATCTTCTTCTTCCCTCCATGTTGTCCACTTGATTGTGTTATCAGTGGTGATGAGTTGAATTGAATAGTTGCCGTTAGGCTTGCGGTCGATACGGATAGCGACACCCTGAACGCCTGAGCGTTGAGTGGTGATGAAGTCAAGCACCTTAGGAAGTGTTGCCATGCTTATGCCTCCACTTCTGTTGGAGGGTTGAGGCGAGCAAATACTTCAGCCTCAATCTGCTTGCGAGTGCGTGCCTCTGCGATTACTGGCAAGAGTGCATCTACAATTGCTTGTAGTTGGTCACCCATAGACCAATCGAAGATGGTGATTTCTAAACCATCAACGTCAATGCTAAGGTTGATGGTGTTGCCCGATACGTTCGCACTAGATGAAAACTCATCACCAGTGCGTGTGAATAGACTTACTGAAGCCATTTGGCTACCCCTTTACGGAATTGGAGGCGGTGTTGCCTTCCAATAAGATAAAGATAGTCTATTTATTACCAAACCATAAGAGCCCAAATGTCACAGTTTGATAACGAAGTTATCCACAGCCTGCTCCAAAAGTTATCCACAAGGGGGGTAGGGTTAGGTAACATTTCGTTATAATTGGCCACCAGGTGCCAATAACAGGTAGCACCTGTTTAGCGATACAGTAGCCTAATGTTCGATGCAAATTCACTGCCACAAGTTGGCGTAAGTATTCGGCGCCATAACAATGCGGAGATAAAAGAAGTCGGCATGGGCTATTCCTTGTGTTATGAAGGAAGGCAATGGATGACTATGAACAACCGTCACAACATACAGGCTAAGGAGTTATATAGCTCTTATGACCAAGCATACGGTGACGTTGTGCTGTCAGGACTTGGTTTTGGCTTACTTGCACTATGGATAGCACAAAAGCCAGAAGTAGCTTCTGTAAGAGTGTATGAGAAGCATTTAGACATCATTAATCTATTTGTTCTAAACAATGGCTTTAACCCAAAAATAATTTTGATACATGAAGATATCAACACAGTAGCCACAAAGTGTGATTGCTTATTCTTAGACCACTATGAGTTTGAAGAGACACACCTTCGTCTTGCTAACATGGCACAGGTAGCTAGCAAGATTGAACACACGGTGTTCTGGGCATGGGCTCTGGAGAGGGACTTGGCTTACAGCATCTACGGGCTAACTCAAGAGCACTGCTACGGAATGGAGTTGACTATGAAGCTTGTAGACTTCCGCACTCGCTTTGATGAGTTGCCGTTAAAGATAAAACAGCCAGAAGCACTTAACGAATATGTTTACACATACTTTGACAAGATTGGCTACACATTGGACACTCCTAAAAACTTAACCTCTGTGTAAACTACTCTTGACAGAGTATCGCTACCTTGTCCTAGGGGCATCTAATCGGTGTCCCTAGTTATGGCCCATAGCTCAGTTGGCAGAGCACTGCACTGTTAATGCGGTTGTCCTTGGTTCGAGTCCAAGTGGGCCAGCGACGCCTCAATAGCTCAGTGGTAGAGCAGCTCACTTGTAATGAGCAGGTCGGGAGTTCAAATCTCTCTTGGGGCTCTAATCTCCATTCGTCTAATCGGCAAGACCGCGGATTCTGGTTCCGCTAATCGTGGTTCGAGTCCATGGTGGAGAGCAAGAACGTGTCGCGGTCATGCATAATTACATATATGTAATACGCTACGCCGCATGATTAAGTTTTGTAGCCAATGTGAGCAAGCAAAAGACATTGCAGAGTTTGCTAAAAAAGGCGCCCATCGCAAACAGTCCAGGTGCAAGAGCTGTAATAGAGATTACCTAAGAGAGTATTACGAGTTAAATCCTTTAGAAAAGCTACGCGTTCTACATAGCAACCGCGTGCGTCGCCAAGGTATACAGCAGTTCCTACTGGAACAAAAAGATAAGCCCTGCGCAGATTGCGGTAACAGGTATCCACGCGAGGCCATGGACTTTGACCATTTAGGCGATAAAGAGTTCACTATTAGCAATGGCAAGAACATTGTAAGCCGTGAACGTTTAGAGGCCGAGATAGCCAAATGCGATGTAGTCTGCTCTAATTGCCACAGGACCAGAACAGAGACGAGACGACTATCTGCGACTACAGAGATAACTCCATCCTCTCCCTTGTCGGCCAAGGACCACTAGCTAGGGATATAGATGATGCAATTGATGACTGGGAAGAACTCGGTATTGACTAATGCCACGCTATGACTTTGTCTGCATGCCATGTGATTCCACAGTGGAGATGCATATGGCTGTCGACTCCGTGGAGCGTCCAGCATGTGATAGGTGCGGCAACTTCATGACTAAAGTTTTTACGCCACCTGCAGTTCACTTTAAAGGTGGCGGCTGGGGCGGCCAATGACATTTGGCTTCTTCTGCTTCTTCATGGGCATAGTAATTGGAATTGCCGTCGGATTCTTCTGGGGCATGGATGAACTGTAATAGCCAAGGCGCCGAATCCCTTCGGGTGTATTCACGCATATCGTCTCCCGCGAAAGGACTCTTTAATGACTGAATTATCTAAACGCCAGCAAAAGATTAGACGCAACATCATGGAGCAACATGAGTTTCTTGCAGGAAGAGAACAGTTTGCTGTTGATGCTTTTGAACGAGACTTGAATCATGCTATCGACATCTATGATAGAGAAAAAGATGAAATGACCCAGGAGCAGCGTGATGATGTCGATGCCAAGATTGCAGAGAACCTTGCATTGATTAAGACTTTGCGCGGTATCACGGAAGAAGAACCGCTACCTTAATCGGATGTTTACCGCTTGGGTTCTAGACCAACAAGACCGTGATGGCGATGTTGGCGACTGCGCCCGTCTAATATTTGAAGATATCAATAACGGCTGCGCCCCATCCACATTTAGAGATGTAATTGTCTGGAAGCGCCATTTTGTGGCAGAGCACCCCAAAACATCAGAACAAGCGTTAGTCCTGCTACGCGAAGCATATGTTGCTTATATAGCCAGTTTTTCTCAGTAATTCTGCGAGATACTATTGGTATGAAGCGCGAAGATGGTGACTACGGCCCAATTTTTTCTGGGAAGGTAAAACGAGTAGCTAACCTTAAACTCACACCAGACCGCATGACTGAATTTGAACACGAGAAGAACAATACCCAAGCACCTGTAATCCCATTGAAAAGGAAAGACAAATGAGAGACAGAGCTTTGGGCAAGTCAAAAGCAGAGCGCAGCGGAATGTTTCCAATTAACCGCAACAATGAATTTAGAGTTAACAATCCTGGTATGTTTTCTGGGCCCCGCCCATCCTATGGAAGATATCAAGTAGGCTCTAACGCGTCAGATATACTTAATAAAAGCCTGAACAAAGGAACACGATAATGCCACTAAAGCGTCGTAGAGAAAATGATGAGACTCGCAAACTTGGTTCTATGGGTGAAGCGTTAGGTTTTGACAAACCCCTTAAAGAGTCACGCTCTGTACTTCCTTATCGCCCATTCCCAGAAGATGCGGGCAATCCAGACCGCAATGTTAAGTTTAATGAAAAAGCAACTAAGCGTGCTGCGATGATTAAAGACGGTAGCTCAGCCGCTCTTATTGGTAAGCGTGTTGATACACATAACACAATTGCTAAGCGCCTTGGCAAAGATGTAGAGACCATTCAGGTGAATAGCGGTAAGAAGTAATGTGTAAAACTTGTGGCTGCGGAAAACCTAATAAAACCCATAAGAAGGTTATTAAGGTAGCTGGAGAAAAACATACTATTAAACAGAAGAAAAACGGCGAAGTCATTGTTGACCACGCTGGAAACAAGGGCAAGTACGACAAGATTAACCTTACAAAAAAAGCTGGGGCTAAGACAATTAAGCAAGGCGTAAAAGCTACAAAAGATTGGCATAAGAAAAATGGCTAAGTCACCAGCATGGCAGCGTAAAGAAGGCAAGAACCCAGAAGGCGGACTAAATGCTAAGGGTAGAGCCTCTGCTAAAAAAGAAGGACACAACCTTAAGCCTCCTGTATCTGCTAAGGAAGCTAAGAACTCACCTAAAGCTGCAGGACGCCGTAAATCATTTTGCGCCCGTATGGGTGGCATGCCAGGCCCTATGATTGGCCCTGGTGGAAAACCAACACGCAAAGCGTTATCTTTAAGAAAGTGGGATTGCTAATGGCATCTCCATGTTGGGCTAATTATCGTCAACTCGGTATGAAAGAAAAGAATGGAAAACAAGTTCCTAATTGCGTACCAGAAAAGAAGGCGAAGTAATGAGCGAAACTAAGAAGTTTGGTCCTTACAAGGGTTCTGATAAAAATGGTGGCCGCCCAATCTATGTATTTAAGAAAAAGGGCAAAGACGGTAAGTGGCATACTACTTCCTCCGATAAAGCCCGTGTAGACCATGAAGAACGTACGGGTAAGAAGCTTAAGAAGAATCAAGAAGTTGACCACAAGGACAACAACAAGAACAATGATTCTAAAGGCAACTTACGCGTTATTTCTAAATCAGATAACGTTGCTAAAGAGAACAAACGCCGCGCTGGTAAGAAGAGCAAATGATTAACCGACACCAAGACTCTCAATCAAAGCGCGATGAAGAGTTTCAATTTCAAGTGCAACAAGCACGTTCTAATCCAGAGTTACTTAAAAACTCTAGTCCTGAAATAAAAGAAGCCGCGGATAACCAATCTAAGTTTTCAGAACGACGTAAGAAGTACGGTCTATGAAAAGTAAGAAGCACCGCCAACATAAAGGAGTACACCTAAATACTCAACGTGGTTTACGCGTTGGTGGTATTGTTATTCCGTACTGGCCTTCCTATTGGAATGGTGTGAGTACTGGCGATGAGCACCACGGTCAACCAACTAACGAAGGAGCTAATGATGGAAACAGCACAGGTTCTGACTCTTCAGGCAGTTCCGACGGCGGAGCGGGAACTAACTCTTAACGACCGCTGTGACTCTTGTAGCGCAGCTGCGATGGTTGTTGCAACATTGTTAAATGGTGAGTTAATGTTTTGTGGACATCACGCTAAAAAGCTTTCTAACACACTTATGAAAAAAGCACTTGATGTTTATGACCCACAAGGAGTGCTAACACTCTAAACTAGAACTCTAGTACTTGGGAGAGTTCTTGAACGATTTGCGTCATATCGCAACACAATTCGAGGCATATAAAAAAGTAGCACAAGCAACTGTAGGCGGGGGAGTACTCTTCTTCGTTCTTTCTTTCGGCCTATCGGAAAATGCTATTGCTGATGAGGCTCCTGTTGTTCCTCCTGCAGTGCAGCCAGAGAACGCTCCTGCGCCAGACGCGAGTCCTTCTTCAAATCAAGATAATGCAAGTCCTGCTCCAACTGTTGTCTCCGTTCTTGAAAAAGTTGATACCGCTACTGTAACAGTCCAAACCGCGGTTCATAATGCCGAAGTAGCTGTTGCCACAATCCTTCCAACCCAAACTATTGCCCAAGCGGTAGCTGCCGTACCAGAGGTGGTTCAAGCCGTGGCTGCTGCTACCACCAAGGTAGAGACAGCTGTTACTGCTATACAGGTAGCTGTTGCCGCTACAGATACAGCAACAGTCCTAGTTGCAGCCTCAGATTCAGCAACCGCCCTTGTAGCCCCTGCGGTAGTTGTTGTAGACAGCGCAACAGCAGTTGTTGCATCCGCAACAGTGGTCGTGGAAGATAAGACTGCAGTAGTCGCCGTAGTAACGCAAGACGTTACTACTGCTCAAGCAACCGCAGAGTCAGCGGTAGTAACAACCACCACTAGCGGAGTTACAGCAAAAGTTTATACTTATAATGGTGGGGGCTCACCAGCGCTTCCAAGTGAGACCGCAACACCTGTTCTTACAACTACAGTTCCCTACATATCAGCTAACTGGGGTGGGGGCACTGTCATGGGTGTTCAAAGCGACAGAGTTATTATTAAATACACTGGCACCATTACTGTTCCAGAAGAAGCAGTTGCAGTTAAATACGCTGTGTATTCAGATGATGGCGCAAAACTATATTTAGATGGTCAATTAGCAATTAATAACTGGAGAGACCAAGGTTCTACTTGGAGTGCGTATTCACCTACATATAACACCACAACCGATAAGTCACAAGATTTTGTGCTTTGGTACTACGAAAATGGCGGGGGAGCTAACGTAACTCTTGGATGGGGTATCACTAGAGCTAATGGAACTGGGTATTGGACTAATCCAATGGCTACTGCGTTTGGTACTACTACTACAACTCAAGACCCAGCAGCTCTTGCTGCTTTAGCTGCTGCTCAAGCAAACCTAACAACAGCAAATACAAACCTAACAAATGCTCAAACAGATTTAACAACGGCTCAAACAGATTTAACAACGGCTCAAACAAACCTAACAACGGTTACTACCGCTGCTGGTGAAGCATTGAGCGCTGCCAACACCGCGCTTGCTACAGCAGACCAATTAGCTAATACTGCAATTGTAAAAGCCAATGAAGCTAAGGCTGCATTAGAAACAGCTACGACCACAGTCTCCATTGCTGCTTCTCAGTATGTTGCCGCTCAGCTTCAGTTGAAAGCTCAGCAAGATGCTGAAGCTGCTGCTCTGTTAGCGGCTCAACAGGCGGCTGCTGCTCAGGCTGCTGCTGACGCAGCTGCTGCTTTATTAGCGCAGCAGCAGCAAGCTGCTCAAGGTACTCCTGTACCACCGACTCCTGCTCCATCTATTCCTCCCGTGGCTCCAGAACCTCAACCAGAGCCTCCCGTTCAACCAACCCCAGTGGAACAACCACAACCAACTCCAACGCCCGAGCCAACGCCCGTTCAAGAGCCAGCACCCAATCCTGAACCAGACCCTGTCGCGACTGAACAACCCGCAGACCCTCAACCAGAACCAGCAAATCCTGAGCCTGACCCAGAACCAACTCCTCCTCAGGACCCACCTAGCGAACCAAATCCACAACCAGAGCCATCCACAGGGGAGCCACCAGTAGCACCGCCAGACCAGCCGTCCGACGTTCCCGCTGACACAAATTCTGATGCTCAACATTCTGACGAACCGACACCGCCAGAACCGTCACCGCCAGAGCCAGAACAACCTGAAATACCATCTCAACCTCCTGTAGAGGAGCCTCCTGCTGAGGCGCCACCTGCAGAGGTTACCACTGCTGCAGAGATTAAAGCAGTTGTAGATGATGTGTTATCTGACGGCAAGTTGTCCGCAGCTGATGCAGTGGCAGTTCTTGAGTCACTCAACGCTGATGGTGAAATCACTAAGGATGAGGTTAATAATCTTTCAGATTCCCTTGCAGCAGATGGCAAGCTAACTACCGCCGAAAAGGAGTTAGTTGCTGAAGCACTTATTCAATCTGTTACCCCTGGCGAAACACTGACAAAAGAACAGATTCAAGATGCTGGTATTGCCTATCAAGACCTTCCACCAGAGACTCCTGTCGAGGTTAGGCAGGATGAGAACGGTAACGAAGTTATAATTACAGCAGACGTAGCTGCGGCTCTAGTTTTACTAGAGAACCCATCAGAATTAATTGGCGCAATATTTAGCGACCCAGGACAGGCACTACAAGCACTTGGAAGTATCGGTGCTGATATGTCTACAGAAGAACGTGAAGAAGCACAGAAGATGGTAGTTGCTGCCGTTATTGCAGGCGGTGCCGCACTTAATGCTGTTGGCGCTGCTGGAGGAGCCGCGGGCGGAAGCCGTAGCGGTGGAAATAGCGGTGGGGGAAATTCTGGAGGCGGAGGCGCTTCTGGAGATAGTAAAGGCGTGAGGAGACGCAGACCATGAAAAGAATATTCACAGATATGGTAGACCAGCTATGGACTTTGCTAGGCATGTTCATTGCCTGGGTAGTTCTTGATGGTTCCGCAAAAACAATTGTGGGGTACGCAATTATTGGAACATTAATTGCATGGGCCATCACATACCCAATTCGAAATCCAAAGGATGAGTAATGTTTAAAACAACAGGTAATATTTTGCTTCGCATCGTTGCAGTATTTGCAGCTAGCGGGCTTGGCGTAATCGGTGCTGGTTCTATTGCTGGCATTTCAGTAGCAAAGGCAGTAACGGTAGCTGGACTAACAGCAGTTGCCGCAGTAGTAGAAAAGCTAGCCCGTGGGTTTATGAACGACGGCAGACTTTCACTAGATGAAATCAACTCAGCTTTTGCAGCAGTTGACGTAAATTCTAAAACAGCAGCTGACCTACAGGTTGAGGCCAATCAATCAGGTTCAGCAATTACAATTGCACCAAAAGATAAAGAAAAAGACCCAGACTATAATTAGGAGTTAACGTGGCAGAAAAAGGAACAGCAGCTGCTCTTATTGAAGTTGCACAAAAAGAAGTAGGGACTATTGAAGGCCCTAAAGATAATGAAACAAAGTACGGCGCTTTTACTAAAGCTAATTTCTTAGCATGGTGTGGAAGTTACGTTATGTGGTGTGCAAACCAATCTGGCGTAAAGGTACCTAATACAGTGTCAACCGTTGCTGGTGCTGCTGCATTTAAGAAAATGGGTACATGGTTTGAAGCTGATTGCGGGCAATCACCACAGCCAGGGGATATCCTGTATTTTGATTTTCCAGGAGATGGCGTTGATAGAATTTCTCACGTAGGTATCTGCAAAGGTATTGACTCAGACGGCGTTGTAACCACCCTAGAAGGAAACACATCCTCTAGTAAAAAAGGAAGCCAAAGAAATGGCGGAGAAGTTTGCGAGCAAACTCGTGCCTACAAAGCTAATAAGAAGAAAGTAATGGTTTCTATTGTTGGTTGGGGTCGCCCTAATTACAAAGGTAACGAAGTAACAGTTACTATCCCTAAAGCCAAGGCTCCAGCATTTCCAGGACAAATTCGTCCAGGAGACAATAATGAAGGCGTCAAGGTTGTTCAACGCGCCCTTGGTCTTCTAGCTGATGGGGACTACGGCCCAGCTACAAAGAAAGCTGTTATCGGGTTTCAAGACAACCATGACGTAGTAGATTCAAATGGGATTATTGGTCCTAAGACTTGGGCTGAACTAGTTAAGTTTCTATAGTATGGACGACGCCGAACGCATAAAGCGCTATACCTGCGCTTTGTGCGGGAAACGCTTTGTGGTGCCCGACTTAGCTCGGGGCTGCGAAGATAAGCACTTCGACAACGAAGACGTTTAGTCAGATTTTTCCTGCCATAAATAAGATAATAGATTTATGGCTAAACCTAATCAATCTCCGTTTTCACCTTTGTCAACCAACGGTGCAGAAATTGCCGATGTGTTTGGAAAGTTCCGTGCAGGAATATCAAAGGGACGTAAAACCGCCCAGAAAATTCAAAAAGGTAAGAAGGAAGACACCGACCGTCAAGGCGACCGCGACCATGACATCGCGTTAGAAAACCTACGCCACGGCAACAACGAGAAGCTACACGATAAAGCTTTTGGTGCTGCAAGTACCGCCCCAGCAAACGTTAAATCTTTTAAATCACCAGCGGGTGAATTTACAACCCATCCCCCAGTTGGGCAACCAACTACCGTTAATAACGGCCCTGGTGGAGAACACGTAGACCGCCGCAGCGAAACTCAGACTGGTCCTAAGCCTAAGCGTACTAATAAAAAGAAACTTACCGCAGAGATGTCAACTCCAGCTGCACCCACCTCCACCCCAGTTGCATCTAATGTTGCCAGCCCCTTTACGTCCCCAGCCTAAACCATCTCGCGACCGCGAATTTAGAGATGAAGTAACTAGGGTTAAGGAACCAGCACAACGCGGCGTGCCAACCCAAACATTGCAATGGAATAGGTGGTCACCATGAGAGAAGAATTTAAACAGGCAAAGGCGGAACAAGTAACTTTTAAAGACTCACGCTTTGGAATTCGCAGGTTATTTATCAATAGGTTAGAAAGACCAAGAATTGGTACGTACGATACCCCTGGTAAAGGTGTTCAAGGAGAATCCCAGAACTAGTTTAGGCATTAAAACGCAATGAATTGTTCTACCTTAGTACAAGGCTTTTGAAAGGACCATCGTGGCAACATATACAACGGTACGACTTGTAGCTCCACAGCAGCTTACAACTTCGGCTGCAGCGGCCTTATACACAGTCCCAGCTTCAACACAGACAATTGTTAAACAGATTCTTTTGTCTAACCCAACAGCGAGCTCTGCTACAGCTACCGTGTACTTAGTACCTAGTGCTGGCTCCGCTGCAAACACTAATGCAATTATTGGCGGAATTACTATAGCCGCTAACTCATCTTTAACTTACGATTTGTCACAGGTACTAAACACTAGCGATTCAATTAGAGCTCTCGCTTCCGCTGGAACCACCATTACGATTATGGCTTCTGGCGTAGAAATTACGGCGTAACCATGGCAATTAAAACTCTTGGTCCACTCGTCTCAGGAATTGCACAAACAACAAACGTAGCATCCCCTACCGCCACTGGCACAACTGGTGCCCGCCAGATTACAATTTCAACGGCATCACCAACAGGTGGCGCAGACGGAGATGTCTGGCTGAAGCACGCGTAACCCATGACAGGCCATATTAAAGTCAGTGGGGTTTGGCAGAACATAACAGCCCCATCGGTAAAAATTGCTGGTACTTGGAAGCAGGTTATACAGGCCTGGACAAAAGTTGGCGGCTCTTGGGTACAGTGGTATATCGCAACAATTACAGATACATTTACCCGTGCTGATACTGGTTCAGGTTTAGGAACTAGTGATAGCGGTGCTTTATGGTCAGCAATTCGAGGCATATTTTTTATTAGTTCTAATAAAGCTAAAAGCAATGATTCCGCAGCTACCTACCCAATCGCTGTAGTTGATTCTGGAGTAACAACCCCCTCTATTAACTTAGATACAGATACTGCTGGTGGTGGAACTGGTATTTCTTTTTGGGTTTCTGATACACAGAACTGGTACGGGGTGTTTCCATTTGTTGCCACCTCTACCTCTTACGGACAAAGTTGTGCAACATACACTCAAAGTGCTGCATCATATTCTTGCACCCAAGTTTCTGGACCCAACTACGGAGCAGCTTGCCAGGGATATGCATCAACTTATGGACAACAGTGTCAGGGCTTTACAACTACCTACGGACAGACTTGTGATGGTTTTACCACCACTTATGGACAACAGTGTCAAGGCTTTAGTACCACCTACGGACAGACTTGTATTCAATGGTCAAACATTTCGTATGGAAACACAATTATTTGTAGTGGTGGTTGGCAACAAAGATACGATGGATTACGTGGTTACTATTACCAAGTTTGTCTTGCCTACGCAAACCAGCAAACTTCAAGCGGAGGAGGTTGTATCGACTGGTCTCAAACTTCTGGCACCTCGTGTACAGGCGGTTACTCTCAAACTTCTTCCAACTCGTGTACAGGCGGTTACTCTCAAACTTCTGCCAACTCGTGTACAGGCGGCTACGCTCAAACTGGTCCCAACTACACCTGTCCTGGAGGTTATATTCAAAGCGGACCTTCATATTCTTGCGGTATCGTAAATGGGCCAAACTACTCAGCTCTTTGCTCAGCCTACACTCAAACCTCTGCCAACTCAGCAGGTCAGGTATCTCTGCGTTTAATTAGGTCAGTTGCTAACGTAGTAAGTACTCTGGTAGACCAGGCTATTAGCGCATTGCCAGCATCTTTACAGGTCCTTATTAGTGGAAACCAAATTACTGCTCGAGCTTATTCAGGAGTCGGGCAAACAACTCAAATTGGCTCAGATTTAGTTAATACCCCATCTTCACCTATTACAGCTACACAGCACGGCCTTATAATTGCCCCAGGCGGTTATAACCAAGGAACTACCGCTGACAACCTAACTGTTAGTGCCGTACAATAAAAGAAACTGAAGGAGAAAAAATGAGTACTACGCCACCACGTTCTTTTGCCGAGATTCAAGCAGAGCGTATTGCAGAGCGCCAGCAGGCACCATCATTGGCTGCCCAGCAGTCGGCGCATCCGTTTCACATCGCCCTTATTCTTGACAACGAAGTTCAACAGGTATTTCATATTGAAGAAGAGATGGCTTCAATTTTTATGAGCTCCCCACTAATTCTTCAGGTAGAGGCACCTCTTGCGGGTGGCCCTGAAAGAGGTTGGGCATACAATCCACAGACTGGTCAGTTTACAGCCCCTGAATAATGTCTCTTAAAGACTTTGTAACCGATACCCGTGCGGAGTTCTTAGACGACAATATCCTTTTAATTAAGGATTTTTTACCCCAGAATATAGTCAAATCTATTTTAGATTTGGCTACTTCTGCTTCCCCTGAAGATTGGGATAAGTATCCAATAGGTCTTCTTTGGAAGGGTAGACTTTTAGAATTCTCTTTACACGAAAACTTAATCTCAAATGAAATTTCCGCAATCCTTAATCACCGCTATAAGTTTATTGAAACTAACATTGTAAGAAAGTTAATTCCAGGAGATGAACGCCCACCTCACTACGACAGCGAAAAAGACCCCAGCTGCGAGTATGGGGTTGTTATGTACCTTAATGAGGATTTTGATGGTGGGGAAATCTTTTATCCGTCAAAGGGGATTACGCACAAGCCCGTAAAAAACAGTGTTCTCATACATTCATCTGGACCAGAGTACGTGCATGGCATATCTCCAGTTTTATCAGGAGTGCGCTACTATATGACCCTATTTGCAGATGCGAAAGCAGGGTCCAATGAAGTTCTACCACTTTATCCCAAGTAACGAAGCCTGGGCGGATAACGTACCAAACCCTAAACTAGCTCGTGATGTTATGCCTGATTGGTATAAGAAGTCTGAATTGTCGTATGAAGATTCAGACTCACCAACTGGTGAGAGCAGTGGTTTAAAAACATGCAATCCGTTCCTTGATACCCTAATTGCTGGGTATGTGCTAACAACGTGGACAAATATTTATGTAAAAGTAGGGCCAGATGGTTCTTTAGATGTTGATTGGGATGCCGATGCATCTAGCCCAATTATTATGGAAAGAAGTCCAAAATCAGGCGCTTTGATGCCGCGACCTGCTGGACACATGCCTAATCACCTTGTCTGGACTCCTAAGTGGGGATTTAAATCTCCTAAGGGGTTTAGTACTTTAGTTACGCACCCACTTAATCGGTGGGACTTACCGTTCACCACATCAGCTGGAATTATTGACAGCGATAAGTTTCATGGTTCTGGGAATATCCCTTTCTTTATTAAAGAGGGTTTTGAGGGAGTTATTCCTACAGGAACGCCGATAGCACAACTTATCCCTATCAAACGTGAAAGTTGGACTGGTGCGGTTTATAACCCAGCACTTGTTGATATCATTCCTTCTGTTGGTAAGCAGATGCGGGAAGTGGTACGCGGTTATTACCGAGATAAATTCTGGGTAAAAAAAGAATATAAGATGGAGAAAAATGATAAAGCCTGAGGATAAAATAGCAGTAGGTTGGATTGATGGTGGTCAGGTAATGAGCGGGTTTGCTGCTTATATTTCTAACCTACTTTTAAGTCGCCCCGTAATCTCTGACGTTGTAGTAGCAAGTGGCCCCTACCTTTCTTACAATAGAAATAGAATGGTTGAACTTTTTCTTCAGACCGACGCAACTTGGTTGTTCTCTTTAGACTCGGATTTAAAGATAACCCCAGAAGATTTTGACTACCTATGTGAAACTGCAGATGCTGAAAAACGCGCAATTGTTGGAGGCAAGTATTACCTGCCATTTGATAACGGGCAATCCATCCACCCATCTGCAATGGAAAAAGTACCTGGTACAAAACTGGGAGCATGGATTGACCCCTCAAAAGTTTTTGACGGTAAAATTCTAGATAACTTGCATTCTGTTGGTTTTGGTTATTCTTTGACGCATCGGGATGTATTTGAAACACTCAAAACAGTTAACTTACAAAAAGACCCAAATAACGAACTTAGTTGGTTTCAAGACTCATGGACCTCCGAATACAAGAACTGGATGTCAGATGACGTTTATTTCTTTATTCAAGTAGTTGAGCAAGGTATTAACGTAGCTCTAGATACTAGGGCCACATCACAGCATTTAAAAGTTATGCACATAGGAGATTCCAGCATGCTTACCGTACGTAATGATTTCCGCAGCGGGCCACGCAATGGTCACAATCACGGCCACGACCACAATGTTGTTGAGGTTATGCCTTCTCAACGTGTTTCGTGGTGGGCTCGCAGAAAGAAAAATGTATGAGGGTCTTATTGACTGGTGCTGGTGGTTTTGTTGGTCACCACACCTTAGAGCACTTACTTAAGACCACTGATTGGGATATTGTTGTAACCGATAGCTTTAGACATAAAGGCTACAGTTCACGTTTGAGAGCGGTGCTTGCAGCCAACCCGCAGGACAAAGACCGAGTAACTGTCATAACTCATGACTTAACAACTCCTATAGATGTTGTGACGGCTAATCATATTGGAGAAGTTGGCATTATTATCAATAATGCTTCTGAGTCTCATGTTGATAGAAGCTTACTTGAGCCACGTTATTTTATTGAAAACAACGTTGCTATTGCCGCAACCATGCTTGATTACGCCAGAACCCTTCCAGGGTTAAAACTATTCATTCAAGTCTCTACTGATGAGGTTTACGGACCAGCAAAAAATGGCGCCTCCCACCCAGAGTATGACCCCATCTTGCCATCAAACCCGTACTCGGCAAGTAAAGCTGCTCAAGAAGCAATTGCTATTGGGTATTGGAGAAGTTATGACGTTCCAGTAGTAATTTCTAACACTATGAATATTATTGGCGAACGCCAAGATGTTGAGAAATTTATTCCAAAGACTATCAGTTACATCTTGGCAGGTAAGAAGATGCCTGTACACGCAAGCTTTGATGGTGAATGGCACGCAGGAAGTCGTTATTACCTGCATGCTCGCAACCAAGCAGACGCGCTTGCGCACATATCTAAAAACTCTTACAAACACAAGTTAAAGTTTTCTGAGGGCGTTCAACGACCACACAGGTTCCACGTTGGCGGAGAACGCGAAACTTGGAACGATGAGATGGTCAACATGATTGCTGGGCATATGGGCCTTACAGGCGACTGGGTTGATTACCACGATGTTGGGAGCTCTCGCCCAGGCCATGACTTACGCTATGCATTAGACCGAAAAACTCTTGAGGAATGGGGTTGGACACCTCCAGTGCCGTTTGAAGAGTCTCTGCGCAAAGTTGTTGAGTGGACATTAGCAAACCGTGAGTGGCTCCTTTAACTCTTTCTATCATCTTCACACCCCTAAAACTGGGGGTCACTGGGTTGATAGCTTAATACTCAGGACAATAAAACCTGCGTTAGAAGATGCGGGTATTCCATTTAAAACCGACCATGCGGGTTGGAGCCATGTACAGAACAATACATACATACTTTCAACATGGAGAGACCCAGCTTTACGTACCGTTAGCCATTTCTGCCATTATAAAAATTATTTTTGTGGAGATTCCAGCAAATCTAGTGAGGCCGAGCTTTTGAACTGGGTTGAAAAAAATGAAGGGGCCCTATCAAACTACCAAAGCCGAACTCTTCTATATTCAACACAAGAAACACGGGTGCCTTATTTTTACTTAAACCATAAAGACTTTTTAAACACCCCTATCGACAGAGATGAGGTTTTAAAAAGACTGTCTCGCATAAATGTAATTATTAAAGATATAGAGATGGACGACCAAACTGCTGAATCTGTATTGAAGAAGATTGTTGAAGACCTAAAGCTTAAACATGTTCCGCACCCAATTAAGGGTACGGATTTTAATATAAACCCCAACTCTCAGGAACTTTTCAACATTTTATCTAGTTCTACGATAGACTACTTATTTGCCATCAACCCATTAGATACGGAGATATACCTAAGTGATAATTCAAGTTATTGGTTTGCCAGGGAGCGGTAAAACTACTTTAGCAACTGAACTGGTTGGGCGTATCAATGCCGTACACCTCAACGCTGATTATGTCCGCTCTACCATTAACTCTGACCTTGGATTTACGCCAGAAGATAGAGTTGAACACGCACGCCGCATGGGTGAGATGGCTCGCCTGCTCTCTGGACAAGGTCTTGACGTAGTCGTTGATTTTATATGCCCAACCCAAACAACTAGAGATGCTTTTGGTAAAGCAGACGTGATTGTGTGGATGGACACCATCCAAGAAGGTCGCTTTGAAGATACCAATAAGCTTTGGGAAATTCCTACTGGGGTAGATTATCACTTTGTAACTTATGGGGCTCAAGAACAAGTTGACCACATTATTGACGGCTCAAAGCTTTACGATTGGAAGAAGCCAACAACTCTTCTATTGGGAAGATACCAACCTTGGCATGAAGGCCACGAAGCATTAAAGGAAAAAGCTCATGAACGAACAGAACAAGTCCTCATTGCCGTCAGAGACACCTATGGAACCTCCGACAAAGACCCGCTTGTTTTTGAGGAAGTTAAGCAACATATTGTTCAAGGAACAGCCCGACCTGCTCTTGTAATGAAAGTTCCCAACATCACTAACATTGTGTACGGCCGTGATGTGGGATATAAAATTGAACAAGTAGACCTTGGGGCTACCATCCACTCAATCTCGGCAACCCAAAAGAGAAAAGAAATGGGCATATGAATGTAACCAAAGCTAGGTCATTTACTAAGTCAGCCACCTACCGAGTTTTTGGAACTTTAACTTCTTGGGCTGTTGTTTATGCAATTACTGGCAAGGGAAGCTTGGCAACTTTAATTGCTTTTTGGGAAACCATCGTTAAGGTAGCCGTATATTATTGGCACGAGCGAGTATGGAACAAGATTCAGTGGGGTCGGCGTAATGACAGATAAGCCCGTTAGGCCTTGGGATATTCTTAAAAGTAATAAAGGATTTATCCCAGAGTATGTAAAAGAAGAACGCCTTAAAATCTGCCATAGTTGCGAAGATTTGATTAAGCTTACTGGTATGTGTAAGCATTGTGGGTGCATTATGAAACTAAAAACAACGCTTGCTGAGGCTAACTGCCCAAAAGCTAAATGGAGGAAAGTGGTGCCGTCCATTACAATGCCCAACGCCATTGAAGATGATGGTTTGCCTAAGCGCTGACAAAGCGTAAATCCTCTTGGAGAATAGTAACCGCGCCCCCGATATCAGGCGTCTTACTACTCTAGAGAAAAGGTCATTTAAATGGCAACAAATAACAACGCTCACACGTTGGACTCAGCTGGACAGCCAGCCGTTGACTTTGTATGGGGAAATCTTGCCCTACAGCCAAACGACGTCCGCGGTGAAACAGCGGCTTCAAATATTGGTGGAACAACAGGCTCTAACGCACTTGGATACAAAACTGCTGTAGTCACAGCAACTTCAAGTGACGGAACAACAGTAACTTACACCTCAGCAAATACATTTAAGCCAGGCGAGCTTGTAACAATCACAGGACTTACAACAGCTGCTGGTAACCTTACAAACGCAATTATTGCTACAGCTTCAGCTACAAACTTTACGGTTACTAGCGCGGTTTCAACATCAGACTCTGCTCAGACAGCCACAGCTAAGGTAATTGAAACAGCAATTCGCGGAATTGGCGCAGACGCATACTGGGCAGCAACATCAGCTGTAACAGGTGCTCGTTTAGATTTTGCTGGAACATCAGCTTACTCAGGCTCAAACGCAATCCCTAACGTAACAGTCATGAGCGGACGCCATGAAATCATTGAAACAGGCTACGCTGGTTATCCAAACTACACACCAGATGTTGCTAACTATATGGTTACAGCTGCATCAGGCAATGGAACAACTGTTTCATACACATCTTTCAACAACCTACAGCCAGGAGATTCAGTAAACATTACTGGTCTTACAACCTCAGCATTCAACCTTTCAGCTGCAACAGTTGCTACAGCAAACCGTCAAGGCTTTACTGTAACTAACTCAGCTACAGGAACCGCTGTAACAGGCGCTGCATACGGCAAGGTACAGGCTACAAACGCTGTAACAGCCTACGACGGCACATACGTCTCTGGCGTTGCTTACATCAACGTTCCTTCAATCCTTGGTCTTGCAACCGCTCTTGGTCTTGATGCCCTTAAGGATGCTGGTTACGCAACAGCTAATATCACCAACACAATTGGTGCTACAAACACAGCTACACAGCCTACACAGATTAACGTCACAACAACTACTGCAGCGACAGTAACTGTATCTGGCGGAACTTCTACATGGGGTGTTGGTACAAAGGTTACAATCTCTGCAGGTACAGGTATTCCAACAGCACTTGTTGGTTCATGGACTGTAACAGGTGGCTCAGGAAGCACACTTATCATTGCTGGTTCAGGATGGACAGTTGCCGACACAGGAGCTATTACACCTGGTACACAGCTAAAGGGAACACCACTAACAGTGAAGTCACAGTCAACTGCGGCTGGAGCAGCTTCAGTAGCTCTATCAGCAACAATTACAATGACATCTTGGGCATAATCTTCCCAACCCAAACAACAAAAAGCCCCCAGCTAATAACTGGGGGCTTTTTGCTTTAAGCTATCTTTAATCGTCTCTTTAACTTCTTTCGCTCTACATCCGTTGTAGCCCCCCAGATGCCCAATACGGGCTCGTGAAGGGCATACTCTAGGCACGGAGTTTGAAACTGACAGCTCCTACATATAGCAAGGGCTGCTTTAGTTATCGAACGTGGTGTTCCTATCTCTGGAAAAAATATATCGGGGTCTGTTTGTGAACACGGTTGAGTGCCATCAAATCCAGGCGCATTAGTACCACCCCTTGCGTTGCCAAAACTTCCATGCGTTACATGCGCCCGACGGCTCATTTGTGCTCCCATATCTTTTTTCGATGTAGCGAAGGCCATATTTTATTTGCAGGGAAGCAACAGGGGTTTTTTCTACTTTGTAGTTACCCCATGTTGAAGGCATAAATTGTGCAATACCGTAGGCACCAGAAGACTTATTTTTAGCCTTAGGGTTAAAATGACTTTCATGTTGCCAGATATTGCGTAAACAGGTCCACTCTTTCATAGACCAGTCTTTTGTATATACGGTTAAAAATGCTAGCGCTTCAGCGTCAAAGTATTTGACGTTGTCACTTGCCAAGGCTTTCTTAGCTTCCGACTTGGTAGTCGTTACCTTTAAATAGGTGAGCGATACAGTAACGGGTTTTTCATTGACCACCGCTGGTTTAACTGTTACCGCGTAAGCTGGAGCGACTAGGTGGGCTGCAAAAATAAACCCAGCCATAAGCGCTGCTCCAAACTTCTTCAAATCAATAGATAAATTGATTCTGATATTAAGCATGTGATTGCTCCTCTCAGTGCAAAAGAGACCATCACTGGTCTCTTCCATACTCAACGGTAGCATAGGCGTTACGAAGTACGTCAAGCGCAAATAAGATTTTTAATAAGATTTTTTTCACAAAATGTGCAAAACTAGCGTATTACATCGTTTTAGTGATACATATACGGATAACTATTCTTGCATTTGACAAAATACAGAATAGGATATCTTAATGTCGGCAGCTGACTGGGCAACTACTTTATCTGGCTTTGCAGCAGCAACTGCGTTTGTTGGTGTCATTGGTTCGTGGATAATCCGAACATGGCTTAAAAGCTTTTTATGTGAGCTTAAACCAAATGGTGGCTCGTCACTCAATGACAAAATTAATTTAGAGGTAATACCCATGCTTAAAGAACTACGCGGCGCTCAGCTTGAAATTGGCGAAAAAGTTGCAAAACTTGAGGGTCGTTTTGAACAACACGTTGAAGAAGGCGAGTAATCTGTAGTATGCTCTAAGTCACTCATCCCGAGTGGACAAAGGAGAAACATGGATACAAAGGTACTACAGTCAATCTTGGGCACATATCTTCGTGCTTCGGCTGCTTCAGTAGCGGCTCTTTACATGAGCGGGATTTCAGACCCAAAGACATTGCTTAACGCATTCATTGCGGGTCTTGTTGGACCTCTTGCCAAAGCGGTTAATCCCAAAGACAAATCTTTTGGTATTGGCGCGTCTAAGTAACAACTTTATAGACTTAGGGCGGGGTAACTCCCGCCCTAAGTCATTTTTACTGTAAGATATAAACAAAGGAGAACAAATGATTACATGCGTAAACTGCGAGAACAAAGCAATCTACACCGTAACTAACCCAGGTACAAACGACCTTGACTACTGTGTAAAATGCTTACCTGCCCGTCTGCTCACATATGCAACAGCTGGTAACTATCCGCTTCGTAAAGTTGAAAAAGAAGTTAAGAAAACCGAAGTTAAAGAAGAGGCTTAATGAAGGTTGAAAGGATTGCTGCTGTCCAAGCGCATCCAGTTCCGTCCCATGCCATGCAGCCACGTGGCCCGTTTCCTCCTGAGCTTTTTAGAGAATCCCCAATAATCTCTGATTACGAATCTGCTTATGATGAGGGGGGAGACAACTTTGAAAAAGGCGCTACGGTGCAAAATAATTTCAAACCCGCTAAATTTCTTCGTTGTGGAGAGTGCTTAGCTAGAGTAAAAGAAACTGAAACCGAAACCCACGTCTGCGAGTAATCATGACAAAACGACCAAAGCTACCTTCTGCTGAAGAACTTTTTGGAGACCGAGACGGTTTACGCAAAGAAAGCGTAGACCGCTATTGGAAAGCTCTTGGTCTTCCTTCTAGTCAAGAAGAAGCAGATGAGCAAGCAAGGGAATGGGAATTAATAAACCCAAGCTTTACAACACAGACCGCTCCGCAATCCCCAGACAAATCTCGCCATAGGGCGCAAAAACTTGCTTACAGTGCCAAGCTGCAAACGTTAGTCATTAAGATGCGTGACAACTCTTGGATTGGCTATGACGATATAGACGAAAGTACTTGGCAATCTTTAAGAACGGCCCAGTCTACAAATGATTGGATTAAAGACAACAGCTTGGGGGCGGGTGGTGGTTGGTATCACTTTGACCCGTCTGACTTCCCTGCCTCAACAAGAGTAATGTTTAACTCTTAATTATGAAATCACTTGGACCACTATATGGCGGAAAACTAAGGTACTGGCATAAAAAAGCTTTGCCCGTGTTTGAAATTGGCACAACACAGGAAACAGAGATGCCTTACCGCCTTGGCAAATGTTTGGTTGTTAGAGTACCCTTTACCCATCCTGGTTATTACTTTGGCGTGTTTTACCACAGCCCTGTTATTAACCATGATGATGACGGCAAGATAGACGAGATACTACAAAACGCAATGCGGGGTCGAACTGCTTGGACTCCTCAGGATGGGGACTATGAAGATTTTTTCAAAGAATGAAAAGTGGGAAAAACCCTTTTCCGAAAAAGTGTATAAGCGAGTTAAAAAAATTCCCACAGCGGATTTGTCTTTATGGGCAGAACAGGCTATCAGCGAGCTAGGAAGAACGCTGTCTACATTTGAAAAGTCTCGCAGTGAAGAAATGTTAAGAGAGGCTTTGCTTGGTGCCGAAGCGGTCCATGCCGTAATTGATGAGCTTTTTAATAGAACGACACGCTTGTAACTAATTGTATATTTATCGACATTAGCAGTATAGTTATCCCGCCGCGTGTTTCTACTCTCCCGTGTCGTGGCTTACGAGGACCTGGGTTTAAAACACCCAGGTTTTCGACTTTCTATACACTGTAAGTAACAGCTAATGAATCGGACAAAATGAGCGAACAAGATTTTATCGACGAGGAAGAGTTCCTTGACGAAGAAGACGAGGACGCCCTCCCCCAAGAAGAGGAAGAGGAGCTAGACGAACTCTCTAAAGCCTTTGTTAAAAAACTTGTGGACCGCTGCATTGAGTTTCAAACAGCTCTTGTTGGACACGAGCTTCACCCATATCAAATGCCTTTGGCGCGGCGCATCATTGAATCCGTAATTATTAACGACGGTGAAGAAGTAACCGCTCTTGCAGCACGCCAGTCAGGTAAATCTGAAACTATTGCTAACACCGTAGTAACTCTTATGGTGCTCCTTCCCCGCCTAGCTAAAATGTATCCAGATTTACTTGGACGCTATAAAGGTGGAATCTGGGTAGGTATGTTTGCCCCAGTTGAAGGTCAAGTAGAAACTCTTTTTGGTAGAGCAGTTAACAGACTTACATCAGAGCGAGCGCTAGAAATATTAGGCGACCCAGAGATTGATGATTCCTTAAATAAAGTAGCTGGTGTTACCCGTCAAATTAAATTAAAAAACTCTGGCTCAACGCTTTCAATGATGACTGCTAACCCACGCGCAAAGATTGAATCTAAATCTTTCCATCTTATTGTTATTGATGAGTGTCAAGAAGCAGATGACTTTGTAGTATCTAAATCAATTTCTCCTATGCTTGCGTATTACTCAGGAACCATGGTTAAAACTGGAACACCAACTACGCACAAGAACAACTTTTATCGTTCAATACAATTGAATAAGCGTCGTCAGACGGGAACTCGGGCAAGGCAAAATCACTTTGAGTGGGACTGGCGAGATGTAGCTAAGTGTAACCCCAACTACAGTAAGTTTATTAAAAAAGAAATGTTGCGTATTGGAGAAGACTCTGATGAGTTTCAGATGTCTTACTGTAATAAGTGGATGTTGGAACGAGGAATGTTTGTTACATCTAATGTTATGGATGAATTAGGTGATACATCTCAAGAGATAGTTAAGGCTTGGCATCGTTCACCAGTTGTAGTTGGTATTGACCCTGCTCGTAAACTGGATTCTACAGTAGTTACAATTGTTTGGGTTGATTGGGATAGGCCAGATGAGTTTGGTTACTTTGACCACCGTATTCTTAACTGGCTTGAAATTCAAGGAGACGACTGGGAAGACCAATACTTCCAAATTATTAACTTCTTATCTAACTACGACGTGCTCGCCGTTGGTGTAGATGCAAATGGTGTTGGTGATGCAGTTGCTCAACGTTTAAAGCTTTTACTGCCAAGAGCTGAAGTTCACGCCTTGGGAAGTAGTCAACCAGAGCAGTCAAAACGTTGGAAACATTTAAAGGCTTTAATTGATAGGCGCCTTATTGGATGGCCAGCTCATGCCAAAACTCGTAGGTTACGTACTTGGAAGCGCTTCTACCAACAAATGACTGACCTAGAAACTAAGTTTACTGGTCCCAATTTTCTTGCAAAAGCTCCCGATGAAGCCCATGCACATGATGATTTTGCAGATTCTTTAGCCATCGCTATCAGCCTTACTGCCGATTTAACCTTGCCTCAAGTAGAAGTTAGCCACAACCTATTTTTTACAAGATAGTTACGTTTAGCGAGATTTGAAGCTCTTTCTGGAGCACACTATTACTGAGGTCCTCAAACCAATTAGGAGTAAAAACAATGGCAATTGCCCCAACACCAAAGTTCCCAGAAGTACCTGGCACAGTTTACGACCGTAAATTTTCCCCAGCTACACCTGGACAACGTGGCCCACTTCGTTTCGAAGAAGGTCTTGCAACAGATACAGATATTCCAGCGGAATTTACAAACGGAGCTTCACAGGGTTACAAGCCTGCAGCTGGCCGTCCAAACCGCAACGCAGCAGTTCACACAAAGACAGCTGAAGAAACAATGCGCGAGCGTGCTCACGTAGGTTCTGCTTCATGGGTAGAAGCACCAAATACTCTTTCAGAGTTTTCAACAGGCGGCTTTGCTGACCACGGCGCAAATACTTTTGAAGAAGTATTCCGCAATGGCGCTCACCAGCAGCGTCTAAACCCAGCAGTAGTAAACGACTAATTAAATAAGTTTCTCGTCCCCCCGTCCAGCGCGTAGACAGCTGCGGGGGGCGAGAGCCTATTAAAGGATGACAAATGGCGTTAATTAGAGGTCGTGAAGTAAAGGAAACCCCACAGCAGGTTCCTGCCAATCCAAAACTTTGGAACATGGTTAAAGCACAATCTAAAACGCGTTTTTCTAAAAACTCCCCTGCATCTGCTCACTGGATTCATGCCAAGTACCAGCAGATGGGCGGACGGTTTGTCGAGTCAAAGAAAGAGGTAGACCCGCGATTACGCGACTACACTCAAGAAGCTATTGATAAAAAAGAAGAAGACCAAAAAAAGAAAATTAAAAAAGACGTAACAAAAACACTGCCAAAACGCCGATAGTTTTCTATTTATTGTTTTATCGACATTAGTGCTATTGTTACCCACACAGGTATCGTGGAGAGGATTTAAGTGAGTTCTATTGACTTTTCACCTCCCTCCTATAGGGCGGCGTCTAGCGACCTAACTATATCTATCTCCCCATTAGGCCTTGTTGAATTAGCAGATGAAGAATTTGAAGTTCATGGTCCCCGATTAAATCGTTATTCAATGAACTGGGCTATGTACCTAGGTCACCACTACAGCTATCGTCGCCAAGCTGGCGAATCACAGATTGTTCTTAATTACTACAGAGCTATTACAGATTTTATTAATAACTTTACCTTTGGTAAGGGTGTTCAATTTCGCAGCCCTAAAGAAACAGAAGCTATTGTCCCAGACTTATTAGAGCGCGTGTGGGAAGTAGATAACAACAAAGCTACAGTGCTTTGGGAGATTGGCCAGCAAGGCGCAGTCTCTGGAGATTGTTTTGTAAAGATTGCTTACGAAGAGGCTTACACAGACCCAGCTGGTCGCATTCACCCAGGGCGCGTAAGAATCCTTCCACTTAATTCTTCTTTTGCCTTTCCAGAGTTTCACCCACATGACCGTGAACGTTTAGTTAGATTTAAACTTAAGTACCGTTTTTGGGGTACTTCTTTAGAAGGTACACGTCAAGTGTTTACCTATACTGAGATTCTTACAGACGACATGATTGAAGAATATATTAACGATGAGTTAATTGACTCTCGCCCTAACCCACTGGGAACAATTCCAGTGGTTCACATTCCAAATGTCAGAGTCTCAGGTTCTCCCTGGGGACTTTCTGATTGCGACCAAATTGTTAGCATCAACCGCACATACAATGAAGTTTCTACAGACATTGCAGACATCGTGAATTATCACGCTGCTCCTGTAACGGTGATAATTGGGGCCAAAGCTTCGCAACTTGAAAAAGGTGCGAACAAGGTCTGGGGCGGATTACCTAAAGACGCTCGGGTAGAGAACCTGGAGGGCGGGGCCCAGGGTCTTAAAGGCGCAATGGACTTCTTAGCCATGCTAAAGAAAGCCATGCACGAAATGACTGGTGTTCCAGAAACAGCGTTAGGAACAGCACAACCTATTTCAAATACTTCTGGTGTAGCGCTATCAATTCAATTCCAGCCGTTAATGAACCGTTACCACCAAAAAATTATTCAGTATGCACATGGTCTTGAAAGAATTAATGAGTTAGTTCTTCTTAACCTTACAGTTAAAGAACCAGAAGCTCTTGTGTGGGACCCTAACGCTAGCCAGACACCTTTAAAGCCAGGACAAGTACCTCAGCTAAACCCAGCTGACCCAATTACTTACCGCTCGTATGTGCACTTCCCACCTCCACTACCTTTGGATAAGTTAATTATCCTTAACGAAATTCAATCAAAAATGTCTTTAGGTCTTGAATCTAAAGAAGGTGCCTTACGTCTATTGGGCGAAGAGTTCCCTGCAGAGAAACTTACAGAAATTCGTCAAGAGCTTATGGATGACGCTAAAGCTGATGGTGCCTTGAAGCTCCTTCAGACAGAAATCCAAAACGAAATTATGAGTCTTACTGGAATGATGGCTGGTCCTGATGGAACGGCAACCCCACTTCCAACAGGCCCAGAAGGTCAGCAAATGGCCCCATCTCCTACGGGTGGCTCAACCCCAATCCTTGATGACGCCCAAATGATGCTTGCCCAAGGCGAGCAAGGGGTACGAAACCGATTGGTTACAGAAGCTTACGGAACACAACTTCCTCAGCGAAGGGTTCCGCAGGATTACGAAAAGTAATGGGTTTAACACATAACTTTGCGTGATGTACGGCAAAATTAAATACTAAGAAATCATCGTTTGGTCATACGTGCTCACACATCGGATAACGACCCAGAGAATAGAGGATATAAGAATGTCAGAAATCGCAGAAGCAGCTGTCGAAGGCTTTGCAGCCGAGGCAGGTACAGTTCCAGTAGTTAACGTGCAGGGTGTTGACGCACCTGCTGTTACTACTACGGAAGCAGTTAAGTCCAAGTTCTATACAGAAGAGGATTTAGCTAAAGTACGTACACAAGAAAAAGACAAACTCTACCCAACAATTGAAAAACTCAAAGAACAGGTAGACGTTCTGACTCGTGAACGTCAAGAGCAATCAGCAAGACAAGATGCTGAGGTAGCTGAAAAAGCTGCACAGACAAAGTTGCAACAGGAAGAAGAACTTTCTGCCAAGGACTTGCTTAAGCTTAAAGAGTCAGAGTGGAAGGAACAGCTGGAGCGTGAGCGCCAAGAGCGCGAACGAGCCTTTGCTCTTCTGGAACAAGAAAAAACTTTTGCGGATATTCAATCCTTCCGCCAACAGTTACTTGAACAAGAGCGGGAAAATATTATTCCTGAACTTGTTGACTTGATTAGTGGCAGTACTCGTGAAGAACTTCAGACAAGCGTTGAAAGCTTGAAAGACCGTTCAACACGAATTTTAGAGTCGGCACAATCTGCAATGCAGAATGCTCGCCGCGAAATGACGGGGACTAGGGTTACTACGCCCCCAGCTGGACCATTGGAAACTCAAACGGAGCAACGCAACTTTACGGCGCAAGAAATTGCGTCAATGTCGGTAAACGAATACGCAAAATATCGAAGCCGTCTTTTGAGCCCTCAAGCTCAAGGCAAGACGTCGGGTCTGTTCGGTTAACCCTTAAACATCCATCAATCTAATTAATTAGGAGTCAAAGCTAAATGGCATCAAGTATCACAGGAACGGGCTCACTCGCAGCCGCACCTACAGCGTACTCAGGTACCAACACACAGCTCACACAAGCGATTCAGCAAATCTGGTCAAAGGAAATTCTATTCCAGGCCATGCCTATCCTTCGTTTTGAGCAGTTCGCAGTCAAGAAGACTGAGCTCGGTGTTGCCCCTGGTCTTCAAATCAACTTCATGCGTTACAACAACCTCGGATTCGCTTCTTCACTTGTTGAAGGTGTCCGCATGCAAACTAACGCATTAACAGCACAGCAGTTCTCAATCACAGTAACAGAGCATGGTTATGCTCTTGCTGTTTCAGAGCTATTGCTTAACGCTTCATTCGATGACGTAATGGCTTCAGCCTCACGTCTTCTTGGTCGTAACATGGCTATCTATCTTGACCAGCTATCACGCGACACACTTTATGCAGCAACTTCAACCATCTATGGTGAAGACCGCTCAAACCTAACAGCAGTTAACAATTGGTATGCCCAAGGCTCAACAGGCGGTAACCGTGCTGCTATGACAGGTAACTTCTTCTTGACTCCTCACACAATCAAGGACGCTGCAGAAACACTTGCAACAAAGAACATCCCTCGCCTTGGTGAGACATATGTTGCTTTTGTTCACCCACACCAGAGCCGTAAGCTCCGTGACAATCCAGAATTCATTGAAGTCACAAAGTACGCAGCTCCAGGTAACTTCATGCTTGGTGAAATTGGTCGTCTATACGACGTAGTATTCATCGAAACCACACAGGTCCTTAAGGTCGCTGGTGGTGCTGGTACTTCTTACACCGCAGACACAGCTGTTGCTAACCCAACAGTAGCTGCTGGTGGAGGTTACACAACTCCTGCTACCTACACAGGTAACGGTGGTTCAGACCGCTATTCAGCTATCTTCATTGGAGATAACGCATTCGGTCACGCAATCTCACTTCCAGTTGAACTACGCGATGGCGGAATCTTGGACTTCGGTCGTGAGCACGCTCTTGCTTGGTACTCAATCTTCGGTCTTGGTCTAATTACTGACCAGTCTGTAATCATTGCAGAAACCAACTAAAAACTTAATAGCAGATGGGGTGGGGCCGAAAGGCCCCACTCTAATTAAACCGAGACATTAAATTGGAGAAAAAATGGCAACAAACCAGGTTAAGCCTACAGATGTAACTGGCCGCTCACGAGCAGCCGCCGCTAAAGAATTCGCGGAAGAACAAAATGCACGAGCTGCAGAGATGTCGCTAGCAACTGCTAAGAAAGCAGAAGAGCTAGACGGCGTTATTGACGCTACAAAGCCAAACCGTCAAACAGTGATTGTTGACAACCCAACTAAAATTGGTGAGTCAGAAGATACAGTTGTAATTCGAGTAATTGCAGATATCGAGCACATGACATTAGGCGCAGGAAATACTTTCTCATTTAAGGCAGGGCAAAAGTACGAGGTAGCTCGTGACGTTGCTAAACACTTAGAAGAAAAGGGATACTTAGCTGGCGTTATCTAAACGCGATTATTAAGCGGAGTGGGCGCCTCTATGGGGCGCCTGTTTCGTTTTACGGGGATTTATTACTTAATAACTGTCATCATTTAGTCGTAGCGTTAGGAGTATGAAGTGGCTCTACTTGCAGACCTAGTATCTAGAGTCCGTTTAGAGTTGGGTGACCAACCCAAACAATTTACATACTCAGGCAAAGGCGATGGCGCAAGCCTAAAATTTACCCTTAACGCTAAGCATGTTGAGACTACAGGTCTCTATGTAACTGTTGGTGGCGTGGCAAAAACATACCCAGCTCAATACACTCTAGAAGAACTTACTGGGGTTATTACCTTTGCTACCGCCCCAGCTTTAAACGCAATCATTGCCGTTACTGGCACAGCCAATCGCTATTTTGTTGATGCAGACATCTGTAACTTTGTTAACACTGCCGTTATTCAGCACCTTCATAACCGTGCGGATAACATGGGTAGCATGATGACTATTGCATCTATTCCACCAGTTGAAGAGTACCCAATCGCTATCCTTGCAACCATTGAGGGACTGTGGGCTTTAGCAACTGATGCATCTTTTGATATTAATATTACCGCACCCGATGGTGTTGTTATCCCACGGTCTGCGCGTTATCAGCAACTTACTAACACAATCCAACAACGCTGGGAACAGTATCGTCAGCTTTGCTCTGCTTTAAATATTGGGCTGTGGCGCCTAGAGATAGGTACCTTACGCCGCGTTAGCCGCACTACTAACAAACTCGTGCCCGTATATATGCCACAAGAAATTGATGACTCCCGCAGACCAGAACGCGTCTACATTGAAAACAATCTTAATGGGCGTTCACCTATGCCTACTACTGTTCAAAATTACGATATAGCGTTATACCAAGGAGACTCATACGAAGTAGAATTTGATTTCCCATTTGATACAACTGCCCTTACTTTTGCAGCGCAGATTCGCACATACCCTAACGCCCCATCTCTGTACGCCTCATTTACAATAACAACAATCTCTACCTCATCTACCTTGAGTAAGATTAAGCTATCGCTTACAAATAGCGCAACAAAATATATGCCTGTACGAGCGTTCTGGGATTTGCAAGCGACTGCTGCGTCTGACCCTACCTATCAAATGACATACATTAAAGGTCAGGTGTTTACGACACAGCAGGTGACAAGTGACTAATTGTGTAATTTGCGGTCAGCCTAGCTGTACCTGTTCAACACAGGGAATCAATGTAGTCCCTCGTGCACCTATTGTCGTCAGTGTTAATGTCCCGACGCCAGTTACACCTACTTCAAATAATCTAACCGTAAATCCTGGAGCACAAGGAACATCTGGTTTCCAAGGCGCACAAGGAACTCAAGGTGTTCCTGGTCAAGGATTACAAGGCCCTAGTGGTGTACAAGGATTACTTGGTGCACAAGGATTACAAGGACGTCAAGGTGTACAAGGTGTCTCTGGTCAAAGCATTCAGGGTCAAGCTGGAACAAGCGGCTCAAACGGAACTCAGGGTGCAATTGGTTTACAGGGGTTCTTTGGAACTCAAGGCTTTAAAGGCGACATTGGTATCCAAGGTTCCGTTGGTCTTCAAGGTAATTTTGGTCCTCAAGGTATTTCTGGTGTGCAGGGTGCTGGTATTCAGGGCACCCGTGGTATTCAAGGTGAGCTAGGTAGTCAAGGACTTCAAGGTAACACTGGCTCAATTGGTGTTCAAGGAGTACAGGGCACACTTGGTCTTCAAGGGTTTCAAGGTCTACAAGGTTTGTATGGGCCAGTAGGTTCACAAGGTGTACAGGGCGTACAGGGTAATTTTGGTGTACAAGGTAATCAAGGTACACAAGGTTTTCTAGGACCAATTGGTAATCAAGGTACTACTGGTCTTCAAGGACAAGTTGGTTTACAGGGTAACCAAGGTACACAAGGTGTTGGCATACAAGGCTCACTTGGTATGCAAGGTATTCAGGGCCTTAAAGGTGAGACTGGTTCTTACAACGCAAAAGATTCTGTTTACACAGCTACTACCGCAGTACTTTCTAACTCACCAGTCTATGCGGTTGGAACACTAGGTGCTGATGGCGGATACGGTGTTGGGGCACAACTTTACGCATCAATCAATGGAGTTTTAACAGTTGGTGGGGTTAACCCGCCAACCAACTCCCGTGTTCTTGTTAAGAACCAAGCAAATCCTTTACACAACGGTGTCTATGTTGTTACTAACACTGGTTCAAGTATTGCTCCATGGAGACTTACTCGCGCTACTGATTATGACAATAGTACTGCTGCTGAAATTCGAAATGGTGATTACTTATACGTAACCCATGGAACTTTATCTGGAAATGCGTTTTTGCAAAACCAAGATGGTACTGGAACAAACGACAGTATTATTATTGGCACCGACCTTATTTATTTTGTTATTACTGATGGTGTTGGTCCTGCGGGTGCGCAGGGTGTTCAAGGAACAATTGGTGTACAGGGTTTTCAAGGTACTCAGGGAGTTCAGGGTCTTTTAGGTTTTCAAGGTTTAACTGGTCAAGGATTACAAGGAACTTTAGGTAATCAAGGTTTAACTGGTTTACAAGGAGCTCAAGGTTTACAGGGCGCTGCACTTCAAGGCGTACAAGGTATGGCTGGTTCTGTACAGGGACAGACTGGTACGCAAGGTGCTTTAGGTCTTCAAGGTCAAACTGGTTCACAAGGAACCCAAGGTTTACAAGGAGTTCAAGGAACTCTTGGTCTACAAGGTTTTGTTGGTGCCCAAGGCGCACAAGGTGTTCAAGGTTTACTTGGTCTGCAAGGACTTCTTGGTAATCAAGGCGTTCAAGGTAATCAAGGTAATCAAGGTATTCAAGGATTCTTTGGATTACAAGGAGCCACTGGTCTTGGCCTGCAAGGTATCCAAGGTAACCAAGGCCCTAACGCTGCAATTTCATTTGGTTTAACACCACCCCAATACCCATTACTTGGTGACCGCTGGGTTGACTCTAATTCTGGTTCCGAATATACCTACATCAATGATGGTGATAATTATTATTGGGTAGAAGTTTCTGCTTCAGGTTTTTCTGGTCAAACTGGTTCTCAAGGTATTCAAGGCGCAGTAGGCGTTGGTGCCGATGGTGCTCAAGGTTTACAAGGATTCCTTGGTACACAAGGATTGACGGGAGCTGGAACACAAGGTACTCAAGGCATACAAGGTGGCTTAGGTTCTCAAGGTTTACAGGGAT